TGCTATGCTATGCTATGCTATGCTATGCTATGCTATGCTATGCTATGCTATGCTATGCTATGCTATGCTATGCTATGCTATGCTATGCTATGCTATGCTATGCTATGCTATGCTATGCTATGCTATTTTATAATTTATTTTATAATTTATTCATCTGACTTCTTCTTTACAATGCGTTTCTTTTTGGGGGCATCTTCAACTTGGACTTGTTTTGCTTGAACTTCTTCTTCTTTTGCTTCCGTGTTTTTTGTATCAGGTTGTTCTACTTCATCATCACTGTCAGGAACTTCTGTGACATTATGTAAAACTTCTTCACACACATCATCATCGTCATCGTCGACTGGTGCAACCATCTTTTCTTTATCTTTTTCAGATAATACAATATGACACTTTCCACTTAAAGTTGTCTTTGGTTTAACTACTGCCTGAAATAACTTCCATGTAACTCCAAATTTACCATTTGCTACCCAAATACCACCACACTGAATAATTGTTGCTACATTTGACCCCTTCACAATAAAATCACCAATAGAATTATTGTCGTCATTAGGAAATACTAACATTCCACTATCATTATATAATTCCACATTCTTAAAAACATTTTCCCAAAATTGAATTTTCACCTTTAAAGTTGGAGCACGCGAATAATCAAATTCATCTGACGCCTTATCTTTAGGATATTTTAACATTGGACTCCATAACGCATCAACCGCATCCGCACTCATTTTAGGCTTACCGAGCCATTCTTTGCAATTCACAATCACATCACTCTTAATACGTGTTTCAAGTTCTTGCATATTCTTAAGAAACGCAGCACATTCTGTATTATTATATTCTTGATTGGGAAACTGAAGTGCCATATCAAATGTCTTTTTTCCAGTTTTATCATCTGACCACTCATTAACACCCCACGTAAGCATTAAAGGTGTACTAATATATAATGATTTCATATTGTGCTTGTTAAGAATACCAATAGACTTACCATTATTAGCATTTAACTTTGGCTTCGTATACACATAATCAGTATTAACATTGAACGCAGCACCAGATACAATAGTCGCCATATTGAGTTTATAGAATATTAATAATTATATTGTTAATTTTTTAAATCAATTTTTTTTTTTATTTATTTTTTTATTTATTTTTTATTTATTTTTTATTTATTTTTTTATTTATTTTGTATTTATTTTGTATTTATATTTTTATTTATTTATGACAATTAATACGTAAAAAAATATTTTACTTACAAATTTTATATTAAATTATTTATTTCAATTTAATAACGGCTCTATTAACATTGTTGCGTAATATGGTGTAGGAAGAGCAACTAAAAACCAAACTAATGGTACTATATTGGGTAGCAACATATACTCTAATACACATTTAATAGTAATGAACGTATAGAATATTACAACATATACCATCATAAATATAAATCCATTCTTTACTAAATTGATAATCATCATTATAACTTGATTTAAAAAAATATAATTATATTTCTTTTTCAATTTTTTTTAGTAACGTTTTTTAATATTTATTGCATTATTAAGCATTAAATATTAAAATGATTATAAGATTTTTACATTTTTACATTTTTACATTTTTACATTCAAGCAACAGCTACTGCCGGTTCAACTTTAACTACTTTGGGGAAATGAGGTCCCATATATTTTTGAAGATTGAAATATGTAAGATCTACAGACTCTTCAATTTTTAAAAGTTGAGTTAATTGCTTGTCTGGGTTAATTTTACGTCCATTGCTCTTGTCCTGAAGATTGTTAGCACGAATATATTTATTGATTTCACGAGTTACATCTGTACGTGCCATTTCTGTTCCACAAGGCTTATCTAAGAACTTGGCAAGTTCATCACTAATTAATGATGGTTTAACAAAACCACTTGGGGCACGATTACCCTTACGACGTTTTTTGTTGCTTTGTTTCTCGGCAACTTTTAACTGCTTTACAGTAATTTTTTCTAAACTACGTAATTCAGTTTTTAACGCATTGAAACTAGTTAACATAGTCTGAAATTTGGAAATAAATTCAGAAAATCCAGTGCTAATAGAATGTTCACCAGCATCACTGGCAACAACTACATTTTCCATTTCAGATACTACACCTGGAACATCATGAACATCTGGAACTTCTGGTTGGACACTTTCCGAAACCTTCGATTTTGTCGACTTAGTAGTTTTGGGTTTTGTTTCTTCAGTCTTAACATCTCCCGGTGGGTCAGTTACTACTTTTGGTGATTTTGATTTTTTGGTTGGTTCTGGAGTAACTACAACTGGCGACGCTTCAACTGGTGTGGTTGTTTGTTCGGATTTTTTCTTGTTCGAGGGCATTTTTTTATAATCTATAATAAAAAAATTCTTTTAAGTTGTTTTATTAATAAATATATATTATAAAATATTTTGTTTTTTAAAATGCTAAAATGGGTTAAAAAATAAACGAATTTAAAAAAATTTATATTTTTTTTTTAAATAATATATTTAAAATTTATAGTTTTTTAAATAATATATTTAAAATTTATAGTTTTTTAAATAATATATTTAAAAAATTATGTATTATAAAAAATTATGTATTATAAAAAATTAGTTATACATTAACAGCTTCATATAACCATGGTAAATTATTTGCTGCGTCACTAGATACCATTGTTAAAGCACATAGAACGTAATAACTTCCAAGCAAGCAAGAACTTTCGTTGATTCCTTTATTTATCATTAAATCAATAATAGAAATACTATATTTTCTAATTTGTGTAAAATTATATTGTGGTAAATTATTTATATTTAGATGTTCGTCATAAAATGGATTTCCACGTGGAGGCACAATTTCTCTTTTAGTTTCTTGGCTTAAATTTGCTCTATAATTCCATATTTCTACTAATTCTCTTATAAATCTAACTAGTCCATATTTATCAAGTTCTAAAAACCACTTAATATTTGTATAATTTCCTAAACTATCAATTCTTTGAAACAATGTTAAAATTTTCATTTCTACTTGTTTATTTATTGAGAGATGTGCCAAGTCATCATAATTTAAATCAACATGTATTTTTAATAAATTACTTAGTCGAATATATTCTAATAATTGTTTTAAAACATCATAAGATAAAAATATATTAGTAAAAGGATTTTGAACATTTAATAAACCATCATTTCTACAAGTTAGGTCATTAGGTATTCTAGTTTTATTATTTTTTGTAACTTTCATAAACAAATTATAGAGAGATAATACATCAAAACCATATACGTGATCATTGTCATCTTTAAAACTAATAAACTGATTATATGGAATATTAGTTAAATTGTCTAACGTACAAAAATCTACATCGTTAGAACATAATGTTTTATTATAAAATCCGGGCCCATGTAATTTAATATATTTTTTAGTTAAATTATAACGCACAACTTTTTGAATATTTATTATATTATAACTAAAATATAAATAATTATACAGACGTTTTTTTAAATATTCTTTATTTCCAGTAGTTTTCAACTTATGATGTTTTGCTATTAACTTTAATTGTGAAACACTATAATTTATTGTTAATAAATGATTATATTCTTTATAATTAGGCACACTGAAATCTTCATCCACTATTTTTAGAAATGCCTTTTTTGCTTTAATAGGTAAATTAAAATAATATTCTAAAATATTATTTTTAACTACTAACTCGTTTTCCTCGCTATTTTTTTTCTTTTTAAAATTGTTTATATTTATAGTATTAGTATTCATATTATCAACTTTTAAATTACTAGTATTATTCATATATTATTGTTAGTTTATTATTATTATTAGCTTATTTTATTTTTATATTTTTATTATATATTATAATTATATACTATAATCATATACTATAATCATATACTATAATCATATAGTATCATTTTTAAATTTGTTAACATATATAATGTGTCGTTGGGTTTATTTTTATATGTTATAACTTTACGCGTAGGCAATTTTAATTTTTTAGTGTTATTTTTGGTTCTATTTCTGTTTCTAGTTTTATCTTGTGTATGTATTTTTGTAAAACCATAATTCTTGATAAAATTATTATAATGTTTCATATGTTCTGCTTCAATAATATTCATAATTTTATGGAAATATGGATCTGTAGCATAGTCATATAAATTGGCAAATAATTTATTTACACTTACAGCATCAGACTTTAATTTAATATTAATATGCTTTAACTTAGAAATATTATTTAAATCAAATAACTTTGAATTTAACATATGCTCGTGGTTTAATAACATCATTGTTTTGACTATAAAATAAGAAAAAATATGACTATTTTCTTTATAGTATAAATTAGAATTTGAGTTTTTTGTAAAACTATTATACGTTAAATTATTATAATGAAGAATTTTACTTATTTGATATAAGGCATGAACTAATTCAAGTTTGTATAATCTCTCAAAATTATAAATAAAACTGGATAAATTTTTAGAATCTTGGTAACTATTAACACATAAATATAATAACGATGTCCAAAATTCTGTTAATGCTTCATTTATACCTACATTTGTTGTGGATTTATTAGCAAAAGCAAACAAATTTAAAAATTTATTATAGTTTTCGTTTTTACTAAAATCAAAATGAAGTGCTCTATCTATTCCATAACCATGAACTGATTCGTGAATAAATACTTTGAAAAAGTCTTCTTTTCTATAAATAAATATTAAACCACTATTTAAACAAGTATAATTGAAACCACTATTTACATTGTTTGCCCCTAATATTTCTTTGACTTCGGATTCAGTTTCAATAATATTTAATTTTTTTAAAAAAGGTGTTAAAAAAAAAGTAATACTAATTCCGTCTTTTGAACATTCATTTATTTTATTATTTGAATTTTTAGATATTTTTATTAATATTTGTAAAAAAACTAACATATTTTTAACGATGCTATCTAAATTATTTATATTAATTTTATCATAAATAATAAAATCTAAGACAAATTTTTTATTATATATAATATTTTCATAACTTATTAATTTACAATTATTCAAATTATTGCTAATATAAGTTATTATAGAACTATCAATATATATACTTTTACTCAAATGGTCTTTTATTAGAGTGCTTATTTTTATGCTTACATTACTTATTTCTCTACGTGAGTTTGCTATATTTAAAGTATTTATAAATTTGTTAACTTCAATAAATTGTGTGTATATATATGTTAAAAAATTACGCATAGTTCTATTTTCTTTTATACTAAAAACTTGTGCTATACGCGTGTCTTTTTCTAATAGTTTTAATATTGGTTTATAAAAATTAAGCAATTTTTTGGAAAAATTATTTACTAATAATTTAGTTTTCTTTGTTTGATTATAACTTTTACTCATATTATAAATATATAATATTATGTTGGCAATAATATATATTTAATTCTATTTTTGTTATATCTTAATACAAATTTGTGTATTATCAATTATGCTAATATTGAAATCTGCTAATTTCTTATTTAATTGTGCTGGATTATTTATATTACTATCAATAATAGTATATATTTTAGTTATTTTCTCATCCAATTTACTACTTTTGTCTGATTTCATAAAGTTATTTAACATAGTAATAAAATTTGGTCGAGATTTTACAGGTTGTGAAACAAAGCCTTGTTTTTGTATATCAAAACAAATTTGCGTATCAGTTATTATAATATTAAATTTATTCAAATTGCTATTTAAACTTTCAATATTATTTACATCTACCTGAGTGTCAATAACTTTATCTATTTTTTGTAATTCTTTATCTATTTTTTTTAATTCTTTATTTAATTCTTTACTTAAATTTTCTTTATTTAAACTTGTAATCAATGGTGTATTTAATACTTTTTGCCATATATTACTAAAGTTTGGTTTTGTAAAATTAGACACTATTGTAGCCAATTCTTGTGTAGTCAATTCTTTTGGAGGTGCTGGTGGTTCTTGTGGTGTTGGTGCTGGTATTGTTGTTGATGATGCTGCCGCTGTTGATGATGCTGGTATTGCTGTTGATGATGCTGCCGCTGCTGCTGCTGATGATGCTGCTGCTGTTGATGATGCTGCCGCTGCTGCTGCCGCTGCTGCTGCTGATGATGCTGCTGCTGATGATGCTGCTGCCGCTGCTGCTGTTACTGGTGGTGTTAGTGCTGCTGTTACTGGTGGTGTTAGTGCTGCTGTTACTGCTACTGGTGTTAGTGTTAGTGGTGGTGCTATTGATGCTAGCGGTGCTACTATTTTATTTGTCCTTGGTAACAAAATACTACTCAAAATTAATAAACTAGTTGATATTTTAGATGATATTTTAGAAGAGTCTATTATTTGTATTATTGGTGCTGGTGTTGGACTTGTTGTTGTTAGTGCTAGTGTTGTTGTTGGTGCTGGTGGTTGTTGTAAATGTGGATTTTTAATATACTCATATATATAATCTGCTATGGGTTTTATATTTTTAGAATATTTATAAGCTAATTCTTTAATATCATTACCTGGCTCATCAATAAATAACTTTTTTGATAGTTCTTCTGGTATGTAAATTATACTATTTTGAGGTAAATCAAATTGGTTTTTATAAAATCCAAACCATCCTTTTTGATCTTGTAAATACGATGCCTTAACTCTTTCTATAATTTTACCATATACTTTAATAATAAGAAGTTCATCATACATATTTCCAGTATCATATTTTATATATTTATATTTATGGGTCTTAAGTATTAAATTTTTTCCCAAAAATCTAAATGTATAATGTCTAAAAGTTTCCGTATCTAAAAGTATATCAACGTCATTTGTTAAATTTGTATCAAAATCTCCAATTTTATCAAAAGGTATTGTTTTAATATCCTTCTTATTAAGATCGCCGCAATATAGATGAACGTTATGATGACCCAAGCATGAATATATACGAATTTGAATTATACCTTCTGAACTAGCTTGTGATCCATATCTTTTTTTACAATCCTCTTGAATTATTTTAATAGCATTGCGCAGGTCAATTTCTCCACATAATTCAACTGTATTAAGTGGTGGGTCGCGCCTACCATTTTTTAATTGATCTACATAGTGATCGCTATATTCATCACATATATATTTTTTAGACATGCTATAACTAGTAAGTGCGCCTAGATTTTTACTGGGTCGTCCTTTTTTAAAATTTGGATTTATTAAATCACATGAACAATCAAAACCCAGAGCCGGATCAGCATCAATATTATGAATGATTTCTTTTACTTTTTTTGATCCATCATTCGTGCGATACTCATCTGGAATACAATGTACTATACCACTATAAAAGCGAAATCGGTTTTCTTTTGTATATTCTCCTTGAAACGCTATATCAGGAAATAAGTTCTTTGTACCTTCTTTATATATATATTTTTTAAGAGGTGTCTCTACATACTCTATTCCGCGGCTATCATGTTTTTTCAAATAATAATCACATTCATAATCAATTAAATAACATGTATCATATGAAACAAGACCCTCCCCTAAAGGTGCGTATGTAAATAATTCAACATTTTTAGGTATTTCTATTGTAATAATTTGTCCTGAGATGTTTACCGGTGTCGCAGGTGTCAAGTCATTGCATATTCTTATTCCTCCATGTGCATTAATTATATACTTGTATTTTTTCTTATAGCCTTGTAGTGGTCTTACTAATGATTCTTGTGGTGGTAGCGGTGCTACTATTTTATTTGTCTTTTGTAATAAAATACTGCTCAATATTAATAAACTAGTTGATATTTTAGAAGAGTCTATTATTTGTGGTGCTAGTGCTAGTGGTAATGGTGTTGTTGTTGCTACTGCTGCTGCTGCTGCTACTGGTGTTGCTGCTGCTGCTACTGGTGTTGCTACTGGTGTTGCTGCTGGTGTTGCTGCTGGTGTTGCTGCTACTGGTGTTGCTGCTACTGGTGTTGCTGCTACTGGTGTTGCTGCTGCTAGTGGTGCTCCTGCTAATGGTGCTACTATTATATTTGTCTTTGGTAATAAAATACTGCTCAAAATTAATAAACTAGTTGATATTTTAGAAGAGTCTATTATTTGTGGTGCTGGTGCTAGCGGTAATGGTGTTATTGTTGCTACTGCTGCTACTGGTGTTGCTGCTGCTACTACTACTGGTGTTGGTGCTACTGGTGATGTTAGTGCTGCTACTGGTGATGTTACTGTTGGTGCTATTGGTGGTGCTCCTGCTAATGGTGCTACTATTATATTTGTCTTTGGTAATAAAATACTACTCAAAATTAATAAACTAGTTGATATTTTAGAAGAGTCTATTATTTGTGGTGCTAGTGCTAGTGGTAATGGTGTTGTTGTTGCTACTGCTGCTACTGCTGCTGCTGCTGCTGCTACTGCTACTGCTGCTACTGCTGGTGTTGCCGCTGCTACTGCTACTAGTGTTGCCGCTGCTGGTGTTGCTACTGGTGGTGTTACTGTTGGTGCTATTGGTGGTGCTCCTGCTAATGGTGCTACTATTATATTTGTCTTTGGTAATAAAATACTGCTCAAAATTAATAAACTAGTTGATATTTTAGAAGAGTCTATTATTTGTGGTGCTAGTGCTACTGGTAATGGTGTTGTAGTTGCTGGTGCTGCTACTGGTGTTGCTGCTACTGGTGTTGGTGTTAGTGGTAATGGTGCTACTGGTGTTGCTGCTGCTACTGGTGGTGCTGCTACTGGTGATGTTACTGTTGGTGCTATTGGTGGTGCTCCTGCTAATGGTGCTACTATTATATTTGTCTTTGGTAATAAAATACTGCTCAAAATTAATAAACTAGTTGATATTTTAGAAGTTTCTTTTACTTCGTATGGAGTAGGAGTTATATTAGGCATATAATCTATATATATAATATGTTAGTTTATAATTAACTAAACTAAATTTTCTTTTAATGAAGCAATTATTTTTTTACTCAATTTACGTCCACTTGCCAGTTTTATATTTTCTAACTTATCTACATTAGTGCTCTTAAGAGCATTTAATAAATTTTCCATATTTTTAAATTCTTCAGCTAAAGCTAGTGCTGAAACATTACTAATGCCTGGTATTTGCATAAGCATAAGTTGAAATATATTGTCACTATTTATATGTGATTTTTTACTTGTCTTAAGCGTGCTAATATAATTTGTGTTATTATTTTCATTATTATTACTTAAATCACTATAAAACCCTGGTTTATTTTCTCTCAACAACTTAGAAGCAAATGCCATTAATATGTCTCCTGTTTCAGTTTGATTTAAAACATTAATAACCGAAAATCCCTTATAATAATTGAGAGAAAACAATGACGAATATAATGTGCTCCTAAATTTTGGATTGTATTTAATTATTGCGCCTTCTAATAAATAAATTATATTATGATTATGTAAACTACATTCATTTAACCTAAATGATTGTTCGCTATAACGTCCATCTTTAATAGATGCTTCTAAATCTGTAAGAGATTTTCTCTCAATAATTAATAGTTCTTTGGCATTTACTTCATCGTAAAAAATATAATCACCAATAGTCAAATTTTTTTGGACTAGCGTAATTTTAGTAGTCGAAGTTTCGTTTAAAGAAATAATATAATCTACTAATGTTTTAGGTTCTCTCAAATCTATTAATAATTGCATAATTATAAAATTATTAAACTATTATACTAATTAATATATAATAAAAGTTATTTAAATTAGTATTATTTATATTTTAATAATAGTAATTTTTTGGAAATATTTAACCTAATATATGTCTATTGCGAACTGGATTATATAAGGTTGTGGCTTTATTGCCTAAAAAGGCAATACATTGTAAATTTTGTGCGGAATCAGGGTTATATACACAACCATTACTTGAGGCATCTTTAGGTAAATTATTATATTGATATCCAATTATTCCTGTAACATTTGGTCTTACGCCAACAGTTGAATTTAAACCTGCCATTGAGCCAAAGACATTTGTATTATTTGTATATAAGTTGCTACCGAATTTAGAAATTTTTTTACCTGGCATCTTTTTATAATAATAGTTATTATTTTATTTTTTTATTGTTAAATAAATAAAATAATAAATAAAATAATAAATAAAATAATAAATAAAATAATAAATAAAATAATAAATAAAATAATAAATAAAATAATAAATAAAATAATAAATAAAATAATAAATAATTAATTAAAAATTGAAATTATCTTAAATATATTAATTTATAAGTATATTATTTAATATACTATGTTTTGTGGCGAAGTTACTTTAAATAACAACAATTGTTTAAAGGATGTTAATAGCGATGAAGAATCTAATTCTGACAATGAATTAACAACTATTGGCAATTTAAAATTAGACAACGAAGAACTAATTTTTAATCCATATAATTGCAATAATAATGAAATTACTAGCGCAATTGTTCAAGAATTATTATCTAAATATGGGATTTTCACTAAACCATTCAATATGGAATTATACAAGCGAGCATTTATTCATAAATCTTATACAAAACGTCCTAAATTAGAAAATTCCATTGCCAATATTGTTATTTCTGATAAACCAGAAAATTGTTTACCACTTAAAACCAAATCTAATGAGCGTCTTGAATTTCTTGGTGATGGAGTTTTGGAACTTATTACAAAATATTATTTATATAAGCGTTTTCCTAAAGCCGAGGAGGGATTTATGACTGAAAAAAAAATTGCTTTAGTTAAAAATGAACATATTGGAAAATTAGCACTTGAAATGGGGTTAAATAAATATTTTATTATTTCTCGGCATGCAGAAGATAAGAATATTCGCAATAATTTAAAAAAGTTAGGTTGCTTATTTGAGGCTTTTATTGGTGCTATTTTCTTAGATTTTAATCGTATTTCTATTAAAGATGAATATGGATGGTTTGAAAATGTATTTAATTGTGGTCCAGGACTACAAATGGCACAAATTTTTGTAGAAAATGTATTTGAAAAGCACGTAGATTGGACTAATTTAATTAATAATGATGATAATTATAAAAATAAACTTCAAGTAATTATTCAAAAAGAATTCAAAATCACTCCAGATTATGTAGAATTAAGAACTCCTAAATTGGATGACGACGATGATAATGATAAATTATATGTTATGGGACTTTATATTTGCTTTGGACAAAATATTCATAATGCCAAAATTAGTAATGCTGTTAACTTTGATAAATTAGGTTCATTTAAAGCAATTCATGAATTATTAGAAAAACAAGACAAATTATTAGTGTTCTTATCAAAAGCAGAGCATAAAATAAAAAAAAAGGCAGAGCAAATTGCGTGTGACCAAGCCATTAAATTAATTGAAAAATAGTGTGTGCCTATTTATAAATTATAAACTATTATATTATTAATATATTAGTTTATGAGTTTATGTAAATATAGAGATATATTTGGTAAAGTAGGAGAAGGAGTTCATTCATTAAGACTTTTTAATATTGCTATAGTTGATACATTATTAACGTTTGTTGCTGCTTGTATTATAAATTATTATTTGAAAAGTAATGTGTTTTTAATATTTTTTATATTAATAGTTGCTTCAATATTTATTCATAGAGCTTTTTGTGTAGAAACTACCCTTACAAAAATGTTTTTTTCTTTTAAATAAATATTTTTTATAAAATATATAAAAAATTGACTAATAATTTGTATATAAAAATATACAATATATTATTATGTTCAAAACAGATATAAATTATAATTTTATTGAATTACATAAACATATTATACAACATATACCCAGAAAAGAATACAAAAAAAATGATATTATTATTTATAAAAATAAATTTTATACTATTGTTGAAGTATTAAATAATGACATTGAAATATTAGGTAATAGGATTGAAATATTAGAAATTCTATCTTATAAAAATAGTGATAAAATAACAATATCAAAAAATGATACAAAATTACAGACTATAAATGAAAAAAAAATTTATCAAAAATTATCTGAGCTTATTAAATTTGTAAAAGATTACAATCTAGCGGTATGCTTTTTAAATAAAAGAGATTTAAATATTGAAACTTTAGATGAAAAAAATATTAATGATTTAATATTTTTATTACTAAATACAAATGTTAAAATTAGTACTTTAAATAAAATATTATATGAGTTAAAAAAATCACACAATAATAAATATGAAATAACAAAGTTATTTATTAATCCATACGACTTTATAGAAGAAAACAAGAATCACATTACTTTTAATCTAGCTGAAAAAATAGAAGAATTATGGAAAATAAAAATAGATTTTAAAATTAAACTAGAAGCTAAAATTAAAAGTGTAATAATTGAAAATTATAGTATTAACTCATATTCATTTTATATAATAAAACAAAAATTTTATAAAATAATTGAAGATTATTGTAATGAATGTAAGGAAAGTTATAAAAACTATAAACAATTTATTGATGAACAAATTATACCAATAGATTTTAAAATTTCAAAAAATAAACTAGAAGAACTTGGTAATAGTAAAATAAACATTGGTAAACATAAAGACCATACAATGAAATATACACATGAAACAAATAAATCATTAATTGAATGGTGTAATAAACAAACAGACCCAGGACCTCTACTGCAAAACTATATAAATTATGTAAATGGAAAAGAAACATTTATTACAAGTAAGTATTTTTGGAATTTAGAAAAAAAATTAACTCGAAAATTTATTAAATTATATAGCAAAAATAATGAAGATAGTGAAGATAGTGAAGATAGTGAAGATAGTGAAGATAGTAAAGATAGTAAAGATAATGAAGACAGTGACACAGAATTTTATGATAAAGAAGAAGTTTATAATTTTATTACAGATTTTGAAAAAAAAAGAACAAAAGATAAAGGTATTATCTATAAATTGGATAATATACAAAAACAAGCAATATTTGATATTTTAAATAATAAATTTTTAATTTTAACAGGACCTCCTGGTTCAGGTAAAACAGATATTGTAGAATGTGTTCTTTATATTAGGGAACAATATTGTAATGAAGAAGAATTATTATTAAATAAAACATGTATTATGGCTCCTACTGGACAAGCATATAGTAATATTTGTAAATCTATGGGATCAAAATATTATTATTATTACCCAAAAATATCAGGTACTTGCCATAAAATTTTGTATAATATTTATCCCAAAAAATGCGATATTGAATACAATATTGCGAACAAAATCAATTATAAATATGATGATGAAGATAATGAATTTAATGACTGTAAATTGAATTTTGTAATTATAGATGAATTTTCTATGATTGATTTAAATATACTAAACTCAATATTGCAATTATGTAAAAAATATAATAGTAAATTATTAGTAATTGGAGACCCAAAACAATTTCCGCCTATTGGACCAGGTAATCCATTAGACAGTTTAATACGATCTAAAAAATTTAATGTTTGTAACCTAGTAAACATTTATAGACAACAAGAAAACACTAGTTTATTAAATATGATTCAAAAAATGAATAAAGGAGAAAAAATAACATATCTTGATTTTAATAAAGATGAATTTACCAAATTTATAGACATTAGTAATATATACGAAAATTTAAGAAATTATATAGATTTAAAAAACTATATATATAATATTATTGATACATATAATTTAGACAAAGATACTAAATTTCTTTGTTATAATACAAGTCATAATAAATTAGAAAATGGTAATACAAAATTTATATTCAATGTACCTGTATTAAATAAAATTATTCAAGATAAATTTAATCCTAACAAAGAAGGATTTGAAAATGAAATTATTAGATATACTAATTATTATGATAAAGAGTTTAGAGTTGGAGATAAAATTATAAGAACAGAAAATGAGTATAATGGAGATGATTTTAAAGCCAATGGCGATGAAGGAGAAATATTAAAATATGATGATGAAATAGTCACAATATGTTATAATAGTAACGATAAAAAAATGTATAATATTTCAATAAATAAGTTATATGAAGAGTTTGATTTAAATTATGCAACAGGATTTCATAAAAGTCAAGGAAGCGGATGGAAAACAATAGTAGTATTTATAGAACCTAATGCTGGTTTTATTAAACAAAAAGCAATATATACGAGTATTTCTAGGAGTAAAGTAAAATTATTATTAATTTGTAGACCAGAAGATTTAATAAATTGTCAAAATCCAGAAGATGAACGAAAGACATTATTTATGAATAAAATACATTATTCAACATTGTAAAGAATTATCCTTCTAATTATACATTGCTCTCATCATCGGATTCATCATCATTGGATTCATCATCATTGGATCCATCATTGGATTCATCGTTGTTGTATTTACAGTAGAAGTAATTAGTTTACTAATTTTTTCAGTAGTGGTTTTTTGTTTCGAATGTATAATATCTGTTGGTGGTAAAATAGTTACAACTGGATTAATAAATTGCTCCATTAGGTTATTTCTTTTTATGCTTTCATCGTTAATAAATGATACTATTTCTTTTTTTGTTCCGTTTTTTACTTGTCCATTAATAGAAGCTAGCATAATTTTTAACTCATCAACTGTATATTTATTTAAATTAGTTATATCTTTATTCCAAACTAATTGAGGATAAGAAGACCTCACCATATCACATACAAATCTGCCTTGCCTCTCTGGATGTTCAAGATATTCTTTCCACCATTGTGGTAAATGAACTTTTTCTTTGATTTCTTTGGGTTCTTTGGTTTCTTTGGTTTCTTTTTTTTGCTTATAAATATCACTGTTAATATCACTGTTTGTTTTTTTACGATGGCAGTTAGGACATAATGCTTGAAGATTACATTCTTCATTACTACCTCCATCTTTAATACAAATAATATGGTCTATTTCAAAACATTCATCTAGCAAACAATTACATAATTTACATTTCCATTCTTGGCATGCAGCAACCTTCTTCTTTGTAAGATTAGAAACTTTTCTTGTTGACATCTTTGATATACTATTTAATGAAAATATATATTTATTGTTCACTTAATTCAAATCAATTTTTTTTATCCATACTATTTATTATTTCTTATATTCGCATTTTTATATAAACACTAAATATTAATAAAAATTAACATTAAACATTAAACATTAAACATTAAGTAAAATATTAAAAATACTTATTATTATATATTATTTAATTATATATAATAATGATAAATGAAACTCTGGAACAATTAAAAATAAAACCTATACCAAAAAAACCGCAACAATTTCAAGTATTAATACAAATACCTAGCGAAGGTGTTGCTCCTAATATTATTGATAAAACCAGTGAACACCTAATAAATAGGGAGCAATTTTTTAATGAACTTCAAGAAAATTTAGGAGTTGTACAAAAAGATTATGAAAAAATGAAAAAGGCAACTTTTGCCAAACCTTCGCCTTCTATTAAAGATACTATCTTACAAGAACCTAAACCAGGCGCAACTATAGGCACTCAAAAATCTATAAAACCAAATAAAACATTGACCCCTGAAAATACTTTAACACAAATAATGAAAACGCAAGAAAAAATAATTATAAAAGAGCCCTCCGATGAAACTATGAAAAAGGCAAATGTTGAGCTTCCTTCCAAAGAACGATTAACACCTAAGCCAAGTATTAGTCAACCAGCAATAACAGACCCAACAAAATCTAAGTCCAAAAAAATAAAAGGCGAAACAATAGATGAAACTTTAGTAATTCCACAAGATCTTCGTATTGGTAGAACCTTATATATAAATAGAATTCCTAAGTTAGAACCCAATGTTTTAATAAAAGCACCCAATTATTATTTATACAATAGAGAGATTTTCATTAGTTTTATTAATTCTTTATTTGAACCCTATAAGCAACAATTATTAAAAGAAGAAAAAGAAATGGAATTAGGCAAAACATCCATTAGTTGCTCAGCAAGCGAAAGTAATAACTTTTCTCTCTTAATTCATCAAAAAATCGTGAGAGATTACATAAATATTTATACACCTTATAGAGGATTATTATTATATCATGGTTTAGGTTCCGGTAAAACTTGCTCTTCTATTGCTATTGCCGAAGGCATTAAAAATGACAAGAAAATTCTTATTATGACACCGGCATCTTTGAGAGATAACTATGTAGAAGAACTCAAAAAATGCGGTGACTATTTATACAAAAAAAATCAATATTGGGAGTTCATCAATACTAAAACGCATCCTCAATATGTAGAATATTTAAGCACATTATTAAAATTACCACAAGAATATATTGCTAGTAATGGCGGTGCTTGGTTTATTAATGTTAAAAAAGAACCTAATTACGATTCTCTCGATTTTGAAGACCAGAAAAAAATTAATGCGCAATTAGACAAAATGATTAATTATAAGTATCAATTTATAAGTTATAATGGTCTTCGTAGTTCCCACTTAAATGGTATGACAAATGGAGGCACAATTAATCCTTTTTCTAATAAAGTAATAATAATAGATGAAGCACACAATTTTATTAGTCGAATAGTTAATAAATTAACTCGGAAAACCTCGTTATCAATGAAATTATATAACTATTTGATGGACGCAGAAAATTGTAAAATAATATTATTAACAGGAACACCAATTATTAATTATCCAAATGAAATTGCCATTTTATTTAATATATTACGCGGAACACTAAGAAGTTACAATTTTAAATTGTTATTAGACAAAACTACTATGACTAAGGAAAAATTAGAAGAACTATTTTACAAAGCCAATGTTTTAAACTTTATTGATTCTATTGAATATAATTCTGTAAGTTATGAGGTCACTATTACTCAAAATCCTTTTGGATACATTAAATCCGCAGCAGACAAAAATAAATTGGTTTATACAAGCGACGTAATAACAAGCGAAGAGTTTATAGAAAAAATAATGTCGGCATTTGAAGGGCAATCTCTCAAAATAGCAAATAAAAAAATAAATATTAATAGTTATAAAGCACTTCCAGACAATTTTGATGATTTTAAAGCACTCTTTATTAATCCAAATAATACTATCAATAATCCATCTATGTTTAAAATGCGCATAATTGGACTGACCTCTTATTTTAGAAGTGCCCAAGAACAATTAATGCCTACTTACGACCATGCTAATCCAAATGACTTTAAAATAATTAAAGTCCCAATGAGTGATTTCCAATTTGGCGTTTATGAAGAAGCGCGCATTCAAGAACGCAAATTAGAAGAAGCAAATAAGAAGAAAAAATCCAAGAAAACCAAGGGAGGAGCACAAGGAGACGAATTATACAGCGACAGCACATCAACATATCGCATATTTTCTCGCGCGTTTTGTAATTTCGTATTTCCTAAACCGGACATAAAACGACCTATGCCTAATGATGAAGCAACAATAGAAGCCATTTTGGAAAATATTAGTGACGAGGGAGATGGCGACAATATTAGTAAAAACATTTCAGAAGAATTATTAGATGACTTAAGTGTTGCGGAAAAATTGGAAAATGTAGATGGTAAATATGATGCTGACGATATAAAAGAGTTAGAAAAAGATTTAGCAAATCCAAAAGTAAATGATGGTAGTTATAGCAAACGTATTAGCGAGGCATTAAAAGAATTGGAAAAATATTCACATAAATATTTATCAAAAGAAGGATTACAAATTTATAGTCCTAAATTTTTACATATATTGGAAAATATTATAGACGACGACCATAAAGGCATTCATTTATTATATTCACAATTTAAAACATTAGAAGGCATTGGTATTTTTAAATTGGTTTTAAAACAAAATAATTTTGTAGAATTTAAATTAAAGAAAAATGAAAAAGGAGAATTTATGCTAAATATAGGTGAGGAAAATATGGGAAAACCAATGTATGCGGCATATACAGGATCAGAAACTCCTGAAGAGCGTGAAATCATCAAAAATGTATTAAATAGTAATTGGAAATTAGTGCCTTCCTCAATAGTAAAATCCATTCAAACATTAGCACCAGACAATTTTTATGGTCAAATTATTAAAGTGTTAATGATTACTTCGTCGGGTGCCGAAGGCATTAGTTTAAAAAATGTTCGCTACGTCCATATTACAGAACCCTATTGGCATCCTGTAAGAATTCATCAAGTTATTGGTCGTGCTCGCCGTATATGTAGTCATAGTGATTTACCCAAAGAATTACAAACTGTTAACGTGTTTTTATATTTGATGGTTTTCAGTGAAGCACAATTATCAAGTGATTTGTCAATTGAATTGCGACTAAAAGATATTTCTAAAAAAGATAAAAAGAAGGTATTAACAAGTGATGAATATTTATATGAAATATCTAGTATTAAAGAGGAAATAAATGCTTCATTATTACAAGGCGTCAAAGAGTCCGCAATAGATTGTAGCATTCATACGCGGTCATCAAGTAAAGAAAAAGATATTAAATGTTTTGTAATAGGTAATCCAAGTGAAAATAAATATATATATACTCCAAATATAGCAGCACAAGATAAAGATGAGGGTATGAAATTAAATAAGAAAACGGAAGTATTAAAATTAAATGAGTTAGTAATAAATGGTAATAAATATGCCTATAATAAAGTTACAAAAGAATTATTTGATTATGATAGTTATTTGAAAGAAGAATTGTTGCTTTTAGGTAAATTAGTAAAACTTGATGATGGAACCCATAGATTCCAAAAAATATAGATTTTTTATGATTGGAAGGAAAATTATAAAATTAAAATATATATTAAAATTTTATAATTTGTATATAATTTATGAGTTGTTTTTATTCTCTAGGATATAGTTTATTTACTCTTTGAACTTCACTTAATCTATAATGAGCATAACCAATTAAAGATAATAAATAATATAGTGGAACATTATGTAAAAGTTCTGTTATTTTAGTTTTATCTAGTTTTTTATTTTTATACATTGTATTATCTAATTCATTTTTTAATTTTATACCTTCTTTATCATTATTTTTCTCCATTGTAATAGTATAACCTAAAAGTTTAGGTAAATCATTATTTATAAAACCTAAAGGTTCGTCTGGATGAGCATCATACATTTCATTGGGAATAATATTATAAAGTGTAAAAATTTGTTCTATTGCTCTGTTTCTATCTATATCTTCCTCACAACATATATCTATATTTTTACATAGATATTTATGAATTCTTTTTTTGAGTGTTTTACTGGTTCGTTTAACTCGTTTGGCAGTGGGCATATATAGTATAAGTTTATTTTATTCTATTTTTATTTTATTCTATTTTTGCTGTTTATATACTTAATTTGGTCATTATTAATTTTTGATTATGCAAAACTTTTTCCATTTGTTTATTTAAAAAATCTAACTTAATATTTAGATTTAAATTGAGTTCGCTATTATTTTCGTTAGCTACAAATTTTTTAAGATTACTATTTTCTCTAGTAAGTTCTCTTGTATTTTCTGTTGTAGTTGAAAAACTATTTATTAAATCTTCCATATTTAAAATTTTAGTTTTATTAGTAAAACTAATTTCTTTTTCTAACATATTTGTATTTTCCTCATTTATTAAAGGTAAAGGGGGATCAAATTTATCTAAGTCTACTAGTTCTAATTGATTTTGATTTGTATTTGTATTTGTATTTGTATTTGTATTTTGAATACCAATACTAGGCACAGGCACATCATTATTTCTCTCTCTTTGTATTCTCTCAAGTAGTTCGTTCATGCTATCATTTTCTAATGGACTATCTTTTGTTTCACTAAAATCGATTGCTTCAGGAATTTTTTTAGTAATTAAATTACTAAAAGACACTTTTTTCTCTAGCAACTCTTTTTCAAATTCTTCTGATTTCTCATTTTTATAAATATCTTTTATATCTAGTGGTTTTAATAATGATTTTTTTAAACTATTAATATCTAACATAATATTTTGTAAAATAATTTTGTTTAATTGTATAACAATATTTTTAGAATCACCAGTTTTATAATTACTAATAAAGATTTCTTTATTTTCATTAAAAGTTTTAGTTATATTACTTTCAAAAATCGCTTTTACATTTGAAAACTTTGACTCTGGAATATTAACAAACGCTCTATTGCTAGACAATATATTCCATAAAAGTTCTTTATTTTGTTCGCTCAATAATATATTAGACATAATACAATCTTTATAGTATTTAAGCACATTAGTTTTAACTTAATTTAAACCTAAAATAATTATTTTAACTTTAAATAATTAAAATAATTTACAATGTGTCTTTTTTAAATCACAAGTTACAAAAATGTATAAAGTTAATATTATCAATGTTAATAGCGATGTACTAATTATAATATTTGCAATAATAAATTTTATTGATGTTAGTCTAGTTTCCTCACTAGTTACTTCGGATGTATTATTTGGTTCTTGCGTTAAAGACTTCCTACATACAATACATGTATTATTTTTTATTAACCATTGACTATAACATTTACTATGAACATAATAAACTCCGCAATGAGTTATTGCGTTTAAATTATTAGACTCTTCCAAGCATATTAAACAATTTTGCATCTTATTTATATATGTTTATATATATATATGTTTATAAATATATATATAAACATATTTATATTTATAGTATAAATCAATTTTTTATATTATCATATATTAGTTAAAGTATGTTTGTTTTATTATTACTTATTCAAACATTATTTTCGTATATTGTGCCAACATACAATCCCAAAACACAAGTTCATTTACATTTAGAAAAATTTAACAATGAATTCAATTTGTATCATATTGGCATTAGTTTTAAAAGTGATGATACTATTTTAAGATATGATTACAGACCCTTTTGCGACCCAACAAAATGCGAATATAAAACAATTAATAATATTGGTGTTTCTAGTACTAGTGCAACTAATGTTATTAATAATGAAGTAAGATTGATTGATAAAATATACAAATTTTATATTCCAGAAACTTTGGCCAATAAAACTATATATTGGGGTGAAACTAGCAAAACATTGGACGAAGTTGTTGAATTTGAAAAAACTCTACAAAAAAAATATATATTGGGTATTAATGATTGTCGTCATTATGTTAATCGTTTTTCACGTTGGGCACTAAATAAACGCACTCCTATATGGAAATTAGATAAATTATGGAATCAATCATTTTGAAAAATAAGTATCTAATGTTCTTCGAATTAATCGCTTTGGCGGAGGTTCACCATTTATATATGCGTTTATATACCTATCAAAAGTAATAAAATTTAAAAGCATAAGAATAAACACAACTACTATAAATAATATATTAAACTTTTTGTTTTTAACAAACCCCATATATAGTATAAAATTATAATTATTATTATTATTATTATTATAATTATAATTATATATAGTAATCTACTTTTTACTTATTCCTAAAAAACTTCTTCCAATTTTGCTTGTAACAAACATTCCAATTCCAGAAGCTATTTGAAAATAAAATATATCAGTTTTCTTGGTACAGCAAAGTAAATAGCCAGATAAAATAACAAAGACTAAGAAAAACATCCAAAACAAACGAGTATAAAAATCCATATTATATATATAATAAAATAATATAAAATATTTGTTGATATATAATGCGAAAAACAAAAAAAAATAGAAAACGCACCACTTTAACTAAAAGAAGACGTAAATTATATTCAAAAAGAAAAGGACGGGGAATTGGTGCTTCAAAAATTAGTGCTTGCTTGCCAACTACAAGAGTAGATACAGCCTTTAACAACAGAGGATTTAGTATTGGCTGTTATGATTTTCAAGACAAGGCCAAACAAGAATATAAACGGCATTTAAAATTGGCACTAGCTATTAATAAAGACTTGCTTGCACTACTAGATAAAGGATTAACAAATTTAAAAAAATTAAAAAGAAATGCTAGCCGAAATATTAGAGGAAATGCTAGCCAGACTGCTGAGTATACAAAAGATAGAAAATATACTCAATTTGCTTATGATTATAATATTATGTTGTTAAATAAAATGACTTCACAACCAGATATAGATTATGATGGACTTCTTAAAGCTATGAACGCAAATCCAGACTGGGAGCTAGGAAGAATGGCACCAAAACGCGAAATATGGGAACGCGATTTTGCTTAAAACTTTTAGAATAAATATTTATATAACTTAATATATATTTAGTGATTTTTTATTTTTATTTTTATTTTTATATTATTTTAATATATAAACAAATGCCAAGTTTTGGACTCAAGAGGAGAGGGAAGAGAAGGCGTGCGGCAGCAGCAGCAGAGGAAGAGCGTCTTTCGCGTTCGAGCTCGAGTTCAGATGATGACACACCTAAGCGCGAAAAAAGCAAAGAAACCATTCGCCACACAGTAAATCCGTATAGTCAAGCCAGCACTACTGGTCAGTCATGGAGTGAAAGAATATTTGGCAAAGGATTTAAGACTAAAGCTAGAAGAAATAAAGGTTCAAAAAAAAGACGCGGTCGCGGCAAAAAAACAGCAAGACGTAATCGTAGACATTAAATTATAATCGATATATTTATTTAAAAATTGATTTATTATTATACTAGCTTTGTTTATAGTATAATAATATGGAGTTATCAAAATTAACTAAGACAGAACTTCTAATAAAATGCGAAGAACTTGGAATTAAAAAATGTAAATCTAAAAGTAAAGATAATTTAGTTAAATTAATTGAAAGTTTATCTAATGAAAATAGTGAAGCATCAGTTAGCGAAGCATCCGTTAGTAATAATGTTGTTGCTACAACTACAAATGATCCTAGTATAACTATTGAAAATATGTGCGGACTAGAATACTTAAAAACATTAGACCCCAACTCTATTGATTTAATATTAACAGACCCACCATATATTATATCTAAAACAAGTGGACTAGATAAACATTATAACAATGTTAAATATAATGAAGAAAACAATATTAATGAAGTTAAGTCAGAAGAACAATGGATTAACTATAAACAGCAAAATGCTATTGAAGATGATTCACAAAAAGACAATTATATAAAATATGGTTCGCTATATGGAAAAAAATATTGTATTAAAACTGATTATGGAAATTGGGATAGTGATTTTACTTTGACTATTTTAGAAAAATTCATTGAACATTATTATAAAGTATTAAAAAAAGGAGGCACATTAATTATGTTCTTTGACTTATGGAAAATCACAAACCTAAAGGATTTGCTAGAAAAATATAATTTCAAACAAATTAGATTTATTGAATGGATTAAAACTAATCCGCAACCAAGAAATAGTAAAGTAAATTATTTAACAAATTGTAGAGAGATTGCGCTATTAGGCGTTAAAGATGGTTGTCCAACATTTAATAGTGCGTATGACAACGGAATATATTATTATCCATTACAAGGCGGAAAAAATAGGTTTCATCCTACACAAAAAAGTTTGGCACTATTTGAAGAACTCATAAAAAAACATTCGAATGAAGGCGATATAGTATTAGATACATTTTTGGGATCAGGAACTACTGCCCTTGCGTGTAAAAACACTAAACGCAATTTTAAAGGATGTGAACTTGATAAAGCATATTATGATAAAATAGTACCACTTTTATAATTATAAATTATAATCAATATAATTATAATGATTACAAATTGTTAATAATAAAATGCTTTTCAAACATACTAAGAAATTTTTCAAAACACCAACGAAATTTAATACAATCACGTTTATTATGAACTTGAAATTCACCAATAGTTATTCCATCTATGCTAATAGAAGAACTTTCATTCCATAATTTATTTTTTACATTATGACTAAATTTAATAGCATAATTTGACCAATTTATATGCTCTTTTAAAACTATAAACGCCAATAAATTTTTATGTTTATTGTAATAAAGTATGGGACAATCAAATGTATGCGCACTATAGACTTGTAATAAATTAGCAATATTATTTATAATATAAAATTTTATTTGCTCTAAACTAGTAGTTGGATCTAGTGCGAAAAATTCACAAAATTTCTTGCGCGAGGGTTGCCCTATAACTTGTGGACAGACTTTACCATCTTTTTTGGTTGTTTTAGCACTTAGATGGATGTTTTTGTCATCTATACATTCAAAATCATATTTGCTTCCGCGACTAGCACAATGTTTAATAGCATAAGGAAACACATTTTTTAGATTAATAAGTTTATTTTTGAGAGAATGTGCCTCGTCTAAACTATATTTGTAATTTCCGTCATAAGGTGTGTCATAATATAAACATAACGCCATTTCAAATATTTTACCTAAATCTTCAGTAAGCACTTTTTTGGTTGTTGTCATAATTGATTATATAGGTTAATAGTATTATTATAGTAATATTTATACTATATTCAATTTTAAATATACATACCATTTATTATGAAAAAAATTGATTTATTATTATACTAATTCATAGTTAGTATAGTAATAAACACAATGCCTTTTACAAAAGCAACCAAGTTTTTATATAGCAAAACACTATTTAATATGTTATTTTTAAATGAAGTGGGGCCTCTTGGACGATGGAGTCAAGAACGATGTGCTATTAAATTAAACAAAAAAATAGATTTAGCAAATGAAGACAATTGTGGTCCTTGTGGAGAATATATATTAACTAAATTAGATTTGACAAAGACAAATAATACTAAAATTTCTAGTATTAGTCCATATTTAATTGCCGAACACGAAGAACAAGAGCAAGCAAAAAATTAATCATTAAATTGTGAACCTAATTTTATATGCGCCTCATTATAATATTTTTTCCTATATTCTCTCATAGTTTCATCTTTAATACGTGTTGTTTTAAAATAATTATACGTTTTATTTTCTTGTAATAATTCTATTATAAAATATAACGCATACATCCCACATTGTCCATCACCAAATTGATGTGTGAAACCTTCATTATTATCGGCTACTAATTTAATATTTAAATTATGTGCCTGATTTACTATTCTCTCAATTAAAACTTTGATTTGTTTTGGTGTTTTAGTTCCATTGCTATCAAAGAAAAAAATAAATTTTTTAGTTAAATCTAAAAATAATGCTATCCAATGTTGTCCTGGTTTATTATGGGGGTCAGTATTAAATATGACGCCTATTTTACTAATTTTATTTTTTATATGTTCCTCTAAATTAAAATTACATAATTGCTCCCATACACAAGTCGAAAACAACTCTTTGGAGTCAAAATCTATTGGCGATGGTCCTATAAACTTAAAATTCTTATTTGATTTTTCATATTGCTTCATTATTTTTATTATATCAACACTAGACAACCATGTATTTGGTTTTGTAGACCATCTTTCCGGAGAGAAAGGTTTAAATATTTCTTTTACTAACAATTCACTATTATTAACTTTATTTAATGGAGTATTTTTTAACCAACATAATTCATCATAACATTGTTTGTTTAATTTGTTTTTAAAATATTCCCATATTTCTTTGCTATTATTTGTCACTATTTTATCACTGTTATTAGCATTCCATACATTTTTAAACAATTGTAAATTGCTCCTTGAATAGCAAGTAAAATCTTTTAACTCTTGGTCTATATTTTTGCTTTGATATGGAGAACATTTTAGTTTATTAAATTGTTTATTATATTGTTTATTATATTGTTTATTATATTTACGAGTTGTTCTTTGTTTATGTCTATGTAAACGCATTTTAAATGGCGATTTTTTTGTTTTTGTAAAATTTTTATATATGTTATTTTTAACATTAATCATAATAATTAAAGTTTTGCTAATTAATATATAATTATAAAAAAATTATTCCCTTTTTTGTGGAAGTATTTTTTTATTATATTTGTTTGATTTTCTGACAACAAATAAATCTAAATTTTGTATTTTTTTTGAAGTTTCATTTTGTGGACACATACAATTAATAGTTTCGGCAGTTATATTAAAATCACCGAGGCTTTGATTATTTACACTACTATTTGAGTATTCTTTTAGTTCATCTTTTATCATATTTTTCATTTTTTTTTCTTTTAAATGTAGTATTAAGTTTAAAACATATAATAAATAATACATTTTGTATTTTTCATTTATGTTAGTATTAGTATTGTTATTAGCATCACTATTAGTAGCCAATAGTTTTTCTAAAGTAGAAGTATTATATTTTAAAATTTGCTCTTTATATAAATTAATGTTGTCTTCTAAATTATCAAAGATTTCTTTTAATAAACTATTATTGCTCAATAAATTTTCTAACTTATTTGTTTTAGCATATTGAACTTGGTTTGTTAAATACAACAAGTCTATATTGTTTATAAATGATTCAATAGGTTTCACCTCTTTAACCTCTTTAACTTCTTTAACTTCTTTAACCTCTTTAACTTCTTTAACTTCTTTAACTTCTTTAACTTCTTTGGGTTCTTTTTGCTCTAAATCAATACTTACTACATTCATTTGTTTTGACTTTTTAATTTTATTATTTTTATTATTTTGTTTCATAACTATGTATTATAATAAATTTTATTTTAAATCTTTTAATTGAACTCGTGTTGAGTTATAAAATATTTCATTTCCAATTGAACTTGATATATTTGGATTAAAATCATTAAAACTTTCTTCTTTAAATAATAAATGTGCGTCTAAATTAGCATTGTGTGTTGAAAAAGTAATATTATTTTCATATAAATCACTAGAACTATTTGGAACATAGGCAACTTGGTCTGCTTTTTGTAAGGCAAAAAATTGGTTTCTTAAAGTAGATTCCTTGTCAACATTTGTAGCAAAACCGCAAAAATGTGGTTTTCTAGTTCCTGGAAAAAATGTGCTATTTACATTATATACTTCGCTATTGTCTATAGGCACCGATGATTCTATTTGATGATTATATGTAGGCATTAAAGTATATTTTGTATTTACTGGTCTAAATGAAAAATTCATTGCTAAATTATTTGATGGAAAATTTCTATTTGCTATTGTTTTATTTATAATATTATGTTGTTCAAAATTATGTAAAGTTACATTATATAAATCATTAGCTGTTGACATTTATATTATAAATACTATATAAATTTATTTAAACAATTATTATAATATAATAGAAATTCACATTGCTTCAAATAAAAAATTATTAATTAAATTTATATACTTTTTTAAACATATAATTTTTAAAACATATTTAGCGCTTACGTTCCTTGATAATATTATAATTATTTAAGTTATATGTTTTGTAATTCTTGATATTATTATTATACATTAATGCTTTTGATAAACTGCGTTTTGTTTCATAGTTCTGCTTCCTAATTTGTAAAAGTTTGTTTTTCTCTTGCATTTTAAAATGATTTAAGTCAAACATATTTGACATTGTCTTATTTGTATTAAGTAAACTGAGCAAAATCAATGCCGAAGTTGCCATTATAATTATAAACTTTTATCAATAAATAATATATAAAAAACTAATCAATTTTTTTTTATTATTTTTACAACAATAAAAAAATTTGGCGTTATTTAACCCACTACGTAGCACACATCCTAAGTAAATATAGTTATTTAAATAATAACTATATTTACATAATAATATGAATATTATCTATTATAAAAGCATTTTGGCGAACAAGCGGTGGCGGTTTTCTATTAACTTGCATATAATAATTAACAACCGAGTTTCTAATGTAGTATATAATGTAAAATAATTTAATACCAAATTTATAATTGTAATTGCTAATCATCATTAATATTTTAATACTATAAAAAATATTTGTTAAAGCAAATCAATTTTTTAAAGCCATCACATTATTTACTTGGAAACAGAAAGACTTGTTGCATCATTATTAAACCAAGTCATTTTAATAGTTGTAATATTAGTTTTTATAATATTATAGGATATACTTAAAGCATATAAACTCATTAATTTATAATATTCTCCATTTTGAATCCAACTAATAACATCATAATAATTACTATAGCGATGCGATATATTTATAATAGCAGGTATAAAATTATGAATTTCTTTAAGTCCAATAGTTTCAAATTCTTTCCAAAACACACTTTTCCCAAATAATTCATAATTATACTTATCTAAAATATATTCGTCCATAGTTTCATAACAATCATTTGGATAATTATATAAATCTAAATAGTTTGTAATATTTTCACTATTCATAACAATAGTTTTAATAGTTTTTTTCATAGCACTTATTAATTCTTCATCTACCATCATATTTATATTATTCTTATAATAATGTTAAATAATTTTTTTATAAGTCAATTTTTTTATAATCTTTTTTCTTGATAAAAAAAATTGATTAGTTAATAAAATAAAATAAAATAAAAATAGTATAACATAACATAACATAAAATGTCAAGTAGATCTAAACCATATACCACAAATCAAGTGTCTTGGAAATCAATATTAGAAAAACATCTAACAATTCCAATGAATCAACGTGAATATTCTTGGGAACAGAAACAAATAAGTAAATTTTTAGATGATATATTTGAAATTTATAAGGAAAATAAATATGTTTTAAAATTGGGTTCAATTATAAATTTAAAACAAGGCAATGTAAATAATATTTATGATGGTCAACAGAGAATATTAACTACAATTTTAATTCTTATTGTAATAGGTTCTTTGGTGCCAACAAAATTAAAAGAAAAAATTACTCAATTATTAGCAGTAGATACAGAAATAGATACATTGACAGAGCAACAAGAAAAAATTAAAGAAACATTCAATGTCACTATAATTCCAACAATTTATTGTATTAATCCATTTGATATGGAAGCATTAATAAAGATTTATAATAATAACATTAAATCACATTTAGAATTTGTATCTAATATAAAAGATTTTGTGTCAGTTGATAATAATGAAAACAAAGATGAAGAAGACGACAAAGAAGAAGATAATAAAGAAGAGGAAAAATATATATGTAAACACTGTAATACAAAAATTATGAGCAAAAATAAATTTATTGAGCATTTAACTAATAAGCACAGCGATATTTATACTAAACCAACTCCAAATACAAAATTATATGCTGCTTATATATTTATTTATAATTATTTTATAAAAAAAAATTATAATGAGCAACAAATCATTGATTTATATAAATTTATTTTATTTGATATTGATATTCAATATTATGATTGTACTGACCCTGAATATGTTAGTAAAATATTTGATTGGGAAAATAATAGAGGTAAGTCAGTAGAAACGTTGGATATAATTAAAAATCCAATTCTGGTCAATATAGAAGATAGCAAAAAGGTCGAAGTATATGAAAAATGGGAGAAATTAAAACATAAAGGTAATAATATATATAAAAAAGATTATGGACAAAAAATATTTGATATAGCAATTTCTTTATATAATAAAGTAATTGTTAGAAAAATTAAGCATGAAGAATTATACAAACCTATTATTGACTGCAAAGATAAAGATACTTGTTATAAAGAAATAAATAAATTTTTCAAAATAGTAGAAAAACTATTTCTAATTATGGATAAAATTAGTATTGATAAATATGGGAGATTAATTAATGATACACCCAAATTTCGTTTAAATTGGGAAGCATATATGTGGTGTTTATTGCCTATATTTTATATAGTTAATACAATCGATAAAGATTTAATTAAATTATTGACTACATGGTATTGTAGAAATATTCAGTTTAAAACTCTAACTTTCAATAGTTTGTGTTATTCTGAAGTGTTTATTAAAATAACAAATGAAGTTATTAAAAATAGTAAATTTGATTATTATAAAGAAATAAACGCCTGCCTAGTAAAAAATAAAAATAGAAAAATTACAGATGAAAGTTATAAACAAGAATTACAGATTATTAATTTAAACTCAACAAATGCTAAATATTTATTATTATTTCTTGAAACATGTATTAATACTGATATACATACGGTTTCATTAGCATATACTCTTGAACATATTTATTGCCAAAAAGATAAAACAAAGTTATTAGATCCATTATTAATAAATAATATTGGAAATTTGACTTTATTAGAAGGAAAAAATAGTCCAAATGGTCATAAAGGCAATAATTCTCTCGGTTGTAAAGCATATACAAAAAAAAAATTATCATATGAAAAGAGTAGTTGTATGATTTCTAGAAATATAGCAAAAGAATATGAAACTTTTGAAGAAAAAGATATTGTTTTAAGAAGTCAAAGCATTATTACTGAACTAAATAAGTATACAAATTATTAAAACCAAGTAATAGGTATTTTAATTGTAAAAATCACTCTTTTTTTTATGCTCTTCTCATATTATGTCTTTCTAATTTATTATTAATTTCTATTATACATTCGCTAGTAGATCTTACAAATAAATCAGGAATAAATGAATGAATTAATGATTTAATACAAGAAATAAATAATATAAAAGAATAATTTAAAGAAATGAACATATGCTCGAAATAATTCATATTTGAATCTCTCAAATGTTTAAATTCAAAAAACATAATATATAAAATAATTATATATTATTTTTATATATTTTTTATTATTTGTATATAGATTATTTTTATTTTTTCAATACACTATGATATAATGTATAACTTGAAAATAATAATAGTATTATTGTTATTACAATGTTTCTTGATACACTATAAGGCCAATATGGTATAAAATATATAATAGCTAATGCTATTATTCCAAATAAATATATAATGTTATTGTATTCAAAGTATTTATTAACGTTTAGTAATGGATAAAAACCAACAAGATGCATTATTATTATTAAAATAAAAATACCCACTAACTTTTGTTCTAATATTTTATAATAAGTATCAATTATTCCAACTATTCCAATCAATAAAAAAATTAAACTTACATATTTAATATAATTATTAAGATAAAATATTAATATCAAAATAATAGGGAATAAAACCCAACTTAATTCACCACGAAATAATTTATAATGATAATAATATACATTATTATTTTTGAATGTTATTTTCATTTATACTAACGATTTTATATATAAACTTATAAAATATAAAATTATAAATATTTTATATATAGTTCCTAATTTATGAATATTGATTTATTACAACAAGCACTAGAAAACGATGATAATTTAAATATTATAAATACAAATATTCAAGAAATAAAACGCAAGAAAAATGAGATCTTACAAGAACTAGGATTAAAGCGAGAAGATTTAAAAAGTTATCACAAAAAATTACATGGTTATATGTATATAGATAATATAAAAGATTTAAAATATGGGCGAAACTTAAGATGGATAAATTTAAACAAAATAGATGCTATTAAAATAACTAATGGCGCACTATTATGTGATATTAAAATTCACGACAAAGGATTGGCATTGGTTTTAAAAAGTTATAATCATAATTTTATTACACTATATTTAAATGAAAACATAATATTTCAAAAATTAAATAGCGAAGAAGAAATAATCCTTAAAGCCGTTGACTATTTACATAAACAAAATTGATAGTCTTCTAAAAAATTGATTAATATTTATTTATTGTAAAATAATATTCTTTACTATCTTGAAAAATGATTTGCCAATTGCCAACCGATATTATGGAACTTATTATTAAAAATATACCTAATTGTCAAGACCTTATAAATATGAACAGGTCTTCTCTTGTATTGTGTAAAGCAACTAAATTTACGATTGCTAAACGCATGCTATCTAAAAATTTGAAAAAATTTACTAAGCGGCGGTTTTGTATAAATATTTGTTGCTATGATGATACATCCGATTTATATATAAATGTTCATAATTATTACAATAGGCGTTACGTCCATAGTTGGCAAAAACCATTAAACACATCAAATATAGTAGTTAATAATAAAATATATAGCATTAATTCTCATTATTGTTGTGAGTGCTTTAAAAAAAATGTATTGGTCGGCAATAATGAAAAAGTATCACATAACTATCGTATTCCTGAGCAAGTTAATATAACATTTTGTAAATAACATAGCATAAGATAAGCATAAGACACCTATAAAAAATTGATTGTTTATTTAAAAAAACAATTTTTTATATTCCGGTCAAACTATTTATATTTATATTTATACGAAAAGTTTATTTATTAATGACTATCACTTTTTGCGACCTAAATAATGATGTTATTTCAATTATTATAAGTCATGTAAAACATTATTATTATCTTGCTCTCCTTAAGAGGACATGTTTAAGTATCTATAATAGCGTTTCAAAGTTGTCAATTGCCAAACTTTTGTTATCATATAGACTTAGTCAATTTTCCCCAAGAACATTTTGTGTTAATATTAATTGTAGTCATGATACTAAAGAAGTATTTTATAAGCATTACCGCAATGGTTATGATAGTTACGTTCATATTAAGCAATTTGCCTTAAAAAAAACAATACTTTTGATTAATGATAAAAAGTATTGTCTTAATACACATTATTGTAGTGAATGTTTAAAAAAATTTGTTTTGGTAGGTGACTTAAAAAATGTTAAACACAATTATAACTATATAGATGAAGTAAATATAAGTTACACAAGATGTAAGTATATATTTATCTAAGGAGTTCTTGTTATACTTTTATAAAATTGATTATTTATTTTTTTTATTTGTTTATAGTCTGGATAAAAAAGCAAAGAGCAAAGAGCAATATGTCAACCGACCACATTTCGTTTTCGGTTGCTAGAGAGCGCTTGAAGGAGTTTTTTGAGAAGTTTGTTCCGACAAAGAGAGAATACTGTATTAATCCTGAGTGTGTGAAGGAGACGGAAAGTGCGGTGCTATACATATGGGAAGCTCACTCCCAGGCATATGAACATACTGATCGGCAGGCAGCGTTGAACATTACAACTGCGTGGGTGAATGGCAAACCGCATTGGATAAGGTCTCATTATTGTTGTGAGTGCTTCAAGAAACATGTTTTGGTGGGTGACAACAAGAATGCTTCACAGCACTATGGAAATTATTGTGATGGTGTTCAAGAGGTAGAGGTCTACTTTCATAATGAACCTTGGCCTTCTACATGGTTCAATTGTGTTACTTGTGAAGATCACGTGCTAACCGAGCATCAGGAATACATGTTGGCACATAATTAGATAATGACCTGTATGTGTTGTTAAAAAAATTTGATTAAATAATATAACAAAATTTTTATAAATGTCTTGTTATAGTAGTTAAAAATTGATTACTTTTTTTTTCTATTTATTTATAGTCCGGACAAAAAAGCGACAAGCGACAAGCGGCAAGCGACAAGCGGCAAGCGGCAAGCGAAAAGCAATGATGATGTGCGAAGTCTGTGCTATCAATATTTGCGACTTCCCAAGCGAAATCATCGCACTCATTGTTGACCGCCTTGGAAACAAAGACTATCTTGTGAGTTTCAAAGAGACGTGTGTGTTGTTTAGCAAATCTGTAAGCCAATTTTACATTGCTGGACAAATGGTTTCAGTGAAGTATGGAGTGTTTACTGAACGTTATGTTGACAAGCGTTTTGAATTCCAGCATGTGATGGGCGATTGTGCAAACGCAAACTGCTACTACGATACTGAAGCTGTGTGCGAGTATGTATGGAATTATGGGTACAGTCGGTACTATCATCGCATTCAAAAGCCCATGCAATCTACGACCATGTTTGTCAATGGAAAAGAGTATCCTGTAAAGCATCATTATTGTGCTGAGTGCTTTGTGAAGTATGTTTTAGTTGGGTCAAATCCAAATGTGTCGCGGCACTACGGTGATCATTGTAGTGATGGCGACAAGCAAGTGAATGTGACCTTCAATGCGGAGCCTACGCCTTCAACGTGGATACATTACCAAACAGGAACAAAGGAACCATTGTTGAAGTGGCAAGTAGATGCTCTAATTGGTAAGTTTCCGTAGTCTTTGTTTGGAATGTGCTTATATGTGATATTTGTATGTATTATTTTTTTTGCTTTAGTGTTTGTTTTTTATTTAAAAGTAATTTGCCATTTATTGTTTTAGTCAACTTATTTTTATTTGTTTTGCTTGTTTTTAACATCATTCTTTTTTTACACGAGAATCCATTTATTTTTAAATGCTTACGTTGTAGTACACTATGATTACATATTCCAATAGCGCGGCTTTCTTTGTTACCTGGATTGGGAACTTTTTTAATACAACTACATAATTTCTTCGCTATTATGTTTTCTGCCATTTTTTTTATAGAACTTAAAGATGTGTTTGAATTTATTTTAATATTATAATAATTTAAAATATTAATATAATCCTCTTTTGTTAAATTCATTAACTATTATATTATATATTTACATATATTTTTATAAAATAACATATATTTTGTATAAATATATATATAATTACTATGAATGCCAAAAAAATACTAAATTATACATTAATAATTTCTATAGCAATACAAATATTTACATTTATAGTAAGTATTCAAGGTATTTTTACAGAAATTCCTGTTGTATATAATTTAATAAAAGACTTATTTTTCTTGGAATTATTTGTTCAATTAATTGAAGGAGTATTTTATATATGGTTGGCTTTTAATTTTTATACACTTACAAATATAACACCAAAAAGATATTTTGATTGGATGATTACAACCCCTACTATGCTTGTTACATTAATTTCTTATTTAATATTTCTTAATGCCAAAGAAACAAATCAAACACATGGTCTAACTTTATATTCTATTTTAACTACTAATTCTAATGTTATTATACCGATTTTGCTTTTAAATTGGGCAATGTTGCTGTTTGGTTATTTGGGAGAAATAAAAGTTATTCCTGTGCTATATGCTATAATTCTTGGATTTATACCTTTTGTCATATATTATGCTATGATTTATAGCAATTTTGTTCAAAAAACTAATAATGGTTATATTTTTTTCTTCTATTTTCTATTTTTTTGGTCTTTATATGGATTTGTTGCTGCCTTACCTTATTATGCCAAAAATATACTATATAATATATTAGACCTTTTTGCTAAGAATTTCTTTGGTCTATTTTTAGCCTATATAATTTATACTGGAAACTATTAAACATATACTTTTTGGTTTAATTAGTAAGCATTATTTATAGTATAAACTATAAATAATGCTAATAAATATTTTATATGGCAAAATTATTTTATAATGTTATATTAGAATTACACAAGTGCTATGTTAATAGAAAGCGCTATTCCAAATAGTATTAATTATGTAATCGTGTTTGATTTAGATGAAACGCTCGGTCATTTTTCACAATTATATGTATTTTGGTCATTACTTACAAACTATATTAATAATAGTAATGAAATGTTGTTTTTTAAACTATTAGATTGTTTTCCTAAATTTTTGCGCCCCAATATATTAAATATATTGAAAAATATTAAGCAAAAAAAAGAAAAAGGATTGTGTAATTATGCGATGATATACACAAATAATAATGGTCCAAAATCTTGGGCTATTATGATTCAAAATTATTTTCACTATAAATTAAAATATCAGTTGTTTGATAGAATAATTGGAGCATTTAAAGTAAACGGACAAATTATTGAAGTTTGTAGAACTTCGCATGGAAAGTCTATGAAAGATTTAATAAATTGCACAAAACTACCATCAAATAGTCAAATATGTTTTATAGATGATCAAAAGCATAATGAAATGTATAATGAAAATGTATTATATATAAACTTGAAACCATATAGTCACAATATTAATTTTTTAACTATGGCATCTAAAACGTATGATAAAATGCATACTTATTTTCCTAATAATAAATCAAAAGAGGATTTCGTAGATTTTATTGCTAGCAACACACAAAATTACAAACTAGAATATTTAAATAAATCAAAAGTAGAATACAATATAGAACAAGTTTTTGGTAATGTATTAATAAAAAAAATAGACGCATTTTTTAATTCTAAATCACGAAAATTTACAAAGAAAAATAAAAAAATATAATTATAACAACTAATTTTTTAATTAAACATTTTTACAACATCATTGTTTACATTGGAAACTAGTCCATTAATACTATTGCTTATAACATATTTAGCATTGCTTTGTAAATAACTTTCAATAGAACCTATTATTGTGCTCGACAATAATAAAAATACACCAGAAGAAAATACTAACTGTCTATCATATTCTCCAAATTTGCGTTCGTTATATGTAATAGGATTATAATATATAACTAACAAAGAACCTATATATATACGCAAAAATGACTTCAAGTATTCTAAATATTGTGGTGCAAAACCACCAACACCTAATAAAACAATAATATACAATATGAAACTTGCTCTTAGAGAATATAAGAAAAATATTTCATTTACTTTCGTGATTTTATACATTTTATAGTTATTTTATTAATATGTATAAATATAAAAAATTATAAGCTGTAAGCTATAAACTATAAATTATAAACTACCTTGTCATTACAAAAGATTTTAAAAGATTTTATAAAAACTTAGTATGAGAACCTTACAAAGTTGTTCTAGACCCCCCAAAATAATAAATAAAGGCTTAGTTCACTTTTTTTGAAAAATATAATTTGAAAATTTTTTGGGTTTTGGACATTTATAAATGTCCATTTTTGATTTTTAAGAACCTTTATAGAATTTTTGAGAATTTTTCTTTATGAAATTGTATTTAGCACCATAAAGATAATAAAATATTTTAAAATATGCCTTAAAAATCCTTACCATAAACTTTTTTCAAGATTTTTCAAATTTTTGCGCGTTTTTTATAAGTATAAAATACTTATAAAATACTTATAAATTTCGCGAAATTTCGCGCCAACTTTTAATCTCGATTTAATTTGTTATGATATATGTATTTAAAATAGTATGTTAATTATAATTTTCATAAACCATATTTTAAAATACTTATATTTGCGCGGAAATTTTTAAAAACTGATTTAAGAATTTATTATAAGTATAATATACTTATAAATGACTTATAAAAAAAGCGCAAAAAACTCCATTTTTTACGAATGTAATTTATGTCATTATAATACGTGTAAAAAAGGAGATTACTTTAGACATTTACAAACGCAAAAACATAAAAACAATGAAATACTTATAAATAGCGCGCCCACAACAAATAAAAGTTTTACTTGTGAATGTGGAAAAAAATATAACCATAATCAGAGTTTATACAATCATAAAAAAAAATGTGATTTTAAGGTTGTAAGCAATAAAACTGAGGAACCTAATTGTCAAGTTATTTTGCAAAATAATGTAGACCAAAATATGATAATGAAGTTAATATCCGAAAACAATGATATTAAAAATTTATTACTAATACAACAACAACAATTATTAGAGCAACAAAAACAACTAGGAGAACAACATAGACAATTAGTCGAAATAGTGCCTAAAATAGGTAATATAACAAACAATACAGCACACATAAAACAAAATTTCAATATTAATGTTTTTCTAAATGAGCAATGTAAAAATGCGATAAATATGAATGATTTTATAAAGCAAATAAAATTAACACTGGAAGATTTAGATTTAACAAAAAATAAGGGATTAGAAATTGGATTGAGCAATGCTATTATTCAAACTATTAATAAAATGTCGCTATTTGAAAGACCATTACATTGTACGGATCCTAAGCGCGAAACATTGTATATTAAAGATAATGATTTATGGGAAAAAGATAGTGATAAAACAAAAATAAAAGGTGCTTTACATAATCTAAATAAAGCACATTTTAAATTGATTCAAGATTGGATAGTTGAAAATCCTGATTTTAAAGAAAATGATGCCAAGCAAGACTATTTTGCTTATTTGTTGAAAACTTGCTCTGTTAGTTTAAAGACTATTGATGACAAAATTATAAAAAAAATATGTGCTTGTAATAATTTGAAAGACAATTTAAAACAATTAGAAAATATTAATTGGGATTAATTGACAAAAATAATTATATATATTTATATTAGTTTATAAATGGGTTATAAATCTACATTTGACTTTATTTGTGGCATAAATAAAACCACTAACTCTATTTTCGCACTTTTACCTCTTATATATAGTATTATAACAATAATATTTATAATTTTAGGAATTGCTGGTGTAATAGCATTCGGTTCAGGATATAAATTTAAAAATGCTGCGCGCAATGTTTATGGTCTTGTTCACTTAATAACAACTTTTATTTGTATGCTTATAACATTTAATCTTACGTATTGCTCACTAGTTATTCCAAATAATTCTGTAAATGTGGATAAAGTTGTGAGTAAATTTGACTATAGTTCTCCTATACGTAAATCTACAAAACATACTATTGCAGATTTACAACAAGGAGGGGGTGATAAATTAAGAACTAATATAATGAAATTGATTAATAAAGTTTTTGACTTTATAAATAATTTGCTAGACAATAATAGTGTTCCATTTATTATTGCGCAAGTATTATGTACAACCATAATAGTAATAATTTTTACTTTAATGTCTGCTATATTTAGTGGCATCTCAAAGGCGGGTTATGAAATGCATTGTGTTGACAGCAATCAAGTTTTTGATATTCCTTGGTGGGGAAAATTAGTAGATTTTTTTATGCATTTATGTTTAGTTATATCATCTATTTTTGTAGTATTTTACTTTATTTTAAAAATGGTAAAAGATGGATTTAGTGCTGTAACTTCAGGTTTTGGTTTAAGACCTGGTTATACTAAACAGACAAATATTCAAGACGCTCTTAGTAGTGTAACAGATCAAATAGATAACCCCGATGCTCAACAAGCAATTATTGAACTTACTTATGCTTTACAAGAATGGCCTGTAATGAGAGCAATATTTATTATATCATTATCATATTATATAATACAATTGTTTTTAAGGTGGTTTCAAGATGTTATTTCTAATAATATTGTTTTGCTTTCTAGTTGGCAAAAAAGAGAAACCGAATGTAGCGATGAACCAAATAAAGAATTTAAAACAAATGTGGAAAGGGGATTTATATTATTTTGTAATATATTACTATTTATACTATTACTCGTAATTACATTAGTATTGATAGTTGCTAATATTAAGTTTTCTTCTATAATTCGCAAAGGTCTTATTGAAATTCCAAAATATTATATTCCTGCTGCCGCAACATTATCTGTTCCATTAGAATATAATTCATTAAAAGAAACAGCTTCTAAACTAGCAAAAGGAAAAATAAATATTCAAAAGATGGAGGATAAAGCATTTAAACAATTATCTAAAGCACTAAATAGTAAAGGCGAATTTGATGTTGATAAAGTTGACTTAATGATTGATTTTGAAGGGATGGGTGATGCTTATGATGGTATTCCAATTGATACCTCAATAATAAGCCCAATTACACAGAGTAAAAACAAACGCCGTCCGCCAGATAAACCTCTATTTAAAGATGAAGAAGACAGAGAAAGATATGAAAACTATCAAAGAGAAGAAAGGGCAAGAAATCAAATAAGAGAAAGAACTAGCACAAATCCTAAACTATCATCTGCTTTTGCTACTCCTCAACCACCACCTCCTGCTCCTGAACCACCACCTCCTGCTCCTCAACCGCCACCTCCTGCTCCTGAACCACCACCTCCTGCTCCTGAACCACCACCTCCTGCTCCTGAACCACCACCTCCTGCTCCTGAGCCAGAAAAATAATTAATTAAATATTTACCTAATTCTAAATAATATATTTTATAATTAAAAGTTATAAAAAATATTATATTTAAAAAGAAGAACCAAAAGCACCTCCTAATGCTCCATTTGCTGCCATTGGTTCCATGGAATCCATAAATGCGTTTTGCATTGCTTGATTTTGAAAATTGTTTCCTCCTCCACCACCGCCACCTCCACCTCCCCCTCCACCACTATTCATCATATTAGGAAGAGAATCAATTAATGAAATATTATTTTGTGCTGGCAATTGATTTACTCGTGGAGCTATAATAGTATTATCTAGACTATCTGCTCTACTTGCTTGATGAATACCTGGTTGACTTACTCTAATATTTCCCTGATTGTTTCCTCCTTTTGTTTGGGGTTTTCCATTCCACATTTCAAGTATTCTATCGTATAATATGTTTATTTTTGCTCCTAATTTGGTTTGCATGGTCATTATTAAAACTAATGTAGGAATAATGAAACTTATTTCATTAAATTTACTATATGGAACATTGCTATATGTGGGAAAATACCTAATAATTTTATCAATGAAATACATAGCAATAAATAATACACCTAATTGAATTACTATTTCTATTACTAATTCAATACTTTCTTTTCTATCATCATCTTCAGGTATATATTCTTTTATCATTTTTAATAATACTATAACAGGTATTAAAGCAATTATAATATATTGAAACATATTCAATAATATTGCTTTATTATCGCTATCAAAATTAAAAACATAATTGAAAAATCCGGAAGGACTTAATTTACTACTTCCTCCAAAAGAACCAGTGTCTAAAGATTCTTCTATGGTCATAAATACTATTATATATATAAATTAAAAAAATATTATATTAAATTATTTTACCTAAATAAAAGAATTATTATTTTAATTAATCTAGACAAATAATATTTCAATAAATAATATTTTAATAAATATTAAATATTTATTGCTAATATTATTAAAATGTTAAAAAAATCTTGTGAATCAATAAAATATAGAAATAATAAGTATCACGAAGAAAATCAATATTTAAATTTACTAGAAGACATATTGACTAATAATGCGGAATTTATTGGAAGAAATGGAAACACATTATCTATTTATGGTTCAGCAATGCATTTTTCACTTGAAAATAATAAAATCCCCCTAATTACTACAAAAAAAGTGGCATGGAAAACTTGTTTACGAGAATTATTATGGTTTATTAAAGGAGATACAAATAACAAACATTTAAAAGAAAAAAATGTTCATATATGGGATGAAAATGGGTCGCGTAATTTCTTAGATGAACGTGGATTATATAATAATAGTGAAGATGATTTGGGTCCAATATATGGGTTTCAGTGGCGTCATTACAATGCTAAATATATTAATTGTAATAGTAACTATAGTAATAAAGGCATTGACCAATTAAAACAAGTAATTGAGTGTTTAAAAGATCCTAAACAAAGAAATTCTAGACGAATGATTATTACGGCATGGAACCCTTGTCAATTAGATATTATGGCACTACCCCCTTGTCATATAATGATGCAGTTTAATGTAACAAATAATACAAAATTGAGTTGCTCAATGTATCAACGTTCTAATGATGAGGCATGCGGAACTTGTTTCAATATTGCGTCATATTGTTTTTTAACACATTTATTGGCAAAACATTGTGACTTAGAACCATATGAGTTTCTTTATTTTAAAGGAAATTGCCATATTTATAAGGAACATGTCGAAAACATAAAAATACAATTACAGCGAGAACCATATGAATTTCCTACTTTGGAAATTATTAACAAGAGAGAAAATATTGAGGATTATTGTGAAGAGGATTTTATTATACATAATTATAAACATCACGACCCTATAAAATATGTTATGGTTCCGTAAAAAGTTTTATTAGATTTTTAATAAATTAATAATAAATTAATAATAATAATAATAATAATAATATTAATATTATTATGGTTTAAAAAAAAGATATTATAATATTGTAAATATGTCTACGGCAGCTTTAGCTTCTGCACGAAGAAGACGAACAACAAATGAACCGGCAGCATCATCTCAAAATACTTCAAACAAATCGTCACAGCAAGAATCACCAAATGCAGCTAAACAGGTAATACCTCCGCCTCAATCTTTAACACCTTTACAAATACTACAACTTCATGATAATAAATTAAAAGATTTAGAAACATTATTAATTGAATTAAATAGCGAAGAATATATAACAAATGTTGTGGAGGAAAAAATAACTGAATTGATGCAGTCAAAATTGGCTACTTTTTCTGATGACTTAGATAAAGTTAAACCATCTAACTCAAATTATAGTTCTATTGAAACTAAATTACAAATGCTTGAAACTACTATCCAAACCAATTTAACTATTCAAAATGTTAGACTTGATGAATTTAAAAATGGAATTCAAGACAACTTTAATACTTTTAAAGAAAATACTATTAAAATGATAGAATTATTAAATGCCAAAGAAACAAATGTTTCAATTCCGGGCGAATCAACTATGAATGTTGAAAAATTAGAATTACTAACAAAAGAAGTAAATGAATTAAAGTTATTAGTGATTAAAAATCAAACTCTGGCATTGGAAACATGCACTTCGCTAATTAGTATGAAAGATGATATTAAATTAAATAATGAAAAAATTGCGCAAACTATTGATAAAGTTTGGGCTAGTTCTATGAATAATATGTGCTGTAACGAAGAGCAATGTGATCCGGCACAAATGTTTTTACAATCTTTTATGAGAACTAAGTTATTTAGTGGAACAAATAAAATGAATATGGATGCTAATATGGATTACGAATATGAAGGTGAGGGTGATTATGAAAATCAGGGTTCAGATAATACTAAAAAATTACATATTGATTTAACCAATGAAGAAATAGTTTTGGATGAAGAAGAAATAATTTCGGATGATGACAAAATTGTTATGGACACAGATGAGTTAATTATGGATGAAAATCAATTAAAAGAAATATTAGAGTCAGTTTCTATGGAAGAAATTAATTTAAGTAGTACTTCGTTAAAACAAGACGTTCTTGATGAAATCAAAAATATTTCTTTACTTACTAATGAAAGTAATTTAGAAACTACTAACTAATAACAAATAGTCGGTTTATTAATATTAGTTATAATAAGAGTAATATTTATTTTATTATTTATGTTTAAATAAAATAAATAATATGTATTAAACTATTAATTAATGGAGTTAGTAATTAATTTTATGATTTTTTGTATTGTATTATTTATATACATTCACGTATATAATCACATTAAAACAAGTAATTATTTGGAAGTATATGAAATAGAAAATCTCTCAAAAGATAAATTTGAGGATATAATAAATTTCAAACAACCATTATTATTAAATAATAGTTCGTTAATAGACAATATTGATGCGAATTATTTAATTTCTAATTATCCAACTTTTGATTTGAATTTATATAATAAACAAAATGGATTATTTTTAAAAACAAAGATGGAAGATTTTGATGCTATAATAAATAATGATACTTCAAATAATTATATAACGTATAATAATAAGGAATTTTTGGAAGAAACAACAATAGAAAAATTATTATCTTCAAGTGATACTTTTTTTAGACCATATAATGTATGTAATAAAAACTATGATATTATAATGGGTAAAAAAAATAATAGTACTCAATTAAAATATAGTATTAATTCGCGAAATATATTATATTTATCAAGTGGAAAAATAGAAGTGACTATGTGTCCTCCTAAATATTATAAAAATTTACATGTTCAAAAAAATTACGAATTATTGGATTTTTATTCGGCAATTGATATTAACAACATTCAAAGCAATTATAAAAATGATTATCATAAAGTAAAATTCTTAAGAGTATTATTAAATACTACTCAGGTTCTAATAATACCTCCTTATTGGTTTTATAGTATAAAATTTCTTGAAGAAAATACAATAGTTTTTTTTAATAGTTATAGAACCTACACAAGTAGTATAGCAATAGTGCCTGATTTGTTTATACAACTATTACAAGAAAATAATTTGAAATTAAATATAATAAAAGAATTATATACTAAAAATGAAAGCGTTGAGAGTGTTGAAATTCAAGATATAAATACAAATATAAATACAAATACAAATACAAATACAAATATAAATACAAATACAAATCAAAATACAAATACAAATCAAATTGAAAGTGAAATTTCTAATACAAACTAAATATTTATTTTAGAAAAACATAAAAACATATAACGCTAATATTTTATTAGCACTTCATATATGTTACTAAATAAATATGAAATAATATCTAAAATATCTAATGGTGAATTTGGAGAAGTATTAAAAGTAACGCATAATAATAAGTTTTATGCTGTAAAATATGGAGCAAAAGAGTTAATTAAATATGAATTATCAATATATAAACAACTAAAATCTTGCGGCAATATATCATCAATATATGATGTATTTGAATACAATAATAATATGTATATGGTGTTAGATTTATATACTATGACATTAGTAGATTATAAATTGCGAACTTATAATAATGAAAATTATTTTGAGAGATGTATTGTTATTATTAAGTCTTTAATAATTATTATTAAAACTATTCACGAAAATAATATAGTTCATAGAGATTTAAAACCAACAAATATATGTTTAGATTCCAATAATAAATTATATATTATAGATTTTGGTATTGCCAAAATATATAAACATACTAACGTTCATAATAGTGAATCAAAAATAAAAGGACTAATTGGATCAGTTAACTTTTCTAGTTTAAATGTTATAAATTTAATCGAACCTTCAAGAAGAGATGATGTAGAGGCACTGTTTTATAATTTATTGTATTTATTATTGAGTAACGAACATTACAAATACTACGATGGTCTTAATACGCTTGAAAAAAAAAACATAACATCTATTATATACTTAATGCAAAATACATTAAATATACAAAATATAGATTATATTTTATTAAATAGATTGTTTACTTACATTAGAAGATTAAAATATAATCAAGAACCTAAATATGATTATATTGTTCAACTACTTTCTAAATTAGTAATATGATAGTATTATTTTAATTATTTTAAAAATAATGTTATATTATACATTAGTTCTTTTGCTTTTACTTTAAAATCGTTGTTTGATAAATTGGTTATTAAATCTAATGATTCGTAAATATCATTATTTATAATTGAAACCAAGTGCGCAAAAGTAAATGGCAAATCTTGAACTTCACATAATATTAATATAATAGAATAAATATTATTAAAATAATATTTATAGTAATTAAACCATTTGCTAGTAATATATGCCTTATATTTAATAAGAATTGCTAACATATTACTAAGTTCTTGTAATGTTATTTTATGAGTGGAGAGATTATGAAAATCACTTATTTTATATGTTGCTTCACTAATAATGGCAACTATTTTTAAATAATCGTTATCTTTAGTGTTAATTGTTTTTATGGTATTAAAACTTAATATGTGTGCTTGTAAATCTTTTGGTAATTTAAAATAAATATTATTTAAAATTCGTCTCACCTTATTTCCTCTATATATTTTTTGAATTATTACTATTTGCTGATTATAGTGTATTTTGGCATGGTTGCTACAATAAAAATTTTTACATAATAAAAAAATAGGATATTTGTATTTTTTACAAATTATACAAAACATAATTATATAATAAAATAATATAAAGGTTTTATATATTATTAATATATAAAATGTCTATGGCTGATACTGCCACCAACCAATACGTAGGAAAAGTAAAGTGGTTCAACAACAAGTCTGGTTATGGTTTTATTACTTTTATTGATTCAAGTGATTTTAAAGGGAAAGATATTTTTGCCCATCATTCTTCTCTAAATGTAAAGGATGAGATTTATAAATACTTAGTCCAAGGAGAATATGTTGAATTTGGTGTTCAAAAAATGGAGTCTGGAAATCACGAATATCAAGCAATGAATATTAAAGGAATTCATCAAAACGATTTGATGTGTGAAACGCGCCATAAAAACCGCGATTTATCTAAGAATTCGGAGTCATTAGTTATTAAGTCTTATAATACACCAAGTAATGTAAAACCACAACATAAGCATAGCAGACCATAATAAATATTCTTATTAAATAATAAAATACACTACAAACATAAGGAGTAATGAAACTAAAATTAAAAAAGTTAATTTAATTGAAATATATATATAATAAAGTCTTCTATCTGTCGTATACGCTATGTCCATCATATTTGTATCATTAGTTAGAATTAATTCGTTGTTAATATTATTATTACGAATAATAATACTATTATCATTGTTGTCATTACCATGATTATGAATTATAGCATTAGCACTATTGTTACTGACAGGAATATACTCGTTATATGACACAAGTGTTTCTATCATACTATTTTCTTGACTACATATAAAACATTTTGATACATTTTTGTTTGTAATATTTTTGCTTATCCAATTATTAAGGCAATAAATGTGAACATCGTTTTTACAACAAGTTAATGTAAGTAGTTCATTGACAGATATATTATTTAAACATATTACGCATTCTGTAGTATCAATATGATTCATTGAATTCCGAGTTTAACTATTATAACTATATAAAAAAATATTATTATATATTTTTTTAATAGTTTTTATATTTTTTTATTTTTATTTTTATTTTTATTTTTCAACAGAATACTACCGGACGTGTGAGAATGTAATAATAAATAAGGAGTTGGAAATAGAAGGAATATTACGAGATGGGAAAGTAGTAAGGAAGAGGGGGGTGTAGTTAGTTTATAGCGTGTAGTTTCCAATGTAATTTTTCTTCTGGTAAGAGGTTGTTCCAAGTAATAGCGATTTCTTTCATAATATGTGTATGTGTGGGATGAAAGTTAGAGTTGTGTGTATGATCGAAGTAAATTTTAAAAAGAGAAGAACGAACGTCTTGTCTAATAGATTGTGCGAACAACTGAAAACCGGAAGATTTTTTAACGTGAACTTTAGATGAAAGAAGTGACTGAATATGAAATTCGAGAAGATCTAAACGTGCGTTAAGGTTAGATTGTGAAGAAATAAGAACCATAATAGTAAATAGGAATAATGAAAAAAAGAAAATGAAAATAAAAATCAATTTTATAAAAGTGTAGCAAAATCTGTCAAAAAAAAATATTTTTTTTGGTTTTTTGAAATAGTTTTACAAACAAAATCACAAAATCACAAAATCACAAAATAGTAACTTATTCAGGCTTAGCATTAATTTCGTTGGCCTTAGCAGTCCAGTCAGCCTTTTCCTCAACACTCAATTCTGCCCACATCGCAGCCTGTTGCTTCATGATTTCCGTATTCTTGGGCTTCTCATCGCCAACACTAAGTTTGGCAATAACCTCATCTCTTACAGATTTAGAGAAGGTAATGTAACCATTTGTTCCACGCTTTTTCTTGGATTCATCATCGGAAGATGTTTCCTTTTTGGACTTATTTGTCTTAGGTTCTTTCTTAGTCTTCTTAACTTCGACGTCAACTTCTTCGTCAGAAGTGTCATCCTTAGACTTCTTGATTTTTTCCTTCTTGGGTTTAATGATAACTTCAGGAGGGACGTCACTATCGCCAGTCTTAAGAATAGTAGCGAGCTGCTTCTCAAGAGTGGTAACGCGACTAGTGGAAGTCTTAAAATCCTTAATAAGCAAAGCAACCTGCTTCTCAAGGGCATCAATACGAGCAGTCTTCATAACGTCCTCCTTGACAAGGGTCTCAATACGCGCGCAAATCATCTCGTTGGTCATCATCATATTATTAGTATTAGTAGTATTTGGGTAGAATACATACAACATAAAAAAAATAGTATTCAATTTTTTTTTAGTATAACAAAAGTATAACAAAAGTATAACAAAAGTATAACAAAAAAATAATAACTAATATAAGGTTATGTTACCGAATTCCGGTTTGCTGTAAAATATAAAGAAAAAGTTCAATAGTGTTAATACATAATATAGTATATAAGTAAAAAAATAATAAAAATAAAAAATGAATGCTACTATATAGCAATCTCTCAATCTCTCAAAAAAAAATCTTTTTTTTGGATTTTTTAAAATAGTTTTACTAACACAATCACAAAATCAATACACTAATTTACGCAACATCATTTGAGACCTTTGCCTTAGCAGTCCAGTCAGCCTTTTCCTCAACACTCAATTCTGCCCACATCGCAGCCTGTTGCTTCATGATTTCCGTATTCTTGGGCTTCTCATTGCCAACACTGAGTTTGGCAATAACCTCATCTCTTACAGATTTAGAATACACAATGTAACCATTTGTTCCACGCTTTTTCTTGGGTTTATCTTCGTCGTCAGATGAAGATTCCTCCTTAGACTTCTTGGTCTTAGGTTCTTTCTTGGTCTTCTTAACTTCGACTTCAACGTTGCCTCCCTTAATAAGCAAAGCAACCTGCTTCTCAAGGGCATCAATACGCGCAGTCTTCATAACATCCTCCTTGATAAGGGTCTCAATGCGCGCGCTAAGCATCTCGTTGGTCATCGACATATTATTAGTAGTTTTTGTGTAGAATACATACAACATAAAAAAAAATAGTATTCAATTTTTTTTTAGTATAACAAAAGTATAACAAAAAAATGAGAACATAATAATAACTAATATAAGGTTATGTTACCGAATTCCGGTTTGCTGTAAAATATAAAAAGTTATATACTAAGCATAATAGTATATAAGTTTAAAATAATAAAAATAAAATAAAAATTTGGAGAGATTGTAATTATAGACTATAAAAAATTGATATAATAATAAATTAATAAAATAACTATAAAATGTCAAATATTACTTTAACAATGAAAGAAGTATTATTAAAATATAAATCGCTAGATGCCAACATAATTCACGAACGAAATAAATTAATAAATGATGAATGCTTACACAATGAAATATGTAATATTTTGGCAAATCAATGGCAACAACAAAGTCTAGCACAACCAATAGTATGTGCTACTTTGGGTGGAAATAACAAGTTATGTTCTATGATTGACGAAAAGACTGAACTAATGGGACAATCGCCTTATTGGACGTGGACAAAAGCACAATTAAAAGTAAATCAACAAAGAGATAGTATTGATTTATTATTATGTGATTTAGTAAAGGCAGTTATTGAAAATGAGGACGCGCAAATAGTAATTGAGAGAGAAAAAACACAAACACAAACACAAATACAAAATGTAAACTCATTTATAAGTGCGGCACTCGGCGCACTAATAGTAAACATGTTTTATTATTATTTTAAATACTAAAGGGTGACTTCAATGGGCAACGAGGCTAACTCCCTTTTCTTTTTTATATAAATAGCATGGGCAATAACACCTGCACAAAGAAAACCACTTGCTAACCCTATAAATGTTCCAATATAAAATAAATCAATAGAGTCAGTAATTTGCTTGTCAATATTAGTAATGCTTGTAACTAAATGTTGGCTCTCAGAAATATTCATAACACTAACTAATCTCTCAAATTAAATAAAATAATTTATAAAAAATTTGTAAATTATTTTAAAATAATCAATTTTTATAATAAAAAAACACACATGCTTCACAAACACAAACACAAACACAAACAACCTATTTAACACATATTAAATATAGCATATTGACTTGCTTTTACTTGACCTCTCCAGTAATGCTCAAGTGCTTCATCTGTAGCCCGATCAAGAAGACTTAAGTCATCAACATTCTCTCTTTTCAACCATGGTTGCGGAGGCAAAGGCAACTCACAGGGCGCAGGCGATGCCGTCATAATCTTACAATTGTCCTCTTCGCACATACGCCGCGCCAAATATCGACACTTACACCGACAATCATTATACCACAATTCTTTTGTGTCATCCAACAAATCAATGTAATCATAGGCTTGAATAATAGGTATAAGTGTATGTGGTTTACGGAAATTATGACGCTCGCAACAATCACATTTATTACACGTGTCCAACTTCTCTTGCCAAGACTTTCCTACGAAAGCACTATAATCATTGGCGCGGTCAATATGCGGACTTGGCATAAGTGAACACATAATAGCGTTAGACATAGTAGATATAGGCTACAATAATTAAAATAATAATAAGTAATCAATTTTAAATAAGGCTACACGAGAGATTATTATGGAATTTTTTGCTACTAGTTTAAGGTTTTGTTACCGAATTCCGGTTTGCTGTAAGGACATAGTTATTATGACATATTAGAGTGTAATATTTTTTGTAATATTGAGAGATTACGGGAGTCGGGATGGGGTGGGGGTGGGTTGGCGACTACACATTTCCTCCTCCCCACCCCCCTCTATAAATATACGCCCCAGTCCCCCCATAACCCAATCTGCTACAATCTCTCAAATTAAAATAAATATATTATATAAACTGTATATAATATGTTAAAATCACTAAAATCAACCCGAAAAAAAGAAAGACCCCCTCAAAGTCCAGGAACAAAAGAAAAGAGTACATCTTTAAGTCCAAGAACAAAGTCAAACAGGTCAAAAGCTGCCACAAAACTTCAAACCACATTTAAAAATAAAGAAGATTGCGGAATATGTTTATCAAAAATGTTAAACATTAAAACACAAGTAAGACTAGCTCCTTGTGGACACACATTTCACAGAGCGTGTATTAATAGATTCAGGTCAAGTGGGGGAATAACATGTCCTAATTGTAGAAGACCATTTACAGATGCTGATATAGTAACACCAAACCAATATAGAATATTAGAAGCGCATAAACATAAACACCCATACACATTAAAAAAAACATTGCGTCTCTTTGATGACGCAATAACAAATTGTAAAGAAGCATATGAAAAATATCAGGCCACAAGTCAATCAAGGGATGTGGCATACTGGGAATATAATGATTATGTTTCTGCTAATTATCCACCACCACATTCAATGAATCCATCAAGATATTTTTATAATAAAAAAGAAGCAAACTTAAGAAAAATACTCATCGATGCGACATCATTACAGACGGAAGCATATAACAATTATATGTTGAAATGTAAAGTAGCGGCGCCTTTTACAGCACAATCACGTAAAAACTTCAATCCTAATGACTATCGTGAGTTTAATGAATATATACAATCTATTTATGAATCCCAAAACCCCAATACTTTAAAAAAATTAACAACATATAAACACACAGAAAAGCCATTTAAGTTTGATTAATAATCCAATCCAATCCAATCTATTAAAATCTACTACGCTTATCTCTCAATTTAAAATAAATAATTCATAAAAAATAAAATCAATAAACTATAAATCAGTCCCAGTCCCCCCATAATCCAACCCAATCCAATCTACTATAATCTCTCAAATTTAAATAAATAATTACTAAAATTTAAACAAAAATTACTAAATAACTATTTAACAGAAACAATTTTCAGAGGCTTATTCATTAGTGTCCTCGCCTTATTTACTAATGTTGATGCCCTAGATTTCCACAAATCTAGTCTTGTCTTCTTCGCCCGTGTTGCCTTTTCTTTTTTCTCTCTGTTAGTCTTTAATTCTAACATATAGTCGTTATTCTTTATTCTATTACGAGCAACTTCATCTTGAATACGCATATGAATAGGATCGTCATCTATTAATACGTCAGGTCTATTTCTACTAATTTCATTACCAGCTCGTTCTTCTGTTTGTCTGAACCAATCAGTTATACTTGTATAAGGTTCTATAACTTCCAAAGTATCAATTAATTTGTTATTACGTAGTAACAAATTCCGCGACCTAAGTAATAAATATATATTAGTCCGTTGTTTGATAAAAGCAGTATCGCTTACATTATTCATTGCTGCTTCTAATAATGAGTTAATAAAGTCTAGGTGCTCTTGTTTTGAAGCAGGTTCAGTCATACAACAATACTTACCATTATCATATTTAGGAAATGTCTTCATAGTACAACCTAAACTACCTTCTATATTTATATTTTGTAAATATTCAAACGCTGGAACATTCCCCTTGGTAAATATGACTTTTTTATTTGGATGACATATATTTTGCCAAGCTTTGCTTTCTTGATCAAACACAACCTTTTTTTTTATACTAGACTTGCCTCTCATGAGAGATGATACAGGCATAGATACTTTCTTTGTAGCAGTCGGTGCCTCCTTTTTCCTAGTAAAATTACTTAATTTTCGTAAAGTCGTCACAAAAGGCATTCTATAACTCGATTCTTTACCGCGCCCCTTTCTTCGATTACTTTTGCCCCTTAACTTATGCGTGTGTGTTTTTTTTAAAGCTCTATGTAATACCATATAATTATTATATAATAATTATATAATAATTAATACTATAATATAAAATAATATAACATATCAAATTTTTTTATAGCGTATTCTTGTGCCTCCTTTTTTTTTCTTAGAAGCACGTATTTTTTTAGTTCTAATTAAAGTTTTTTTGCGATCAAGCGTAGCCGAAATATAATCAGATTTAACTTGGTCTATTAAAACAATTTTATCATTATTTATATATATTGGATAATTCCCATCATCATCCGGATTAGCAAGCATTTCATTTTCCTTGGAAATATCACGATCTTTAGTAGAAATAGGACAATCATAACTTATTATTAAAGTGTTGCCGGCATTATTTCTCTTAACTTTTAAATTTTTAGATATTAAGTAAACACCACCCCACATTTGTAGTTGATTTTTCCACCAATCTCTCAACTTACCCAAATTATTATATTTTTCTAAAAATTTCTTTGAAAAATCAGGTTTTATTTCTAAACGAACTACTTTTCTTGTATAACTCATTAACTATATATAACCAAAGATAATTTATAATCAAATCAAATCAAATCAAATCAAATCAAATCAAATCAAATCTCTCAAAATCAAAAATAAATAATACATAATTTATTTAAAAAATAAACAATATACTAATTATACATTAATATTACTATCATTATGTTGCTATTGCTACTCATATTTTTATTATTAAATCCAACACACACTATAAAAATACCAACTACCCCTAAAACAAAATATTATTATGATTCGCGTATTCATAATTTTGGTAATGTGGGATTAGGTGGACAACTTCATTCATTACTAGCACCTTACGCAACAACTATGATAGACACTAAATGTTATAATTCAGTAAATATACGCCAAGTAATTCTCTCAAAATACAATCAAGATTTTTATAAAAATTATGAAAAATTACCCAAAGTAATAGATTTATGTTGTGGAACAGGAACATCGACGGCACCCAACCAATTAGGTATTGATACTAGTGAGCATATGATAAGCAAGGCAATATTAAACCAAGCAAAAAAAAATCAATTATCTCTCAAAACACATACACATACACATACACAATTTATCAAAGGCAACGCAGAAAACTACGGACAACAAGACGAGTTTGACACCGCAACAATAATGTTTGCTTTCCATGAAATGCCAAATTATGCACACCATAAAATAATAAAAAACGCCAAAAAAATAACAAAACATGACATAATAATTATGGACATAGATCCAAGTTATAGTCCATCTAAACTAATGTTATCGGGCGAACCATATTTATTAAATTATAAAAACACAATACATAAGTTATTAACACAGCACCAATTTTCATATATAGAATATATACCAAAACACGTAGGATTATGGATTTATAGTCATAATAAATCATAATAAATCATAACAAATACAAAATTTACAAATATAACACAATATAATACTTTAACAAAAAAGATATTATATTATGTATTATATAATACAATGATAAAAAAAACAAGAAATAAAAAAACAAGAAATAAAAAAACAAGAAATAACAAAACAAGAAATAAAAAAATAAGAAATAACAAAACAAGAAATAAAAAAATAAGAAACAAAAAATACAAACAAAAAGGGGGCAAATTTCCTGCAATAGAAGCATTAACATACAATTTATCATGGGCTTCACAAAAAAAAGAAGTAGCAGGTTCTGAAGCAGATTTTGTGGAACAATGTATTACTATAAATAGAGATTGTTATAAAGAGGCATTAAAAAAAATAACAGAGTTACATAATACCTTCAAGTTTGACATAATTGGTATTCAAGAAGTAGAAGATGCTGATTTAGTCACCACAATATGCGAAAATACAGGTTTATCAGGATGGTATAGAGGCGCGACGTGGAATAGTTTTGTAAATAAATATTCAGGATGCGCTATTATTTGGAATACAAACACTCTTGGGACTATGGAAACAAGTAAAACTATTAATCTGGCACGCGTAGAAAAAGACAAAGACAATAAATGCGATGCTAGAACTTGCTGTATAGTTACAACAAGTAAAGATGTTAATCTTATTGTAGCACATTTTCCGTGGTTAAATACTCGAGAAGATATATTCGCAATAACCGAGATTATTGATGCACATATTTCATCACATGGACCAATTATTATTTTAGCAGATACAAATGATTCTAAAACATTAATATCAAATGAATTCCCTTTAATAATAAAAAATAAAGCTTTATCACATGGACTTTCAAAAAAAGAAGCACGAGAAGTTTTAAATTCATGTTGTTGGCATAAAAAAAATTATAAATACCAACATTTAGCAACTACAGGCGATTACATATTATCAGAAAATGTGAGAAATATTAGAATTCCAATTTCTCATCCAACTAATGAACCTAGCGAAACCGAATTATATTCAGATCATATGCCGGTGATTGCGTCCATTATCATATAATTACACAAGAAACAATCCAAAACAAATTAAAACCATAGTAAAACAAAACGGACCCATAAGCAAACAAAGCATATGAAGAAACCCAAAAATAATCGGAACATAGAACACAACAATAGCCGCAAGAAACGCACCAGGAAGGCACAAAGATAACAAGAGCAATATAAGAATCAACGAGAACCAAAGACCCATAACTGGGCTCATATTTTATTTATTTCGATAACATAAAAAAAATATGTTTTCAACAAATCAATTTTTTTTACCTACACTATTTATGACACTATTTATAACACTATTTATAACAATAATTCTAGCAATTATTGTTATAATTTACAAATTATAAAGAAACAAACACATTAAACCGAAACAATACCAAATATCACGAGGAATAAACGACATCATATAAAAACCAAAAACCACAAGTGGAGCATAAAAGATTGTAATCGCAACACTAAAAGCATTAGGAATAACATTAGAACACAACAACAACACAACAATGGACGCAAACCAAATAGTAGTAAACATTGAATTAAATTTTACGAATAACACAATAAAAAAGATTTATAAGCAAATCAATTTTTTTTCACAAAAATATAAATAAAATTACATGCTATTTGTAATTTGTGAAAATCTTACAATTGTATTATATAGTTCTGGTAAATTTAATAACATTTTTTCTTTATTAAGATTATCATATCTACATATAACATTACCCCTTTGTAATCCAGTATATAAATCAGCTGCTCTTAAATTATATAAATTAGTATAGTGAATTTCAGTATCAGATTGACCTCCGCGTCTACCCTTCCAACCAAGTTCTTCATTAGTAGGAGTAAGTGAAAATATTGACCCAATAATTCTCTCATTTTTACTTTGAAAGACAGCAACAGCCATAATTTTACCTGGATATTCAATAAACCATAATATATCACCTGGTTTTAGTTCATCAAGAATTTTTTTACATTGACGAGATTTTACACCCCATAAACCCCTATGGCTAGTTTGTACAAAATTTTCACCATCACTAACATGGAAAGTATAGTGTTTACTTCCGTTAATTTGACTCATATTACCTGTAATTAATATAATATATTTTTTTATTATAAATAATTTCAATTTTTTTTCACAAAAATAAAAATAAAATATATATAAAACCTACTTAAAGAAACAACACCTTATATAGTATAGCAATAAAAATAATAAAAATATTTTTTTTAATTCTGCTCTCATAGCTCAGTTGGTCAGAGCGTTGGTCTTATGAGCCAAAGGTCGGCAGTTCGAACCTGCCTGGGAGCATTTCTTTTTTTTAGCTCTTGTGGTGTAGTTGGTCATCACCGAGGACTTTGAATCCTCTAACCCCAGTTCGAATCTGGGCAAGAGCTATTTTTATGCTGGGATGCCCGAGTCAGGTCTAAGGGGGGCGACTTAAGATCGTCTGGCTTCGGCCGCACGGGTTCGAATCCCGTTCCCAGCATTTTTTTACTGCTCCGTTAGCTCAGTTGGTTAGAGCATACGGCTGTTAACCGTGAGGTCACTGGTTCGATCCCAGTACGGAGCGTTTTAATAAAAATAATATGTAAATTATTTTTACATATTATTTTTAAAAGAATATAAAATAAATATATAAAAAAAATAAAAAAAATATAAAAACAAAAAAAAACAACTTAAAGACAATAACACATATTTATATACTAACACGTGTCAGTGTTATTCACTTTTTAAAGTCCCTGTGACGTAATTGGATAACGTGCCAGACTTCTAATCTGGAAATTGCGGGTTCGAGTCCCGTCAGGGATAAAATTAAAAAGTAATAAAAAATTAATATATGTTCGCATATATATTAATTTTTTTACACAACACAACACAACACAACACAACACAACACAACACAACACAACACAATACTAAATAACTTCAGCACCCAACAACATCTGCCCAGCGCTTACCAACCATAGATGTCAATCCTACACCCCAAATAATTGGATCGTTTTCAAAATCCATAACACTCTCATCACTATTGTCATCGCTATCTTCCTCGTCTTCGGCATCTGAACAAACCATGCCAGCAAACATATTTTTATTTTTCACTTCAACAACAGGGGCAACATGCACAAGTTTGACAGACTTAGTATATACTACTGGTGCTTTCTTAACAGACCCACTCATCTTACAATACTTAGTTGTATGACCAAAATAACCACAATTATTGCACTTTGTGTTCAACAACAAAGGACAAACAACATTCGACGCATAATCACGAACATTGTGAGTATTGTATCCGGACTTGGAAGCATCAAAGCAAACTTTGCAGAACATTTTTTATTAGCGCTTTATATAATTTTTTTAGATTATAACACAATGTAAAAATAATACAAATCAATTTTTTATAAGTATAACAAAAACAATAACTAAGATTCTTTATTGAATATTTCATTTAATAAAGAATCTTCATTTAACAAAGAATCTTCATTTAAATTAGGTTTATAACCTTTTGGTAAAAATGATGTAACAGTCATATTAAAACGCTGTAATAGCACTTCAAAAATATTAGGAAAATAATCATATATAAAAAAACTTAACGCATATTTTTTACGCAATTCGACATTTAAAATTTCTTGATTAAAAAGTCTATCAATCATAACAAACGCTGTTTTTAAATAAATAATCTTGTTTATTAATTTTTTTTTAGATAAAATCAATTTAGATACACGTTCTCTATAAGCATCTAATTCTGACTTTTCAATAGGCAAATTAGATTTTATAATGGCATTTAATAGTCGTAACTCATTTTTTATATCCTTTAACATAGTTATTATTCTAACTTTATGGTCTTTAATTTTCTTTATAATAGTAAACATATTTGTATTACAAATAATAGGATAAGACTTAGAAATTTGCTTTGGTATTAAAAAAGGATTAGTTTCTTTTATTTCATTAATTTTTTCTTCAATAGTTTTTATTTTTTTTCGCAATGATTTCAAAATTTTAATTTCAAGTTTATTATACTTAGATGTCAACATATTTTCATCATCAGAATCATTTTGTAGTGGTAATGGCATATTATTTCCATTAAACCTATAATTTCGAGTATTATTTAAATCTTTATCAAAACTAGAGTCAGAGTCAGAATTATTAGATTCAGAACTATTAGAATTAATAATATTTGTATAAGTTCTATTATTGCTAACAGGTATTTGCTTAAATGTTGATGCTAATTCTGGAATATTTCCAGATGATGATGCCAATTCTTGGGTTGATTTAAACAAATAATTTTTACGCATCTGTAACTTAGATTTATAATTTTTTTTATAAATCTTCTTATAATCATTAGTAAATAAAAGCATTTTGCCTGACTGAAATTCAACATAAGATTGTAATTTATCATATTGATGAGCAGTTATTTTATATGCTTGTGCAGCAGCATCTAATTTCATAAAACTCAATAATGATAATATAAATGTTAAAAATCCATTTAAACTAGCCAAAATATATTTGCCATATATTATTTCTTCCAATGGAGATTGCGCAACAGTACAAAAAGCAGTAATCACAATAGAAGGTATAGTAAAGCAATAAAGCATAATAATAGTATAATTTCGAGCTTGGTTATAAATTATTTTTTGCCCTCGCAAATAACTAGATACTATATCGAGCGCCGATGAATAACGTTGTGTAAAATCCAAATCATAATATTTATTTACATGCTTTTTAACATCATTATAAGATAATTTTTTATAGTTTATTTTATGGTCTTTATTTGCCAAAATACTATCTTTATAAATCCACGAAATTTTATTACAATATGAATTATATGTGTCATCATTATCCTCTCTATCACCATCTCCATCTCCATCTCCATCAACATCATCATTACTAAATGATGAATCACTAGGTTCGCTAATAATACAATCAAATATATCTTTTATTTTTGTTTCTTTTACAATAGAATCGGTTTTCACAAGAGAATCGGCCTTCACAAGAGAATCGGTTTTTACAAGAGAATCGGTTTTTACAAGAGAATCGGCCTTTACAACATCATTTTTACTATAATTTAATATTTTTTTTTTATTAGGACTAATACGTAGATCTTCACGCTTAGTATCATGAACTTCATTGCTATCACAAATTATAACTAATTGTGTAGAACTAACATCATTAGTAACATTATTGCTAACATTATTGCTAACATTATTGCTAACATCATTAGTAGTATCATCTGTAATATTTAAAATACAATTATTATTAACCACAACTACTTCTTGAGAAAAAAAATTAGAAAGTTTATTATATAATTTAATCATAACACAACAATAATATTAAACAATATTAATATTAAAAGTATTAAAATTAATTTCCTGTAGAACCAAAACCACCACAATATCTATTATTTTTTTTACCAAGGTTATTAAAAGCATCAACAATAAAAACTTTCATCGGTTTTCCAATATCAGGCGGACATAATTGCATATATCTATTTCCTTTTTCAAAATTAAAATTACTTTTTGTATCAATAATATCAAAACACCCTTTAATATTGCCCCTATAACCAGAATCAATAATTCCAACATTATTAGCAAGACGTAAAGGAGTTTTAATAGGCGTGCTTGATCTTACATACAAATAATATCCAACATTTCTATCTTTATAAGTCATAGAACAAGCAATATTATGATCTAACATATATTTATCAAGATGTGTACACTCAATATTTGCCGGACAAAATAAATCAAATCCCGAATTATAACAATAAGTAACATCATCCTCACCCTCACCCTCAGCACCCTCAACACTCATATCTTTTTTTTTACAACACTCTAAATATTTATCAACTAGTTCATTATTATTTTTCGCAGATTCTTTATACATATTTTTTAAATCAGCATTAACATCTTCATCATCACTATTATGAATATACATATATAACTTGTAATAATCTTCAACAGCATTATTTCCTACATCTACATCTACATTAGTCTCAAGATTACGCATAAAATATGAATAAATAAAATTCGAAATAGCAGACCCCATAGTAATAATAAATTATATTTTTAATTATTTAAATTGTAATCAATTTTTTTTAAAATTATTTTAAAATTATTTTAAAATTATTTTAAAATTATTTTAAAATTTATTTTTTAATTTATTTATAATAAATAATTAAATGTAAAAATTGATAAAATATAATTAAAATTTTTTTAACTTTAAATAGCATGATATATTCGTATTCGTTATCAAATAATGATGGAGCATTTATTAATAGTGCTTTTAATGAGGCATTAAAGTCGCCAGTTCTTATGAGACATGGAGCAGTAGCAGTCGCACACGGAAAAATAATGGGTCGTGGTCATAATCATTATAGAACACATTCAAAAGACAATTTTATTGATAATAGTTGCACATGCCACGCAGAAATTGCTTCATTAAGAAATATGTTTCACACTTGCGGAACAAATACATACGGAAAACAAAGTAATTCAATAAAAGTCGGTTATTAAATCTTCAAATCACGAAAATTCAAGAGACCTGGATAATATAAAAAAATTATATAAAAAAACAACTATTTATGTAGTGCGTTGTGATAATAATTCAAAACTACAAGATTCGGCACCATGTCAAAATTGTTTAACTACAATATTAGAACTCAATATTAAACGTATTGTATTCAGTTATAAAGACAATACATTTATTAGTTGTAATCCAAAAGAATTAACAATAAATCATATTAGCGCAGGAAATAATTATATTAAAAGATTAGAAACAAACATAAAAACACATAGCACAAACACACATAACGCAAATACACATAAAAATACACATAAAAATACACATAAAAATACACATAAAAATACACATAAAAATACACATAAAAATACACATAAAAATACACATAAAAATACACATAAAAATACACATAAAAATACACATAAAAATAAAAATAATTAGCACGCAATCACTTTAGCATCTGGTGGATTATGTAAATTACAAGCAGCTATTTTTTTATAAAGCGAACTATCACTATAGTATAAACTATAATCAGGCGTAAATCCATTAAAAAAATTACTTGTTTTAACAATATTATTACAACTAATTAAGTGTTCAATTCTAGAAGAAGAACTCAAATTTCTATTTATTTTTTTAACACAACTGGTATTAGTAGTTATATTATTTAAATTATTACTTATTTCTGTAACATAATCAGTAATTAAACTACATTGCGATTTTAAATTAGTAATATAGAGAGATTGAACACGATTTTCACCTCTCAAATGTTTGTTAAGTGAACCACTAATATCAAGTAAAGCACTATTATTTGTTTTATAGCATGCGGCAGAATTATTAGCATTACATTTACTATTTAAATAACCTTTGCTACTTTTTACACTTACACTAATTTTTCTGACACCACAACAACTATTTTCTGAAACACTACTAAATGGGTCGTGAGAGATTATACTATTAGGATTACCTATATAACTATGATTAGTATTACCATTTAATGAAAATTGTTTATTTGATGATACTTTATTAAATTTATGGGCGTATTTTTTTTTTAACATTGCGCCTCCAGAATTGAAATAGTTATTAGAATTATTAGTAGTACAATTATTTTTTACACAATAAGACATATTATATATAATAAATAATAAATAATAAATAAATAACAAATAATAGCAAATAATAACAAATAATAACAAATAAAAAAAATTGATAATTAAAATTGATAATTAAAATATAAAATATAAATTATAAATTATAAATTATAAAAAGCACGTTATATAAGCAATGACAAAAGCAATGACAGAAGCAATGACAGAAACAAAGAAAACCAAATCATATGCTTCAACAACACTAAATGTATGTAAATCTAATAATAATAACACTGAAAAATTAACAACATTAGATAGTTATTTAAAAAATGGATATTCATTAATTAAAAAAAATCCAATTACAAAAAAAGTAGAAATCACATATTCACATAGTTATGAATCAAAAAAGAAAGAATTAGAACAACAACACTATAACAAAACAATAGGAGCAATGATTAATAATTGGAACAATTATAGAGATGAATTAAATGAGCTTTTAGGAGACATTTCACCTTATTATGACTACAGAGCTACATTACAAAAAATGATAGATGAAGACAACTATATTTTAGAAGAATTACATAAACAGAAACATAAACATACTCAAGATATTACCTATGACAACGATAGTGAATATGCTTCTGAAAATGAAGACTCAAAATATTTATTATATTAAAAGTATTTTATATTAAAAGTATTTTTATGATAAAATTATTTTTTTTATTTATTTTTTACTATAATTATAATTTTGCATAAATGTCTATAAACTTACAATCGTTTGAAAACGATATTGACTATTTTACTAATAATTTTTGTAAATTTAAAGTATTAATATTATTTGTTGAAAATAATAACCTAACAAGCATATTAAAAAAAAATATTAATGTTAAAAACAACTACTTATCACACAAAGAACTAATACAATATATACAAAATATAAAAGAACTAAGAAACTATAAAATTCAATATTTATTAAACTTTACAATAGAAAAATCTATAGATGAACTCGAACAATTATATAACAATAATAACAATAATAACAATTTATTAGTCAAATCTAATAATTATAAACTAAAACCAATAACAAATATTAATTCTTTAAATATTACAATAAATCAAACAACTCAAATGTTCACAAATATTAATACATTAATATTAATAGCAAAACAAAAATAATTCTTTAAAACCAAAAAACTATAAAAATATAGTTAAATAAATATAAAAATTATACATTTATTATACTATTATAAGTAATAGTATAATATATGGAACAAAATTATTTTATAAATATAACAAATGAAATAATTAATAATTTATATTCAGACATAAGCAATACAATATATGAAGAAGACATATGTCATAACACTATAACAAGTCAATTAACAGATATTTCATCAAGAATATTAAATTCTTCGCCAGTATTTATGTTTAGACAATTTATGTTTAGACCAATTAATATTAATTATCTTAACGAAGATAATTCGCATAATAATACTTTATATTCGTCTTCTCGACCTCGGTCATCTTCTAATTATTTACAAAATATGTTGTATAATAATACAACATACGATTATTACAATTATAATACAATATACGATTCATCATATATAACAATAGCATCATTTAGAAATAATCATTATAACAATTTAAATTTTTCAAGAAGTATAAGTTTGAGAGATGTATTAAGAAATTTATACACAAATTACTACAATGAAGAGGAAAATAACACATTTTTAGAAAGATTCATAAATAGCACATTTGAAAATAAAGCAAAATTTAAAAAAGTAATTTCAGATGAGGAATTAGAAAAATTAAAACCACAAAAATTTAATAAAATTAATGAAAGCACAACAAATATTCAATGTCCTATATTATGTTATAATTTTGAAGAAAACGAAGAAATAATAAAATTACCATGTAATCATAACTATAATTGCGAGGCAATTATAAAATGGTTATCACAAGAGTCAAATACATGTCCAGTTTGTAGACATGAATTTGATTATAAAGAAATAAACATTGATAACAAAAGGCAAGCACAAGACCAAGACAATGACCAAGACAATCACGAAGACCAAGACCAAGACAATGACCAAGATCAAGACCAAGACCTTGAAGAATCAACAAGAGAAGAATCCACCAATTTTTATAATTTATTTAGCAGTGAAGATATTTTAATGCAAGAAATTTTATTAAATAGTTATTCAAATAATAATCATTAAAATCATATATTTGCTTTAACAAATGCAAACATAGTTTTATTACACAATAAATTAAAATTCATAAAAGCAAATTTCTTATTAAATACTACTTCAATACTAATAGATTTTGATTTCAAATATTTAGTAAAAGCAATAATAAAGTGAGCACTATATTTGGTTTCATCATTTGTATTTATAGTAATAGTTTTAATATAATTTACTATAAACATATAAATATTATATACTTCATTAATTTTTAACCGCATAGTAGGGTCAGGATACAAAACTTTTTTATATAATTGTATAAAAAAATCTAATAATATTTTATAATTTTTATTCTCAGTTGTGTTAGTATTTTCTAAAAGAACTCTATTATTATCATAAACATATAACAAATCAATAGTCAAACTATATAAATCATTAAACGCATAAACAAAATCCAATAAATATGTAACAATAGAACTATATGTTGGATAATCTGTTTTATTATAAAACTTATAATAAAATTGTTGTAGCGCATTTTTGTATTCGCTTAATTCATCGTTAGTAAAAAATCTGCTAATTTCTATATTATTAGCAATAGAATCATAAGAATCCTTAATAAAAAAATCAATAGTTGTTTTAGTTAACAAGTTAACAGCATCATCAGATTCAATATTAGAATAAAAATCATCATTACTATTATAAACACAAAAACACATAAATCGTTTTTCAATATTAATATGATAATGATCTAATCTAAAATCAAAAATAAATTTTTTTAAAGTATAAAAATCAATAGCATGTTTATTCGACTTATAGCAAAAACTCGGTTTGAAAGACATTCCAAAATCAAGAATAACAGGTTTATTTGTTTTCAAGTTTATTAATATATTATTAACATGTAAATCATTATGTATAACTTTAACTTTATTTAATAAAGTTAATGAACTTAATAAATATGAAAAATTATTTAATATACTAATAACAAAATCAGAATAATTAGTAATAGTACTATAATAATCTTTTAAAGATTTATTTTTTATATAATAACTATACATCAAAAAATATTCATTATAAACATGTTTTTTTAAAGTGTCACCATCAGTATCACCATAAGTATCACCATAAGTATTACCATCAGTATCACCATCAGTATCATATGTATAATTTAAAACATTAGTAACTCTACTATTATAGTCTTCAAAAAGAGTATCGCATTTTTTCAAATTTAAATCAGATTTTTCTATAATATCAAATTTCACAACACACACTTTTATAATTGGACTAAAATAATTTTTAAAATTCTTGATATTTTTTTTTATATAAAGTCCAATTTTTTTTTCATTTTGACTATAAAAATTAATTTCTTGAACTTTTGTGACAGTTTTTTTTGTATTTTTTTTGCCTTTACAATCAATGCCAGGATAATAAACACATCCATAACTTCCTTGACCTAAAAAGTCATCATTTTTACTTTTATCATCAATTAATGAAAACATAGTATACTATATTATACTATATTATATTATACTATTACTATAATATAATATAAATATTAATAAACCAAAATTAATTAGCTAAAATATATACTTATGTCATATAATTTATGATATCTACAAACCCGCCAAAAACATATTTTTATATGCTATATAATGAAATTTATTATGATTCCTTATGTAAAGAGTATTATAATATATTAACATTAAACAAACAACCTGAAGGAGCATTAAAAGACTATACAAAATTAATAAATATAACTATGCCATCAACAAACGAAACTTATAACTCACGATGCACAATTGCTATAACAAATAATCTTTTAAATATAAACAATCATAATAATAATAATAACAAATATAACAAATATAGCAATTTATTAATGTTAGAAGATATAAATGACCTAACAGAATTTTTAATTAATAATAATTACATAATAGATAACTCAATAACAAAAATATATAAAAATACTAATAACTATAACAATTATAAAAAATTAATATATTCATTCAAAATCACATTATAAGCAAATCACATTATAAGCAAATCACATTATAAAAAAATTGATATAATATTATATAATAATATATATTATATAATATAATATAATAACATTAAATATTATGGAAGAAACTTCCCTTAACAAGCAGGAAAGCACTATTGAACAATTAAAATCAAAAAATAATACTATTAAAAGTTATATTGAATCATTAGACCCTTTACACTACAAAGCATTACAAATTTCAATTAGAGAACTTGAAACATCATTTTCATTAGAAAAATCAGTTGGATACATTGACTATATTAATTCACTCAATTCCATAAACCATAAAAATAACTAAACTAATTAAACCAAATATTAAGGCAATAATTTTCTCAAAAGTATATTTTTCTTTATAGATTATATATCCCATAATAAATAAAATAATAAAATACACTAAATGCCATATTATATTTAAAACTATTATACTTCCATATGGTAACAATTTATATATATAAAATCCCAATAAAGTATACATTAATAATCCAATTCCCAAATACAAATTATTAATGTTTGTAAATTTATTTGGTTCTACATCTTTAGCTGCGCTATTTTTTTCAATTTGTTTAAATAAATATTGAGAGACGATTGAAAAAAAAGTAATTAAAAATAAATACCAATAAAAATAAATATCAAGTTTCAAATAAGTATTTTTCATAGTTTTTTTCATAGTAATTATTACATTATAACTATATAATTTAATAATGTAATAATTTTTTTAAGACATAGCAACAATATTTTTAAATGTTTTAAAACTAATATTATTAGTATCATTATTTGAGGTTAAAGTTGTTTTAACATTATTATCATCCTTTTTTAAACTAGTTTCTTCATCCTCGGTTTCAATAATTTTTTCTAAAACAAATACATCATTTTCTAATAAATCTTGTGTATGTATTTTATAGTTGTTACTTTTACAATAACTGTTAAAATCATCAAACGTTCCTCTATATTTATATTTATTTGAAACATATTCAATTTCGGGTTTAGTTTTGGTTTTAATTTTTGTATTAACTCTATTATAAAAAATATTATTTTCTTTTAAATCATCAATATCAGAATAACAATCACCATTTACATTAGCATAATAAGTTTTAACAAGTTCAAAATTATCATAATTATCTACATATATATTTTTACAATTATACTTTACAACATAAATTCTAGATACAACATCTAAATACAAAAAATCAATACTATTAGATTTTTTACAATAATAGTCAAAAGAAGAATTTGAATTATTATAATTCATTAATACATCTCCTTTTGGAGTTTTTTGCTTAATATATTTATGCTCTAATGAATTTAAATAAGTATTATATAACTTGTTATCCTCAACATCCTTAAATTCTATATTAGTTAATTCATTAAACTCGTCTAAATATTCAAAAAAATAAGTATCATAATCATAACATTCCTTATTGGCATTATATTTTTCAACAAATTCATTAATCATTTTTTGATATACACATATTGAAACAATTAATATAGAAAATAGTAACGAAGTAGAAGTCACAAAAAAAACTATTAATACATTAACACTATTAGTTAAATAATTGTCATAGTCAAATTTATCAATTATTTTTTGATTTAGATTATGATTACTTAGCAAATATGAATTTTTAGTAAAATTAGTCAACATATATTCATATGAATTACATTTTTCAGTATCATTATTATAACCAATAGTGTTTTCACAATAACTCACATTACTATAATAAATATCAAAATCGTTATAAGTATCAAACTCATCAAACATAAAATTTAAAGCATTATACATAATCATTATCATAATTAATTATATTTATATTATTAAGTATATTAGTACTTATTTAAATATTATTAATAATATTTAAATTTTGCTAATAATAAAATAATAAAATAATAAAATAATTATTACTTTATTACTTTATTACTTTATAATAAATGTGCTTTTCATTGTCAATAATAAGTGATTATAAAAATAATAACGCTATTACATATAATAATGATTTATTACAAAACATAGCTTCAAACATTCCAGATTCAATTATATATACAGATTATGAAATAAGTGGAATTAATAATTATATTAAAACTAATACCGCAAGCACAATAATAGAAATAGACGCACAAAATACAAACGCATTAACAAACATAATAAATATTATAGAATTAATAATGCCAATTAAAGAATTACAAATAGAATATATTTATGATGACAACAATATTTTATATTGCTCAAAAAAATATTTAAATAATTTAAATAAAAATTTACACAATAAAAGTTCGCTACTAAAAAAATTAGAAGACAATAGAAAAGATAGTAATTATTGTCAACTCTATAAGACTCTCAAATTATATAAATTATTAAAATAATTTACTAAAATAATTTACTATTTAAGTTTTAATTTTAATTTACGTGTATGTTTTTTTTCATGCTTAGGTTTATGTGTTCGTTTGTTATGATGTTTATGCGATACATAAATATTATTATGAGGTAGAGCTTCTTTATCATAATCAAATAACTTCGAAGTAATTCCCCTACTAACTCTATATTTTCCTTTTGAACTTTTTCTAGTATTAATATTTCCAATATTAAACTTCATACTTTTGCTTGGTCTAGAGAGATTAGTTCCATTATTTTTTTTTGATTCGCGTAATTCATTTTTAAGCAAATCAAATATAGAATTTTGACCATTTGGCATAGTATTCATAAATTTTTGTAAAGAGTCTTCAACATAATATTTATTACCATTACTATTAAAACTGGCTTTTACTTGCTTATTTTTATCTCGATTAGAATCATAATTAATATTAAATTCTTCAAAATTTTTTAATCCATTCACATTTTCTAAATGTGTTTTATTGGATATAAACTTAAAAGACATTACTTAGTACTTAATATATTATACTAAAATATATTATTTACTTAACAATTTAATTTACAATTAAAAAAGTAGTATATATATATATAATGAAACATACATTAAAAAATAACAAATCAAAACTTATAAAAAAAAAATTGACTATAAATAATAAATCTAAAAGTAAAAGTAAAAGATTTATATATAATTATAACAATAATAAAGTTAATTATTATAAACATAATAATAATAATCATAAATATATGTCAGGTGGAAGCAACATTATAAATTTTATAAAAGTCCTTGAACAACTTTCAAAAATTGTAAAAAATAAAGGAGATATTTTTAAAGCATCAGCATATAATAAAGCAATAAGCGAACTTAAAAAATATCTAGCATTACCAGACAGCGTAGAAATAACTTCTGCACAAGAACTTAAAAAATTAAAATTACCTAGAATAGGAGAAAAAATTATAAATAAATTTGAGGAATTTTTAACTACTGGAACACTCGAAGAAGTTGAAAAAGAAAAAAATAATCCAGTAAACACTTTTGCTAATATATATGGTATTGGTCCAGTAAAAGCAAAAGAATTAGTAGAGTTAAAAAATATTTCAACATTAGAAGAACTGGAATTAAGACAAAATGAGTTACAAGAAAATAAATTGCCTTTACTAAATAGCAAACAACAAATAGGTCTTAAATATTATAATGATTTGCTAAAAAGAATTCCACGAGAAGAAATAGAAGAATTCAAAATAGTTCTTGAAACTAATTTCAAAGAAACGTTAAAAGAAAATAATGAAGCTCAAAAAAATCACAAATTTGAAATAGTCGGAAGTTATAGACGCAACAAACCAGAGTCAGGAGACATTGATTTAATATTTACTTCCTATAATAATAATAAAATAGTTTTTGAGAACTTTATAAAAAAATTACAATCCAAAAAAATTTTACTTGAAATTTTATCAAAAGGAGAAACCAAGAGTTTAACAATAGGTAAATTACCCAATACAACATCTACTCCTCGCCGTATTGACTTTTTATACACACCGCCAGAAGAGTATCCTTTTGCCATATTATATTTCACAGGGTCAAAAGAATTTAATACATCAATGAGACAACACGCACTAAATGTAGATTTAACATTGAGCGAACACGGTTTCTATAAATTATTTAAAAAATCTAATCAAACAAAAGATACAAAAATAAAACAAGAAAAAGTAGTAGATGTATTATTTAAAACAGAAAAAGATATTTTCGATTTCTTACATATGGAATATAAAGAACCACAAGACCGCATTAATGAGAATTCTATTGTTCTAACTTTACCTTTGGAAGAAATAAAAAAAAAAATAGAAGAATCACAATCACCAGTCCAAGAACCACCAGTCCAAGAACCACCAGTCCAAGAACCACCAGTCGAAGAACCAGTAGTCGAAGAACCACCAGTCCAAGAACCACAAAAAAAACCCAAAAAAAAGGAAACAATTAAAATAAAAATACCTAAAGCAACAGCAAAGACATTAAAAAAATATACCAAAAAAATAAAAAGCGAAATATTAGAAAATCTAAATAAATTCAAAACACAAGGCATATCATCATTAGAAATGCTATCATTAGAAGAATTAACAGCAATGTTACAAGAAGCAATAGATAATTACTACATTTCAGATTTAAAAGAAAATAGTTTGTTAACAGATAACGAATATGATATATTACGCGAACACATATTAAAAAAAGATCCTACAAATGCTCTAGCCAATGACCAGCAAACACAAATCGCAGATAATACTTCAAAAGTAAAACTTCCATACGAAATGTGGTCAATGGACAAAATAAAACCAGACACAAACGCATTAACCAAATTCAAAGAAAAATTCAAAGGTCCATATGTAATTTCGGCAAAAGTAGACGGCGTAAGTGCCCTTTATAGCACCGAGTCAGGAACACCAAATTTATACAAAAAAGGCGATGGAAAATACGGATTCTTAATTAATCACATTATTCCATATTTGAAGTTGCCAACAGAAAAAAATATAACACTAAGAGGCGAATTAATAATAAAAGAAGAAACATTTGAGCAAAAATACAAAGACAAATTCGCAAATTCACGTAATTTTATATCCGGAATAGTAAATCGTAAAAAATTAACACAAGCAGAAAAAGAAATATTAAAAGATATCGATTTTGTAGCATACGAAGTAATAATGCCTCAAAACTTAAAACCATCAGAACAATATAATAAATTAGTAGAACTAAATACAATAGCAGTTAAAAATATTCAATCTATTACATATTCAGAACTAACAAATGAATATTTGTCTAATAAATTACTCGATTTTAGAGCAAATTATGAGTATACTATTGATGGTATAATTTGTATTGATGATAATATACATCCACGCGAAAGCAAAAATCCAGAACACGCTTTTGCGTTTAAAATGGTATTAACCGATCAAGTTTTAGAAGCCAAAGTGTTAGATGTGTTATGGGCAGCATCAAAAGATGGTCTATTAAAACCACGCGTTCAATTTGAACCTGTCCAAATAGGAGGTGTCACAATAACATATGCTACAGGTATTAATGCTCGATTTATTGTAGACAATAATATTGGATTAGGTGCTTTAGTTCGCCTAACAAGAAGTGGAAATGTAATACCAAAAATTACAGAAGTAATAGTCCCAGCACAAAAACCAATAATGCCAAATGTAGATGAATATGACTATATTTGGAATGAAACAAATGTAGATCTTATATTAGTAAATGTAAAAGCAGATCCGCGAGTAGCAATAAAGTCAATAGCAAAATTCTTTAAAGAATTAGAAGTGGACGGATTAGGTGAAGCAAATATTGAAAAAATAATTGCTAGCGGAGCAAATAGCATTCCAAAAATAATAAACGCAACACCAGAAGATTTAATGAAAGTAGAAGGTTTTAAAGAAAAAATGGCAACCAAAATTCATACATCAATTGCTAAACAATTGGCAAAAGCAAGTATTGCTAAAATAGCCGGAGCATCCAATATATTTGGACGCGGATTCGGAGAAAAATCAGTAAGTCAAATTCTAAAAGCTGAACCCAACATTTTAACATCTCAAGAGTCTACGCAAGAAAAAATAGAGAAAGTAAAAGCAATAGAAGGATTTGCCGAAAAAACCGCTACACAATTTGTAAACGCAATACCAGAATTCAATAAGTTTCTAACGTCTATAAAACCTCAAACACAAGAAGAAGAAGCAAAAGAAGAAGTCAAGGAAGAAGAAGCAAAGGAAGACAAAGAAGACAAAGAAGACAAAGAAGAAGCTAAAGAAGAACCCCTACAAGAACATATTTTAAACAAAAAAATAATAGTATTTTCGGATTTTGAGAAATCATCAAAATATACAAAAAAAGAATTAGAAAATATACTCTTAAAATACGGAGTGCAAATAGAAGGAAATATTACTAAAAACACAAATATTTTAGTCACAGGAAATAATACAAGCAAATCAACAAAGACCGAAAAAGCAAAAAAAATTGGAACAATAGAAATAATAACCTTAGACGATTTCTTAGAAAAATATTCAGTTGACTAATATTTTATTGTCAGAATAAAATTGACTTGTTTTTTTATTATTTTTTATATTATTATTTAAGAACAACAATAATAATATAGCAAAATGGTTTGTATATATGTTCTCAAATTAGAACAAGGTAAATATTATATTGGTAAAACAGATAATCCACAATTTAGGTTAGAAACTCATTTTAATTATAATGGTTCTGCTTCTGCTTGGACACAAAAATATAAACCACTAAAAGTGATAAAACTTATACCTGATTGTGATAATTATGATGAAGACAAAATTACAAGACAATATATGGATAAATATGGAGTTCCTAATGTTCGTGGAGGGTCATTTGTAAAAGTAACTTTGGATAAATCAACATTAGATTTTTTAAAACAAATGAGTAATGGAACAAATGACAAATGTTTTACTTGTGGAGAGTCAGGACATTTTGCAAAAGATTGTCAATTATGTGAATCTGATGATGGATGGGAAACACTTAGCGAAGATGAGGAAGTTTGGTGTTGTAATTATTGCGATGAAGAATTTACAGAAGAAAGCAAATGTGAATATCACGAGAAATATTGTAGTTCAAAATATAAAAAAAAATCTCTTTACAAAAGCAACGATTATGATAATGATAATGAATGCGATACTTGTTTTCGATGCGGTAGAAAAGGACATTATGCTCAATCTTGTTATGCTTCAAAACACATTAAAGGTTATTATCTAAAATAACATTACATAAACATTTAACTAATTAATTATTAATATAGCTACATGACGCTTCACTAACACTAGCAGAACTTTTTTCTACTTTTTCTTTAGTTTTCATAAACTCGGCTTGTGTAAATTTGCGACTTTGTGTAGCATAACTATAATCTTCATAAACTATAGTAGTGACAGTCATACCATATGTATAACTAATTGAAATAAGTTGATTATTACAATATTTAATAAGTTGATTGTATTCATTTATAAGAACAACAATTTGATTTAAAAATTTAACTATTAATTTATCATTTGAACCTGTTTTAGTTTTAAAATATTCATACAATTCATTAAATCGTTCAATACCAACAACACTCAATAATTCATATACATTCAATAATTCTACATTTTTCTTTCTAATATTATCATTTCTAAAAATAGTATTAGCCAAATCTTCCTTTGTTCTTCGATCTAATATATATTGAACGGTCAAAGTATCATGATTCATTAAATCACGAACTCTACGCCTACATTGCTCCAAATCTACATTAGTTATATGATTTATAAATTGATGAAGATTACCTAATATAGTATTAAAACTCAAAATATGAGGATAAGGGGTTTCAAAATATGATTTTAAATTATTAACAAAGTCTCGCACAACTACATTGGAGTTTAATTGATTTTCAAATTCATTTAATTTAATTGGCATTACATAAACCATAGTCATTTTTTTATCAATATTACTCAAATGACTTTGAATATGTCTTAAATTATTATGTGCCAATAAACCTCCACATAATACATCACCAGGATTTCTTGGGGCCACACCACCAGAACTATTATTTTGCATATATTGATAAAAATGTGGATTGTGAATAACAGCATTAAGAATAACTTTTCCACTAGTCCAACTAAAAGCAACTTTACATTCAGTGCACCACATTTGGTCGCAACCAGAAATCTTAAAAATACGAACCCCACATTGAGGACAACCTTTTGTTTCTTTCTTAATCAATTCAGCACTCTTTAAAGTATCTTCTTTACACGTATGAACCTCCTCTTTAGTATAACCAATAATTTCAAAACAATCAGGACATACATATAATTTACACAACTGACATTTATATTGCGTAGATAAATAACCTTTACAATCATCACCAGGACAAGGCATAATAAATTTTTTTCGTTCATCTTTTTCCGCATCTTCACCATTTTTAATCCGATAAATGCGCGCTTGTTTTTCACCAATAGCAATACGTTTTTCATTAAGCATTTTTCGCATTTTTTCATAATCTTCTTCAATTAAGGCAAGTTCTTTATATTCTTCTTCTACTAATTTTGTTCGCTCAACTAAAACCATTAATTCAGGAGTTCTACTAATTTCTCGTTCAACCAACAAATTTTTTCGATGTTTTTTATAATCATTATCAATATAACTCCTATTTAAACTTTCAACAAGAAACTTAGTCGTCCATTGGTTTTTACAATTCATACAATGCGGATCATTTGTTGTTCCAAGCAAATATGTTCTTATACAAATTTTACACGCTTCATAGCCACAACCAGCAAATTCACACGTAATTTTGGTGTGAGTAGACCTATTGTATTTTTCACAACATACTCCGCAACTCATTATAAATAGTTAAATTATTTATAATAATTTAAAATAAAATAAAAAAAGATTTCAATTTTATAACATAAAAAATTTAACAAAACAACAACAAACAACAAAACAACACAACAACAAATAACTAAACAAGCATCAGCAGTCTTTATATTCTAACTTATAAGCACTAATACTTTTTTCTAATTCTTGCTCACTCTTATGAAGCGCTGCCAATTCCTCATCAGTATATAAATAAGGTTCCCCCGCATAATGATAGTAATAAGAACATTCTTGTATATCCTTTTTAACAACATCACTAATAATGTATAAACCATAATTACATTTAACATTACTAATTGTCAAATATTTTGTATACAATTTGTATAAATGCGCAATCAATAACACGTGTTCATTAAATTGTCCTTTAATCATTGTAAAAATACTCGTTCGCCACACTCCTAAAAATACACTAGCAAAATTTGCACCTATATTTTCAGGAATTCCAAAAATTGAAACAAACTTTCTAGTAAGTAGTGCTTGTATACACTTATTTCTCCTAGCATTATACAACGGTTCGCGCATATAAAATAAAATTCTTCCTTGAATATCACAAGGCAATCTAGCAAGCAATCTGACATATTTGCGGCAATGATATCCTTTATATGCTTTTTGAATAGTTAAAACATACTTTAAATATGCCTTAGCGTGAATAAAACAACACTTAGTTTTATTACAAACAAAACTAAACGCTTTCTTACATCTGCGACCTTCAAGTGTGATACATTGACATCTATATTTCATTGCCACCATATAAACTTTTTGGTAGCCTTTTTAAGCTACTTCTTGTTAATATAAGCAATACAAAATTTATATATCAATTTTTTTCATACAATATAATTATTATATATATATATATATATATAATAATAGATGTCAGTTAATGAAAAAAAATTACCTATTAACGTTCTTTTAAATTGTATTTTAGTAAATGAAAATGTAAGACCTGCGATGCTAGTCCAACCAGTAGATTATAAAGAAACAACACATAAAGATCCAAAAACGAATGCTATTATAGAAGAAATTAAACACTCTTTTCCAAAGTTAATGTTAAGTACGGACTATGATACCTATCAAGGTGTAATCATTTCTAAAATTGACTATAATGGTAACAAAACTATTTCATTAACAGAAATGGGTAAAATATTAGGATATCCTTGTTATGAAGATTTTACTACTATTGATAATGATAAAATTACTTATACTATAGACATTTTTGTTAACACCAATCAACGTCGTCAAATACAAATACTTGCAAATAGATGTAAAGATGAAACAAAGTTAGAAAAATTTAATACATTAGCAAAGAAAGCAGAAAAAGCATTTGCTAAAAAAGAATACAAAGAAATATTAAATGGAGTTGAAGTAAAAGAAGTTTATGTAGAAAGTTCTCCAAATATACCTACACAAACAATAATAAATAAATTATTAAGTAATGAAAAATTAGAACAAAATGAACTAGATAAAGTTCAAAATATTTTATATAATTTTGGATTTAGTATGGAATTAGAATTTTATTTTACGACCTATTTTCAATATAATAATCCAATTCATAAAGGTATTTTATTAGAGTTATTATTAAAAAAAAAATACGATACTTTATCACCCTTTTGGCCATTACAAAATTATCCTACACAATCAAAAAAAGTAGATGAAATTACAGAACTATGGGAAAAGGGGTTATTAGATATATTACAGAAAACAGCAATTGTTTCCACTAAAACTAAGGCAGGTTTTAAAAGAACCAAAAAACATATAAGAAAACATAGTAAAAAAACATAGAAAAAAGAATGGCAAAAATACACATTATAGAAGTAAACATTAATTAATCTAATAAAGCCTTCGCCCATATGCGTCTAAACCCAATAGACTATGGTGAGCAATTAACTTACTATAACAAAGATTTTTGCAATAATCATCAGACCTCATAGTAACTAGCGGCGAAACTCTAAACTCTGCAAAGTTTTTAATAGTCCGTGTTCTTAATTGGATTGCCTTAACAACGCAATTAACTTTTTTGGCACTATTAATATAAAATAACGCTAAATAGAAATTGTATTTTTGACATAACTTAAACCATACTTCAATACACCCTTTTAAATAATTATAATTAATATTATTCTTTTTTAAACTATCACTAAATGCCAATCTATTATAGTAATACATTAAAATCTGTGAAATATTATTTAACACACAACGCCAAGCATTTCTTGAATAATTGGCCCTTGAATAATGTGAACGATACATAAGTGCTAAATTATTAAATAATTTAATAATAACTTCATCTTTAAGATTAGCATGCACAACCAAATTATTATTGCCCCTTATTGAATATATTGAAAACGCTGAAATATATTCAACTTTATAATTTGCCAAATATACAAACACATCATAAGACCGCTTAGCTGTTTTAAAATACGCACCAATAACATTTGCCGCATTCACTTTCATAAACCCATATATAAGTTCAACAATCTCATTAGGCAATGGTAGCACTTCCAATAAAAACGTATACATCATAAAGCACTATAAACTTCTTTAATAAAATTAATAACAATAATAAAAACAAAAAATAAAAATAAACAAATCAATTTTTTTTCAACTTAAAGAGAGATTATAAGCAAAACAAACCTAAACAAAATCATAAGATATAATACTCTTTAAATCAATTTTTAAATGTTTATATAGTCGATTTTTTATCATAGAAGCCGGATTCTTCTTTTCATAATTACCACCAATAACTTTTTTCATATTTTGAATATAAATCTCTCCAAAAATCTCTGGATCAATCGTTTTTTCAGAAATCTTTTTCCATTCTACAAATTTTGTTAAAATTTTCTTATCAAAAGATTTAATAAACTTTCGCAAATAAACATCATCCATAATTAACCATAACTCTCCATCAAATATATATAATACATTTTCCTTAGTATTAAAACATTTAATAGGTACTAATAACCCCTTAACATTTAATTTATCTATGTAATCGCAAATAATATTAAAAATTCCATCAACATAATCATATTTGAATATTTTCTGTAATTGGTCTTCACCAATTACTAATTCATCTATAAATTTTGTAATATTGGTTCCTCCAGCATCCATATTCATAAAATCATGCTTAAAGTTTTCATTTAAATAATCTAATATGTTAATTTTATTTTTAGTAATAGTAACATATTTTTTTAATTCAGTATATTCACTTTCTAACTTTTCATATTTATTATATAACATTATTACCATCGCAAATAAATTATGTATAGTTAAATCTTTTTTTAGAGAGTCCATAGTAACATCAGGCGCACACACAGACTCAGACTCAGACTCTAACTCAGGCTCAGTTTTTCCACAATTGCTAGAAAATCTACATAACTTACATTTTATTAAATGATTATTATAAGATGCTTTACGAATATAAATTTTTTTACAATAAGAACATATAAATTTGTTCTCATTTTTCTGACTAGTATTCATTTTTCATTAATAATTTATAGCATGCTTTTACAAAAAAAATAATATTTCAATTTTATCAAGTAAACAACAAAATATAAAATACAAAATATAAAAATACAAAATACAAAATATAAAATATAAAATATAAAATACAAAATATAAAAATACAAAATACAAAATATAAAATATAAAATATAATCTTATTTTATAACATTATGCCTATTTTAGATACCACATTTTATAATTACAATACCAAATTAAAAGCAGAACTACGCAACAATTCTGGTACTATAAATCACAGACTTACTTGTAAAGTAAATGATACACTTAAGTATGGAACTTCAATACCTAGCAACATATACTTAAATTCAAAAGCCTCATTTTTAATGCACCCCTTTTCACAAGTCTCAAATTGTGATACTCATTTTTCAAGTACAAATTCTAATTTTAAATATAAGAAACCTATTAGTTGTCCAATAGATGCTTCAAGTTCTCATAGTTCAATTCAAATTCAAAAAGAAATACAAGACCAATTACACACATCATCTTCAAATTATACACAAGTAATTAGTTCATTAAATGTAGTACAAGATATAAATAATAGTGTTTCTAAAAAACCTTGGCATAATGCTAGCGACAGAGCACAAGCACACGGCGAAGTTTCTACAAATGTTGTAACATCTAACAAAGAAAATAAGGGTATAGATATTAAACATAATTCGTATGCGCGATATTTAGCAAAAAAGAAATCAGGAACATTGAAAACACAAAAAACACAAACAATTCAACCATTTCCACTAAGTGGAAATAAAACAAAATATTATTCACTAACTACTCAAAATAATAATTGTGTTTCCAATTGTTAAAATAATAAACAAATAAATTAAAAAGCAAACAAATATTATATTAAAATAAAATATTAAATAATATTAATAAAAGTACTATGCCACTATTAAGAATGAATTTAACAACACAAAGTCAATTAGTATACAACCAAACACAATATATACAACAAATACAAGCACAAGCACAACCACAACCCTTATTTAGACTAGGTTCATCCACAAATAGAAATATGTTACCTTTATTAGTTACAGGAAATAAATCTTGCCAAAGTTGTGGAGGCAAATAAAATAAATAAAATATAAATAAAAATTGATTTATTTTTATTATATAAAAATAAATTATATATTACAATACATAATGGCTACATCTAATAAATTCAATTATAATTTAAATCTTGAATTAGAAGAAACTAGCATAACAAACAAGGAAAGAGTTTCACAAATGCAATCAATCCAAAGTGAAGGTTTAGAATTATTCAAAAGAAAAAATCAAGATTATGGAGATGCGTTTGCAAAATATGGTGTTGTAGGCGTATTGGTTCGGATGGGAGATAAAATTGCGCGCGCTCAATCTATTTCAACAACATCTGTAAGTTTAGTAGACACCGAATCACTAAGAGATACTTTGATTGATTTACATAATTATTCAGCAATGGCTATTATGCTTTTAGATGAAGATGATATGAAAAAAATGAGACAGCAACTAGACATCCTAACGCAGCACGAATTCGTCGACCAAGACCCAGACACAGCAACTAGACATCCTAATGCCCCACCACCAACACCAAGACAAGCAACAAGACCAAAATGGTAATATAAAATATTAAATTAAACACCAAACCACAATAATAAATTATTTTGGCTCTTAAATAATAAAACCAAACTTGTAAAAACCAAAAGTCTTTTATCATAAATGTATCAACTTCTCTATAACCTCTTTTTTCATAATATTCTTTTACACCTTCACCACTAATTACCACTATTCCATAAAGTCCATGTTCCATAGTTTTACGCTCGGCATAACTTAATAATCCTTTACCAATTCCTGTATGTTGGCAACCATTTTTAGCAAAACTATTTACAGCAGTAGTGCTACCATAAACATGTAATTCGCGAATAAGTCCGCGATTTTTAAGAATACTAAAAATAGTCATATTTTTAGCACTATCTACAATACGTAATCTAATAAAACCAAACAACGCTTTACAATCATAACTTTCGTAAGCAATAAAATAATCGTCTCCTTCATTTCCTCTATAATAATAACTATTATAATTAGCCATCTTATTATAATATTTAGTATGACGCCCAATTTCACGCGCACGTATATCATTAGAATATACTCCCTCGCCTTCAAGAATAGCATCAATTATTTGTCGCATATTACCAATATTATTTCCACCTTCAACATAAACAGAACACGGAATATCACGAATAACTCGCGGTAAACGTATCCAATTTGGACAAGTTTCCATAGAATAACGCACAACATCAATTAATAATTTTGGATCAATGTCAAAATAAGGAACATATTTTCCTTCACTATGCCATTTTTTTATTACCGTCCAAGGAACTGTTTGGCAAGGATAAACCTTCATTTGATCTGGACAAACAACACTATACACATAATCAAACATAGCTTTATCAATGGCAACACTGGCACCAGGCAAATCAGGCATAATATGAATATCTATTTTAAAGCAATTATCTTTTAAATAACGTATTGCCCACAATAATTGCTCCACACTATGACCACGATTAATTTTCTTTAAAATAGCATTATCAACGTGTTGGGCACCAAGTTGAACACGTGTAACACCCCATAATCTAAAACGCATTAACCAGTCATCATCCAACGCATCCGGTCGCGTTTCAATACATATGCCAATAATATGAACTTTGGCAGTTTTATTTATTTTGATTTCTTCTTCAATACTTAATGGAGTGCGAATATTTTTTAAATCTTCTAAATCCAACTTATTATTTAAACTATTGTCATAATTAGCATAAGTTTTACGTAAATCAAAATAAATATTAGCACAATAAAATAAATCGCGATGAAAGCGCTGTAAATAAGTAACAGGATATTCGGTATATGTCCCACCTTCAATAATAATTTCTAACTTGTCAATAACATGTCCATTATTAAAATATGTATCCAAACGACTTAACATTTGACCAATTGCTTGAAATTTGTGTTGATTTGCTCGTAAAACGGCAGGTTCATAATATAAATAACTCCTTGGTTGTGCTTGCCAATTATTGCCTTCGTGTGCTGGTTCATTGGGACAATAATAACAATTATGCTTACAACTAAATTTTTGTCCATCTGGAAATGGAGCAGTTATAACTGTAATACTAGTAATACCTGAAATGTTACGCATCGGTTTTTTTCGCAAAAGCAGTTTTAAAACCGGCAAATAAATTTTCACGTCATCATCAAAATCGTTACTATTAAAAACGTTATTTAACACATTTAATAAAATAGATTTTCTAATATTTGTGATTTTAGAAACACGAACTTGCTTATTAAATTCAATTTCAAATTTTTTATATAATTCATTATTATCTGGATTATTTACTAGAGTATCATTATTACTAATCCACAATAGTAACTTTTCAAGTATTTTTTTACAACCATCTACATTCCATTGGGAAATATCAATGTTATTATAGTTCTCAGCACCACTGTTATTTTTACTAGCAATAAAATCTTCTATTTGCGTATTCATTTATTAGACACTTACTTATTAGTTATTTTAACAAATTAATATTTCAATTTTTAATGTTTTAACAAATTATAATGTTTTAACAAATTATAATGTTTTAACAAATTATAATGTTTTAACAAATTAATATATTAATAATAATTTATTATATTATTATAAATTTATAGCCAATGAGCAATATTAATTTAGACATTAATACTTATACTATTGATGAACTTGAAAAATTATTAAAACTACCAAAAAATTATACTAGCGAAAATATTTACTATTCAAAAGAAAGTATAGCAAATAGCATAAGCAAAAGCAATATTAGTGAATCAAAAAAAACAGAATTCTTTATTTTTCTTGATAATATAAAAAATAAATTAATTACTAATTTATTAGCAACAAATAATAATAATAATAGCATATACGCTATAAAAGAATACAATGGCAATCAATATATAACAAATAATGGTGAAAATACACTTGGAAACTATAAACAAACAAATAAATCATTACTAAAAAAAATATATACAATAGATAGTATTTTTAGACAAAATTACGAACTAACAGATAATCAAAGTCATAATTATGTAATACAATTACCAGAAACAATTTCACGAGCAATTACAATGTCTATAAGTTCAATAGAAATACCTCTTACATACCACAATATTTCAAATTATTATAATAATAATTTTTTCACCATTGAACAATTAAATTCCACAGGCACTACTTCACTAGCAACAATAATGATAGAACTAAGTCCTGGTTTATATGAATCGCGCATTTCTTCATATGCTCCAAATGATGTTCGTAAAATAATATGTTACGATATTGAAAAAGAAATTAATGATAAAATAAAACAACGTAGTTTTATTGGAAATATTAGAAATTTGGTACAATTTGTTATAGATCCAAAATCAGGTTTCGGTTGCTTTAAATACGATAATTCAGGTTCTAATTTGGGCGCTTTTAAAATAAGAATTACTTTTAATGTAAATAATCCAAACGCTAATTCAAGTAATTGTTATTCAAATGAATTATATCAAAAATTAGGATGGCAACTAGGTTTTAGAAGTAACTCAGTAACAATAGATGCTAATGATTTGTTGGCTGTTTCAACAGGAATATGTCATATAAATTATCCACGTTATATTTATATAGCGCTAGACGATTTTCAATCAAGTTCTCAAAATCATTTTGCTATCGCTTCTGACTCTATTGTTGCTCCAAATATTATAACACGTATTAACATATTATCATTATTAGAAGAAAAAACAGCATTTAAACAAGGTGCTTATGCTGGAGATATTTACTACAATAATAAGCACATTAGAGAATATTTTGGTCCAACAAGTATAAATAAATTAAAAGTTCAATTATTAGATGAATACGGCAGACCATTTAGTTTAAACAATATGGATTGGAGTTTTATTATAACTTTTGAATGTTTATATAATTAAATGATCTCATCGGCAAAACCTAATTTTTTATATTTTTTACAATCCCAAACAATAATCATATTTTTTTGTAAATAACTATCTAATTTTTCACGTGTTATATTAGACTCGACAACATCACATAAAATACTATAAAATAATGTTTTATAGTCAATTATTTGTTCATTAGTACATTGATTAAAATAGTTCCAATAATAATCACCCTTAGCACTAATGAGAAATTTGGACATATAAACTTTAGCATTTTTATTTATAATTCTATAATTACATAATGATGCCAAAATAAATCCACTATCATAACATTCTTTATCAATAATAGATACTATTTCATAAGCACAAGTTTTTTTAAAATTAATAAAATTTGAAAGTTCTGTAAAACTACCACCTTTACAATTAATATGTATGTAAATTTTAAAATCACTAAACAAATGCTTATTAGCAATAATAATATTAATAAAATTAATCAAAGCACATATGCTTTCTTTATTAATAAGAGCATCAAAACATACATGATTATCCATAATCACTATTTTATCACAATTTAACAAATTATTATAACTATCATACAACTTATATTTATTAGACAAAATTGGCACATAAGTATTAATAAAATTATTATTTTTTCGCTTGTTATTGTTATAGTTATTGTTCATTAGTTATAAAAAGTCTTTCTATTAAAACCTTACAATGCTATAATAATTTTTATCAATTTTATAAATTATTATAAATTATTATAAACAATATTTATAATTTTGTTTATAATTTTGTTATAGTAAAAAAAAATTGATTTCATTTTAAATATTATTTAAAGATAATATAAGTTAATTACTAACCACTAACTAAGCAAAACAAATGTCGGTTCTTTCGCTCTATATTCCTATTATTCGCAACGCAAGTGAGGAATATATTATTAAGATGTTCAACACGCATAATATTGGAAAAGTAATGCGTGTTGACTTCGTTTTCAACAAAATTAAAAATCGTCGTGAAGCGTTCGTCCATTTTGATGAGTGGTTTACAAGTGATGAGTCTAAGCAACTCCAAGAGGACATTTTGGATCCTAATACTATGACGCGATTTAAGTATCAAGGAGAAAATTATTGGCCACTTTTAGTAAATAAAAATGCGCATAAGCGTGTAGAAAATCCCAATTATAAAATTTTAAACAAAACAGAAGTTAAAAACGCTTACAAGTCGTCTTTAGTAATTCCATTTACAAAGCATACTAAAGCCCAAGTCCAAGCACAATCACAATTTCAAAACAAATTTATTAAGGTAAACTAAAAATGGCAACTAAAGCAGCAGCAAAAAAACGAAAAAACGAAAACATTTTTTTTTCAATATTTATAATTTTTTATTTTTTTTATAAAAATAAAAAATTGAAATATATTTTATTTAATACTAAACCATTTATCAAGTAATTAATTACTATGGGAGCAGGTGTTTTACCAGTAGCACTATATAAAGGCACATTATTTTTATTATTAGGTCAAGAAAGAAATAATAATTTGTGGTGTGATTTTGGCGGAAGTCCACATAAAGGAGAAAAACCATATAAAACAGCAATTAGAGAAGGCAGCGAAGAATTAAACGGATTTTTAGGTGATGAAAATGATTTTGAAACAAATGTTAGTAATAATTTTATATTATCAATTAGTTTTGATAGATATACAAGTTATATTTTTAGAACAAATTATGATAAAAAACTGCCTATGTATTTTACAAATGTAAATAAGTTTGCTGAATTCCATTTACGAGACAAAATTGAAACACAACATAATGGGCTATTTGAGAAAAAACAAATTCAATGGTTTCCATTATCAAAATTTAAAGAAGACAAATCACGTGCTATGTTTAGAGAGCATTATAAACCAGTATTAGATTCAGTATTAAAAAACGAACAATTTATTATTAAGTATATTGAAACTATGAGTCCAATTCAATAACTCTATTAACCTCTGTTTGTTTTACTTGTTTTTTTCTTGTTTTTTTTCTGGTTTTTTTACTTGTTTTATGTTATACTATAATAATTAGTATATATTAATTAGTATATATTAATTATTATAATTATGTCAATTTCAAAAGAAGATAAAAATAATTATGGCATAGTTTATACACCAAATTCTTTAGTTGACAAAATATTAGATTTAATACCATTAGAACATTATAAAAACCCAACATTAAAATGGTTGGATATTGGTGCTGGAAATGGAGCATTTTCTTTAAATCTTTATAATCGTCTAATGAATAATTTAGTCACATCAATTCCAAATAATGAAACACGAAAAGCACATATATTAGAAAATATGCTTTATATGTGTGAAATTTATATTCCACACATTAATAAATTAGAAACCCTTTTTTCTCACAAAACAAATATTATAAAAACAGATTTTCTTATGTTAAATGCTAATGAAGTCTTAAATGCTAATGAAGTCTTAAATGCTAATGAAGTCTTAAATGCTAATGAAGTCTTAAATAACAATCAATATTTTAATATTATTATTGGCAATCCGCCATATAATATTAATGGAGCATTAAAAACTCCTACAAATAATTCATTAAAGAAAACAGACGATGGAAAACAAGTATATGTTGAATTTGTTAAAAAAAGTCTGGCATTGCTAGAAACAAATGGACACTTAGCATTAATAATACCGGCATTATGGATGAAACCAGATAAAGCAGGACTTTACAACATTTTAGTAAATAATAATTTTACAATAAATTTTTTACATTGTCTCTCAACAAATGAAACACAAAAAGAATTTTTGTATCAAGCACAAACCCCTACCTGTTTTTTTTATGGAACATATGGGAAAGTCCCCCCAAAAAATTCAATCCCAATTTACGATAAAATTTATAAATCTTATATGTGTTACAAATTGTTACCTAATTATCCTATTCCAACACACGGAATTACTATTATAAATAAACTTTTATATTATGTTGAGCAAGTAGGTTATTTAAAAGTTTATAAATCAAATAGTCCACCCAAAAAATCATTATTTGGAAAATCAGACACAAATACTATATTAAATATTAAAACTACAAATCTCTCAAATAAAACACCGCAATTAATAAAAAATTATTCAAATATTTTACAACATTATGCAAATATACCAAAATTAATATTGGCCCATAAAATGTATGGATTTCCATACTTAGATAGCTCAGGAAACTATGGTATATCTTCACGTGATAATTATATTTTAACTATAAATGATTATTCACTTGAAGAATTAAAACAAATACAAGCATTTCTCTCAACAAAATTTGCTTTATTTATTTTTTCAACAACTAATTATAGAATGCGTTATTTAGAAAAGTATGCCTTTTTGTTTTTACCAAATATTACTAAAATTATAAATTTTCCCAATTTGTTAAATTTAAATCAACAGCAACGAGATAAATTAATAATTAACTTTTTTAATTTATCTGAATTAGAAGAACTAGCTATTACTAATTCTTTAAATAATTATAATCATTTTATAGATCAGAGTCAATAGAATCAAACGAATCAATAGAATTCATATTTTTATGAATGCCTCCTCTATATCTATTTTTCTGTGTTTTTTGTCCGCCTTTTGTTGGTGCTGAAGTACTATCCGGAGGTGCGAAAATCTTTTTAAAATGTTTTGCTATTTCTTCATCAATAGTAGATTTCATATTTGTAATAGGAATACTAGGATTAAGCTTAGTAGCAACAGTTTTATCAGCAGCAGCAGCAGCAGCAGCAGCAGTTTTCTCAGCATTTTTAGCAGCAGCTTTAGCAGCATCAGCATCAGTAGCCTCTTTATCAGCAGCAGCTTTAACAGCAGAAGCTGTAGCATCATAATCAGCAGCAGCAGCAGCAGCAACAGCAGCATCATTAGAAGCAGCAGCAGCAGCAGCAGCAGCAGCAGCAGCAACAGCAGCATCATTAGAAGCAGTAGCAGCAGCAGCAGCAGCAGGAGGAGCAGGAGGAGTAGCAACAGCAGCAAGACTACCAGCAGCAGCAGCAAGAGCATTTGTAACAGCTAAATCAGCAGCTTTAGCAGCATTAGCAGCAATATCAGCAGCCTCATTAGCAGCCTCAGCAGCATCAGCAGCAACTTTAGCATCAGCAGCAGCAGCAGCAACAGGAGCAGCAGCAACAGGACCAGCAGCAGGAAGAGCAGCAGGAGGAGCAGGAATAGTAACAACAATAGCATTAAGAGCATTATCTAAAGCACCAATATTAATAGGAGAAGCACCTAAACTACCAATAGCAGTAGAAGCAGTATTAACAGCATCAAGAGCATTTCTAGCAGCAGCAAGAGCATTAGTAGCATCAGCAGCAGCTTTCGAAGCATATTTTTTAGCATCACTAGGAGCAGAAATAAGTTTTGCGTCAGCCGTTTCTTGTGCTTTAATCGCGTTCTCAAGCGCTAAATCAGCATTTTTTGCTTTAATTTTAAGTGCTTTTAGTTCATTTTGTTTCTTTGTATTATCATTTTGAGCTAGTTTAAAAGCTTCTACTTCTCCTTTTTCATAAGTATTGTAATATTTATAAAAAATATTGTCAATTATTCCTTCAAACATACTATAATCAGTGTTATTACTACTAAAAATTGAGCTTACAAGTGTTATTGTGTTTTCAGCTTTTTTATGCACTGGAGTGGTATTAAGAGATAAAGTAAGAGGCTCGGTAAAATACTTATTAACTAATTTTTTTATTCCCGTAATTATTGTATTCTCATTATTAAAATCATTAGGCAAGCCAATACTTATAGAAAGAATTGTTAATGCTTTATAGAATATCTCTGTAGAGGATCTAATTAAACTACCTGTTTGATCTGTTTTATCTAAAACATCATTAATAATTGATAATATGTTTTTTGTATCATCAGAACCTCCACCAACCATTGTGTCATCGGATGTATTACTACCACCAAAATATGATGAAAGAGGTCTAATTTTAGAGGCGTGAGGTTCAATTTTAATAAGATATGTATAAAGTTTTTTAGTAGCTTTTCTGGTATCTTGAACAGAATCAGTAGCTTCATTAATAGGGATTTGGGCATCAGCAATGGCCTTTTTGATTCTGTCTGGATCCTTACTTATAATAGCAGCATTAATATTAGTAGCAGCAGTAGTAGCAGCACTGGATTTTTTACTTGATTCATTAGATATCAATCTAGCACTAATTTTCTCATCCTTCGCAGTTTTTATAGCTTCAGTCAGCTTTAAATCAGTTTTCTTCGGATCAGTAAAAATAGCTTCATTACGTGCAATAGCTGCTTCAATATGAGTAATAGCTTGCACAAGGTCCGCATCAGCATCGTCAGCAGAAGCAGCAGCTGAATTAGCAGCCTTCATAGCAAGAGTAGCAGAATCCGCATCACTTGTAACACCACTAATTATTGTATCTATATTTGTTGTGTAATTATCTATAAGTTTTGGAATAGTTGTTTTAAATGATGTAATATTTGCCTTTGCATTTGAGAAAATAGTATTTAATATTACTATTGGATAATAATGTATTATTAAAAGTGAACAATATAAATATGTAGAAAGATTTTTAGATTTGTCAGGAAAAGTGTTACCTTTTTCGGCACTGCTCTTAAGAGAGGAATCAATTATTTCAATAAACTTTTCATTTTTTAATTCTAATTCTGATTCTAATTCACTAATAGCTTTGTCATAAAGTGTATCTATTATTATTACATTATAATATTCTTCATCGGTATCATGTTTTGTCATTAATATTGTTAATTTATTAACTAAATATGTTAATAAGCTATTTGTATCATTTAATTTTATAGTATAAAACATACGTAATAGCTCTCTTATTTTTTCATAATTGTTCATATCTTTAGCAGGAGTAGGACCACCAGCAGGAGCAACAGCAGCATCAGGAGGATCATCCATTTCAGCAATTTTTTTTAAAACTACATATAATTCCGTTTCAAATTGTGCAACTAAGTCAATTTTCTTAGGCTTACGCCTTAAAGACATTGTATATGGCATTATATTTATATATTATAATTATATATTTATATATTTATATATAATAATTTAATAATATTTTAATAAGCATCCTTAACTACAATTCAATAGTTTCAAACCTTTCTTGTATAATTTCTAAAATTAATGAATTTGCCCAAATAATAGTAATAGTATCTATGTAATTACTATAATTATAGATAGCATTTTTTATATATATAATATTTCCACTATTAATAGTTTTTTCGGCTTCATGTAAAAATAAGTCTAAATATACATCCTTATTAGCAATTTCCATTATTACAAATTAAATATTATTATAAATGTTAAATAGTATCAATTTTTATAATTTAAAAAATTGATACTATTTATTATTTCATAGCATATTATTATAAAATAATATGTTGTATGCTACTTTGTTAAATCAAAAATATTTACTAAATAATATTATTTATAATAATTTCAAAAAAAATTTATATACTAAAGTAAATACTATGTGTAAAAATGACTTTAAAAATGAATATATAAATAATTATATATATAAAAAACAATTACAAATCTCTAACGCAACTTGCTGTAAATATTGTAAAGGAACAGGTTGGATTATTTGGAAAACTAATAATTTATATACTTTAAAAACAAATAAATCATTTGTTCCTATGTTTTCATATTCTTTATGTTATAAATGTAATGACTTATAAATGTAATGATTTTTAAATATCAAAATTGTTATTTTTATTTATTAAATCTTTATCATTTAATAATGAATTAAAGTAACTATTATTATAGTTAATTTTTTCAATAAAAAAAGAATTGTTAATGTATTTATTATTTATAAAATCTTTAACATTATGAAAAATATCGTATTTTTCACATATGCTAATATAAAATGAATTTATATTATAAACACTATCATAATATTTTTTTTCATTAAAACATTTTGTATCATGACTAATACAATCAGAAAACAAATATTTTTTAAAATATTTATTCAATAACATAATACTAACAAATAAATCCAATAAATTATTCTTCAATTTGTATTCATTACTATGACAAAAATTATAACATGCCAAAAGATTACTTTCTGTATATGGATAACAACGTTCATTATACTTTACAAATGTTGAAATAAGATTTTCTTTATAATTTATAAACTCTAATGAGTTTGTAGATGTAATTTTTAAATTTTCAATGTGCTCAAATAATATTTTACCAATTTCATAAGTGTTATTTAAATCCAAATAATAAATCAAATTTTTAATATGCTCATTTGAATTATTTTCTATAATATAACCAAAATCATATATAACTATTTTATAAATAAAGCCATCATCGCCATCATCGCCATGACTATATAATTTATTCTTTTTTTGTTTTAACACTTTCCAGTTAGCATCGTGTAAATCACAATGTATATATTTTCCAAACATATAAGTATCTTTAATAAAAATACTTAAAAATGACATTAAAATTTGCTTTTTATAAATACTAAGATCCATTTTTTCCAAGAACTCTCCTTCAATGTATTCCATAATTAAAAAATTTTTACTTTTTATTAAAGGTTTTGGAATTACAATAACATCATTACTAATATATTTATTATAAAAATAAATATTATTTTCATATTCATTAACCATATTAATTTGATTTCTCAAATTATAAAAAAATGAATCATAATCAATAATAGTATCATATTTTTTTAAGAATGTAAAAGTAGTCACAAAAAATTTATAAATATTAATAAAATAAATAGGAAATAACATTTGGTATTCTATTTCAGGATGAACTACTTTAATAGCAATGGGTTCTTTAATAAAACAAGTATTATTTATACTATTATTGCCATTATTTTTAAAATGTGCTTTATAAACTTGCGCAATAGAACCTGATTTAATAGAAAAAGTTTCATCTAATATAAATATATCATCAAACAAATGACCGAATTCTTTGAAAAATAAATTTTTTGTATACTTTAAACTATGAATACTACAATTTTCATAATATTTTGAAAATAATTTTGTAATAGCAGTATTTTTGGCTTCATCATTTTTTACAAATAGTATATGATTATTTAACCATTGAATTAATTTAATTAGTATACATCCATTTAAATTTATACTATAATTTAATAACATTATTAAATTATCACTTGTAACTCCATAAATTGTATAATATACATAATTTATAAATATTACATTCAAAAATATATTAAAATAAATAAAATATTTGGACTTACAATAAAAATCCAAAATAATATAATATAAATTTTTTAAATATTTCATTTTAAAAATACTCATTTTTAAAATAGTCATTTTTATATTAAATACTTTATATATTGAGTTTTATTTATAATGTATTTTAATTTATAATGTATTTTAATTTATAATGTATTTTAATTTATAATGTAATTTTTATTTATTTTTATTTATTTTTATTTATAATCAAAATAAAATTAAAGATAAAAACATAAATACTAATCTTACTATTACTATAATAGGTTATTACTATAATATGTCAAATACAAATATTATAGACACTATTAAACATATTATTTTTACTATAATAGAAGAAGAATATAAAAATTATTTAAAATCAAATAATATATTGCTCATAGAAGATAGTAAATTATTACAAATAGTAACCGAATTTTATAATTCAAATGTAAAAAATATTAAATCTAAAATTAGAGAAACATTAAAAGCAAACAATAGTGAAACTTATAATTCTGGATTAGTAGAAAACATATTATTAGATATTTTTCAGGAGAAAACTATGAATATTATGAAAATTGTTAATGAATTAACAATAATTCAAAATAAAAATTTAATACAATTTACTTTACCACTTATAAATAATAGTTTAAATTTAAATATATTATTAGTAGACAATTATGTAGTCATAAACTCAGTAAATCCTAAAAATATTGCGCAACATACTGAATTATATGAATCAATAAGCAAATACAATTTTTTGTATTCAATAAATAACATTTTATTACATAATTATTGTAATGAAGAAAAAATCAATATTATTAAACAAATAGTAAGCACAACAAATATAGATGAAGTAATTATTCAATGCTATTATTTGAAAAATTAAATATTTCATAAAAATTGATAAATATTTCATAGAGTAAATATTTATCAAATTACTATGGAAATATGTGTCACACGATTTAATAATACAACTTTTAATGAAAATCGAAACTGGATAAATGAAAATAATAACAATGTTGGTTGTATTTATGGTTGTCCGGTTAAAATTAGTGAAAATATTTTGCCATATACAACATTAATAGTATTAGAAATGAATAATAGCAAAAATATTATAGAGGGTATAGGTATAATTGAAAATAATTGTGCACGAGAAAATAAAAAATATTATAAAATTTATACAGATAATAACTATAATAGATACATATATAGATCCAATTTTAGAATAAATAGAATACATTTTAATAACTATGAAAAAGAAGTAATTAGTTGTCTAGAAGAATGCTTGTTCAAATCAGCATATCATTGTAAAAGAGGTCAAGGAATACAAAAATTACAAAAAAGAATAATTAATAATGAAGAATTTAATTTTGTTAAATTTTTAATAAATATGTATAATAGCAGATTTGTAACTATTAAAAATATAAAAATAGTTCAATAACATTATATATAGTATTTTATAAATATATGATGGCACAAAATAATTCACATTTTTTTAATACAAATATAGAGGATTATAGTATTAGTGAATTATATAATTTAATAGAATTAGATGAACTTACACGAGAAAATATATTATTAAAAATACATGACTTGACGTCAAATGTTTTCAAGAATAATGATACTATTAAAAATTTTTTTTATAAAGCACAAAACAAATTATTAGATTATTTATCAAATAGCAACAACAATAACAATAACTTAGACAATTATTTACATACTAATGCCAATGCTAATATTGAAGCAAATCATAGTTACATTAACAATATTGCTTATGAGACTAACGACGATACTGATGATGACGAGGACATTGAACACGAGCATCAGGACAGTATTAAGGTGAGTGAAGATATTGAGACTAACAATACTAACAATAAAATAATAGAAGCAAACAGCAATATTAAAGAATCATATGTAGACTATTCAAAGTATAAACCAACTGAAACAACTACAGGAACTATAATAGAAAAATACGATTTATATAAGAATTTATATTTTAATACTTTTTTTAGAACTGATAAAAATGTAGTCAATTCATTATCTACGGATTGTAAAATTCAATTAACAAATTCGCTCAACAATGTAATTCAATGTAAATTAACGGCAATAAACATAAGAAAACCTTTTTTAATTCATACAACAAAATTAAATGATACTTTTATAATTAAAAAATATGTTAAAACTATTACCGAAACAGAAACATTATTTAAAGTAGATTTTTCATATGTAATCACTATTGAAAAAGGATATTATGAAGATTTTACAGAAATGGAAAATTTTATAAATAATAAATTTATAAACTTTACATATACTTTAAGTGGAAACATACTAAATTATAAAACTACTAATATTGATATAAGTAATAAAGATATAAGCAATTCACAATTTGTAAACGCACTTAGTTTTAGCATCAATGAAAATACTAAGCAAACTATGTTTGATTTAAGTAAAAGTTATATTGATACTAGTTATTCTATTAATTTTCACCATTATGAAATAGATTTTAAAACAAATTATATTGCGCCATATTCATTAGCAACTATATTAGGATTTGACTTTGCTAAAAATCCTGATACGAGTAATAATTTGAGTAAAAATTATCAAATAATATCACCAAAAACCTATTGTCTTTTAAACAATCCAATTTTCTTTTGTTTTAGAGAAAATATAAGCACTGGTATTGAAACACATCATCTATTTTTAAAAAATAATATATCAAGTGATAAAATACTAGCAAAAATAAATACTCACAAAGGAACAGCACTCAGTAATCATTATATATATGAAATATTAGACAATATAGATAACAAGAATAATATAAGAAAATATAATGGTCCTATTCATTTATCGGATTTTAGTATTAAAATAATAGATCATTTTGGAAACTTAGTTCAATCAATAGACGAAGAATTTACATTTGAATTAGAAGTAATTATACAAGAAACAAAATTTCAACAAACCATAGTATAATATAGTATAATATAGTATAATATAGTATAATATTTAAATTAATGTATCTATAAATCATATAAAATTTCGCACTCTAATTCAAGAGATAAATCACCATTATTTACATCTAATATTCGACCATATTCATCATAAATTTTAATGTGTAGTTTATTAATATTTGTAGGACCAAAATATACTCTTTTTGGATATAATAGCGTCTTCATTTTATCTTCATTTGATTTTGTCATTTTACATAATATATTATTATCTGTTAAAGATTGATATTTAAAAGCCGACACAAATGCAGTATTGTGATTATTTTGAAAATCATCTACAGATAATAAATAATATTTATTGTTAATACCTCCGTCATAACAATTTTCAGCTTCATAACTAGTTAACCCTTCATATTTTATAACTATGTTTTTAGCATTTTTAATTATACTATTATTTCTGAAACCTAACATCCAACCTAATGTTAATTGATTTTTAGTGACATTATTTGCCAAATTATAATACATTTGATTATTTTCAAAATAATCAAAGTTTAAATTAAAGGAAACATCGCTAGTAAAAGAAAATTTAGAACTTATAGAATTATAAGAAATATCAATATTGGCTGGTAAGTATTTATTTATTTCTTGAACCAATAAAAGTTCATTATAATCACCATCCATTATTTCTATTAAAGTATTGTTTACATAAAAAGAATTGGAACCCATTTTTTTTGATACTGAATAAATAGTATACGGAAGTTGATAATTTACTACTTGCATAGACAATACCTTTTTTAAATTGGAAGGCAAAGTTATTATAAAATTTGTAGGACTAGTGCTTTCATAATTATCTCTAAATCGCGTATCAATAGCAATAATTGTTTTATAAGTTTTTATAGTTAGAGGATTTATTAATCCGCTTTTATAATTTACTGGATAATATTCTTCTTTTTTATTTTCATTATGCTTAATAATATTATGATTATCTTGAATAATTACACTATTTTTTTGATTTTCTTCTAGTAATTTATTAATTTTAATAAAACATTGATAAAAAAAATCTAATAATAGTGCTTTATTTTCACTTACTTCACTTACATCATCAACGTCTGTATTTCGTAATTTATCAATTTTTATTTGTAATTTATTATATAAAATTTCGTAAGTAAGCTCATTTTTATGGAGAGAATTACTATCAATATTTAACACATTAAATATTTCTTCATTGCTATAATTTTGAATATTTAAATCCATAATATATATTATATATCAAAAAATATAAAATATATAATGTTCAAAACGAGTTATAAAAATATAGCAACTATATAACAAAAATTATATTGTAAATATATAAATGGTTTGTTATGGTTCGTGTATGTTTGCGAGTGTTTTTTTAATTGCCAATGTTTATACTATTTTTTCTTGTACCAATGATAATAATAAACAAGAATTTAAAAATACATTAACCCAAGAGCAACAAGAATTATATGAAAAAATAATTCAAGAGCGTAAAAATATATATTATGGCGGATTTATTTTAGGAATAGTGCTATCTTTTATTGCTCTTTATTTTGGAGAGAAATATTTGTTTTTTATTGATAAAAAAACAAAACTATCCAATATTCCCAGAATTTGTATGGTTGCTAGTATTACTTTTGTTACCAATTACTTATTTTATATATTATATCCCAAAACCGACTATATGTTGCTACATTTAAATGATAAAACACAAATTCAAGGATGGTTAAATATTTATAAAAAAATGCAGTTTAAATTTCATTTAGGATTTGTATTAGGAATTATTGCTGTTACTATTTATGCTTATAGTTTTTGTAAATAGTTTTTTATTTATTTTTATTTATTTTTATTTATTTTTATTTATTTTTATTCTTTTTTATTCTTTTTTAATTAGTGTAAATATTTCATTGCCACAACTATATTCATAATTTGTAATTGCTAGTCCACATAAATTAAATAAATTTTTCAATTCATCAAGTTTATAAATATAATAAAATCGCTCATACATTTTTCCATATTTATTCCATAATACAATATTATTTCCATAATTATTGAAACTTCGCCGTGTTTTTGGGGGTTGATCAATAGACCACACAGATAATAATATTTTTCCATTATGTTTTAATAATCTCTTCATTTCTAATAAGGCTTTAATTCTATGTTCTTTGTTTTCTAAATGGTGAAATACAGCAATACACATTAGTGCGTCGGCACTTGCCGAAGGTAAAGGTATAGATGTCATATTTGCGCAAAGCACATTCAAATTTTTAGATTTACAAATTTTAACAAAATTTTCACAATTATCGATTCCAATAAAATTAAGATTTTTAGTGTTATTATTACTCATATTACGCCCATTTCCACACCCAATATCATATACAAGAGCATCTTTTCTTAATTTATTTAAAAAGTCATTTACCCAATTCCATTTATATAAACGTGTATTGTCAAAATGCTCGGCAATTTCTTCATAAATTTCCTTAACCTGTGTTTGTTCAATACTTGTGCTTGTGTCTGTGCCTTCCATATTTAAATTATTAGTTACTTTAAGTTAATTAATAATTTAAAGTATAAACAAAAATATTTCAATTTTTATAACAATAAATTAAATCTATAAAAAAATAATTTACTTAAAAAAATTGAAATAACTTTTTATTTGTTAAAATCATTTAACAAAATATTACTATGGAACTCTTCAATAATGATACTATTATTCAAACTATTACTTGCCCTATTACTCAATGTGTTATGAAAGATCCCGTTCAAGGCAATGATGGAAATACATATGAACGTAGTGCTATTGTTAGTGCTTTAGCTATTAAGCAAGAGTCACCTATGACACGCCAACCTATGAGAATTTCTGATTTAAAAGTAAATGTTGCGCTTAGATTTTTATGCGACAAATATCATCAAATTTCACAAAGTGTAACTACTCAGCACACCAAAGACCCATCAAGCAAACCTATTATTTTGGATCATACTATTAGTAAAAACAATAACAAACTACTCTTAACATTCAAAGTAAATGAAGAGAGTTTTCCCAAAAATTTAAGTGCTGGTCATCTTTCACAAGACATAGTGCTAGTTATTGATCGTTCCGGTTCAATGCACTCGCCAGTCGAAGCAAAAGACCGAAATGGTCAAAATCTTGAAAATGGACTATCCATTCAAGATATTGTCAATCATTCAGCAAAAACAATTGTTAAAACATTGGATACGCATTCACGCATATGTATTATTAAATTTGACAATGTTATTGATGTCGTGACTCCTCTTATGTGTGCTACTGAAATAAATAAAATCCAAATTATGACTTCTATTGATACAATTAAACCTGGCGGTCAAACAAATATTTGGGGCGCACTTGAAAAAGCATTACAAATTTTGGATGGTCGTGAAGATAAGTCAAGAAATAGTGCTATTTTAATGTTAACAGACGGAATTCCCAATGTTTCACCAGCACAAGGAGAGGTTGAAACACTAAAGCGATTAAGGAAAACCAAGAATTTCACAACTCCAATTTACACATTCGGTTTTGGATACAACTTACAAACAACTTTATTATACAATCTTGCCAAATATTCTAATGGTGGAAACGCACACATTCCAGATGGTAATATGATTGCTACCGTGTTTTGTAACTTTATTGCGACAATCTTATGTAGTGTAGTTATGAATTTACAACTTCATATTACTCCTAAGCAAACTAATAGTGCTTCATTTAATAATTTATTAGTCGGTGATTTTGCCTATAATTATGATCCAATCAATCAAAAATATATTTATGATATTGGAACAGTTCAACTTCAACAAGAACGAAACATAGTGTTAAATTTTGAAGACAAGTTAGATTTTGATTATTATTACACATATACTATTGGAGAAAAATCATATACGTCAACAGGGCATAGTGTAAATGCTGATTCTATTGCTCATTATGTTACAAATATTGATAGTAATAGTCATATTTATAGAGCTACATGTGTTGAATATATTAGGAAAATGATTAATTCTAATAGGATTAATAATTTGTTAAGCACTGAGACTAATTATAATGAATTGGTAAAATTATTAGAAGAAAATAAATACTCACATAGTCAACCTTTTGTAGATGGTCTTCTCAAAAATATTAAAGGAGACTTCGCAAATATTGGGCAAGTTAAACTGGCAATTGATACAAAATATTTTAAGCGTTGGGGAGAATTTTATTTAGACCAACTTTCGCGTTCTCTTAATCAACAAATTAAACCCAATTTTAAAGATGAAGGTTGTATGTTTGGTGGAGAAGTTTTTGAAGCACTTGTAGATAAGTCAAGCGACATTTTCAATAGTCTTGAACCACCTACACCATCGTTAGTTGTTCAACAAAGTGGAAACATGTTTTATAGGAGTTTAAATTTAGCACCACAAGCACCTATTTCAATGGCATCTTATAACGATCCACACGGTGGTTGTGTTGACTCATATTGTAAGATTGCTATGTTTGATGGAACATCTAAGCTTTTAAAAGATGTACAAAAGTTTGATATTATTAAATCTATTGATGAAAATAATAAAATTGTTGGGGCAAAGGTATTATGTGTTGTAGAAACGCTTATTGAATCGGGTTATAGAGATTATGTAAATATTAATGGGGTGTTAATTACTCCGTGGCATCCTATTAAATTTGGACTTCATGGAAAAACGGAAACTTGGTGGTTTCCGGGAGAATTATTTAGCACATATAGTTATCCATCGTCAAGTATGATTACATTAGTATTAGAAAATCACCATGTTATGATTATTAATGGTTTAAAATGTATTACTTTGGGTCATAATTTTACTAATCATACAAAATTAATTCATCCTTATTATGGAACAAATAAAGTTATTGAAAATTTAAATTATTATTTTCCAGAAGACTATGCACGTGGTAAAATTAGTGTAAAAGATTCACATATTGGTTATCATACAACCTCAACCTCAACCTCATCCATTACACATTCAGTTATTTATTATAATACAACTAGTGTAAAAGAACCTTTAGTTGTTTGTTAGATTTAGAAAGAATATACCATTAATAAACCAAAATAGAAAGTTACAACCCCTAAAAATACTATATTAACATTTGAAAAAGTATTATATAAATAATTAGATACTAACAACGTGGAAACCAGCATTAGTGCGTCAACAAGTAATATTTTTTTTCCATATTCTTTGGCATAATCTTTAAAAAATTCAAGTATTTTGCTACTTTTAGTATTTATGCTATTTAAAAATAGAGCAAAAGAAGTATCATGAATTAAACCTATAATAATAACATAAAGTAATTGCATATAAAAATTGGGTGTTAATAGTGTGGCTAAGTAGGTTCCAATAGTTAGTGATGCTATATCCATAGTATATGCTCCAATAGTAAACTTGCTATACCACTCTCTGATGGTTTTTCCACTCTTTGTTAATAATAAAATATAACCTCCAATAGTATCTACTATTATAGCAGCAACTGCCAATGTTATAATAGTATGATAATTCATATTGATATATAAAAATATTATAATAGTTTATAATATTTTATACTATTTTATAATATTTTATAATAGTTTATAATAATTTATAATATTTTATAATATTTTATAATATTTTATAATATTTTATATTACTATTATATATACTAATGCCAAGAAAAACTAGAACAAGAAGAGTTAAAAGAGCTAGAAGAGCTACAAGAAGAGTTAAGAGAGGTAGAAGAGTTAGAGGAGGATTTACTTTTCCTAATATGAATCTAGAGTCAATAAAAGAAAGAGTAAAGCAAGAAGTAGAAAATGCGAAGCAAGAAATAAATATGGCAAGAAGTAAAGTAACTGAAATAGCATCACAAGCAAAGGCAACGCTAACCGATCTTAAAAATAATTATCAATCAGCAGTTGCCAATGTCAATGCCAATGCCAATGCCTATCAGCAATAAAAAATTATTTAAGGTCTAGTAAACATAAATGCGTGCTGTCTAACTAATTTTGGTTCTGAAAAATCTATACTTCTAGCACAAACATTATTATCTAAATTTACTTCATTTTTAATGTTATAATCATGGTAATTATTATGCTCATAATAATTTCTATTATAAATAAATGCTTCTAATTTAGTAATTTTTTCTTGTAACTCAGTTATTTGTTTTTCCAAACCAGTAATTTTATTTTCCATAGTATTTTCAACAAACATATTAATATTTATTAATATTTATTACTATTTATAAATATTTATTACTATTTATTAATATTTATTAATATTTATTAATATTTATTAAAATATATTTATGTTATAATTTTATAATGTCACCAATAAATAACTTATTAAATACACAACCTACTATAACAAATATAATTATGACAAATGCTGATTTAAGCAAATTAGAAACTATTAATAAAACTATGTCAGCAAATATTGAAATATTAAATAAAAGAGTGGATTTTTTAATTTTAAAATTAATAAATCTAATTATTTTTTTATTTCAAAATAAAAACATATATAGCAATGAACTATTGAGAGAATAATTTTATATATTTATAAAAAATATTTAAAACCATACTATTATCATTATTTACAATATTATGGTTGCTATTGGTATTGATTTAGGCACAACATATTCGTGTGTAGGTGTTTGGAAGGATGGTCAATGTGAAATTATTGCTAATGATCAAGGATTAAGAACAACCCCTTCATATGTTGCTTTCACAGATAGTGAGCGGTTAATTGGAAATGCGGCAAAAAATCAAGCATCTCAAAATCCAGAAAATACTATTTTTGACGCAAAACGACTTATTGGGCGTATTTTTAGCGATCAATCTACACAAAACGATATTAAACACTTTCCTTTTAAAGTAGTTGATAAAAATAATAAACCAATTATTCAAGCAACTTATAAAGGTGAATTAAAAGATTTTCAACCAGAAGAAATTTCATCTATGATTTTAGTAAAAATGAAAGAAACTGCGGAAGCGTATTTAGGTGTAAAAGTTGACAGTGCTGTTATTACTGTTCCAGCATACTTTAATGATGCTCAACGTCAGTCTACAAAAGACGCAGGAGCAATTGCCGGATTAAATGTATTACGAATTATTAATGAACCAACAGCAGCCGCAATTGCGTATGGACTTGAGCAAACAAAAGACAGCACAGAAAAACACATATTGATTTATGATTTAGGTGGCGGAACTTTTGATGTTACACTTTTAAGTATTGATGATGGTGTGTTTGAAGTAAAAGCAACTGCCGGCGACACACGTCTTGGTGGAGAAGACTTTGATACTCGTCTTGTTCAACATTTTGTTCAAGAATTTAAACGTAAGCACAAAAAAGATTTAAGTGAAAGTAAGAGGGCAATTAGTCGTCTTAAGAGTGCTTGTGAAACTTTAAAAAAGACGCTTTCAGCATCTACACAAGCAACCTTAGAAGTGGATAGTTTATTTGAGGGTATTGATTTTTCAAGCACTATGAATCGGGCTCGTTTTGAAGAATTATGTGGTGATCTTTTTAGGAAAACATTTGAACCTGTAGAGCAAGTTTTAAAAGATAGTAAAATTAGTAAATCACAAGTTCATGAAGTGGTTCTAGTAGGTGGTTCTACTCGTATTCCTAAAATTCAAAATCAATTAACAGAATTTTTTAATGGTAAAACATTAAATAAATCAATCAATCCAGATGAAGCCGTTGCTTATGGTGCTGCGGTTCAAGCAGCCTTACTTTCCGGTGTTAAAGATACTAAAATTGATGATTTACTACTTCTTGATGTAGCACCATTATCTCTTGGTGTAGAAACAAGTGGTGGTGTAATGACTAAAATTATTGAGCGCAATAGCACTATTCCTACAAAAAAATCACAAACATTTAGCACATATGCCGATAATCAACCAGCAGTCACCGTTCAAGTATTTGAAGGAGAACGTCAATTTACTAAAGATAATAATAAATTAGGTGAATTTACTCTTAAAGGCATTCCACCAATGCCTCGCGGTGTTCCACAAATTGAAATCAGTTATGATTTAGATGCTAATGGTATTTTAAATGTTTCTGCGTGTGAAAAATCCAGTGGAAAATCCGATAGTATTAAAGTAACAAATGACAAAGGGCGCCTAAGCAAAGAAGATATTGACAAGATGTTGGCAGATGCCGAGAAATTTAAAGAAGACGATGAAAAGGCAAAACAAACTATTGAAGCGCGCAATAATTTTGAAAATCTTGTATATCAATTTAAGGCTACATTAAATGATGAAAAAATCGCATCGCAAATTGATGAAGCTTTAAAAGAAAAATTAACAAGTATTATAGACGAAAATGTTAAATGGTTAGAACATAATCAAAATACTTCAAAGGAAGAATGTGACTATAGATTAAAAAATTTCCAAGAAGCAATGAAACCGCTTCAAGAAAAGATGATGTCTGGACAAGGACTACCTGGAGGAATGCCTCAAGATTTTGCTAAAGAACCTGACATTGCCGATATAGATTAAAAATCTAGTTCGTAAAAAAAAATTGAATTATAAAAAATTATTAAAGTAATTATATTAAGTATAAGCATAATTAATATAATTAATATATAATCGTATGAAAAGAATTAAATCGGCACCAGCAAATATTGCCGAAATGGTTAATAGGAAAAAACATACTTTGGAAAAAAAACCAGAAAAAACTATCTTATTTATTACACAAAAAAAACAATCTACGCCAATTACAATTACAAAGCATCAACAACAATTAATACCTTTAAAAAATCAAAAAATTATTGAGAGAACTTTTAATACTATTATGATTGATTATATTAATGATAAACAAGTAATTAATAATAATGATGAAGAAGCTTTACTATTAAGTATTTTATATTATTATTTTTGCGAAAAAGTATTTACGAAAAATAATTTGCGCGAATTTGTTCTATTTATAGTCCAATTATGTATTAAATATATTTTTACACACTCATTACACGAATTCTTTATTAATAACAAAGATATAATTTTAAACAAACTATTGCTTCTTGGACATATAAAATAAATTTTATAATAATTTCTCAATTTCTTCTTTTAAATCATCAAGTTTTGGTTTAGGTAACGAAGCATAATCAATAGTTATTCTATTGCCTTGGTTATAATAATTGTAATAAGGCTGTAATGGAACAATAGTTAATGGATAAGGCCAATGACTTGTAGTATATCTTTCTTCAAAATATTCTCGTCTTAAATTTTGCTGTATTTTATCATTTTTTATATTGTTTTTTGGTAAATAACATAAATATTGAACTAGTCGTTCTTCATTACAATTTGCATCTCCGCAAGTATTTTGATGAAATGTTCTTGAATCCCAAATAACCAAATCACCGGCATTTACTTTAACACGAACTTTTTTATCTTCTAAATTACTAACATAGTTTTTATCTAAAACACACCAATCTCTCGGCGCATCAATATTTAAAGTTTTAAAATAATGTTCATGAAGATTATGACTTCCTTTGTATATTAATAATGAACGTTCATTATTACTAGTTAAACTTAAAAAAGATTGATAACAATGACGTCCTTTTTTGTGGGATGATTGATCAGTATGCGTCCAATAAATCTCAGTTCCTTTATAATCACTTGGATAATAACAGCATCCATCAAATCCAGTAACTAACTCATCACAATTCCATAGCTCTTTAAAAATGTTTATTATTTTTGGATTTGTTCGGGCTAACCAAGTAAACCGCTGATGTCCAATTTCAAAATATTTGAAAATACCATTTCCATGAATTACTTGATGTAACTTTTCTACATCTTTTGTATTTTTATACCAATCAAAAAATTCTCTCTTATATTCTTCGATTTCTTCATTATTATATACATTGTGAATTATTGTATAACCATTTTCTTCTAATTCTTTAATATTTGTTTCTAGTGCTTCTTTTAATACTATTGCTTGTAATGCTTGTATTGGTTCTTCTTTTTTAGGTGTTTGTATTGGTTCCTTTTTGGGTGCTTGTATTTGTTCTTCTTTTTTAGGTGTTTGTATTGGTTCCTTTTTGGGTGCTTGTATTGGTTCCTTTTTGGGTTTTGCTTCTTCCTTTTTGGGTTTTGCTTGTTCCTTTTTGGGTGCTTGTATTGGTTCCTTTTTAGGTTTTGCTTCTTCCTTTTTGGGTTTTGCTTGATTTTTTTTGGTTTTTATTTGTTCTTTTTCAGTATATTTAAATGCTACTAAATATTTAAATACTTTTTTTCTTACATCCGAAAACATTTTCTTTGCTTATAACATTTATTAATATTAAATGTTTAATTTAATATTAATTATAATTTAAACATTTTTAAATTATATTAGCGCAAAATAGTTTCAATAATTTCCTGAGGCAATTTGCCTAAAATATTATACATTAAGTTGTTATATATATTACATAAATAGTTATATCCCTTTTCGGAACTATAAGTTTCAATAAATCTTATTTCTAAATATTCATAAATTATTGAATTTATGGTTGATGCTGGAGACCACATATTTTTACAAGTAATAGAATTACAACAAAAACAATCATTTTTACTTAAGTTCAAAAAATATGGTTCATAAGAATATAAATTTTTAAAAAAAAATTTATATATGTTTTTATTTTTTGCGTTTAGTTGTAATTTATTGTTAACATTAATTAAATATTTATAATATGAAATTTCATTATGTAGCAAATTATTTTTAACATTATAATCGTAACTTATTACACTATATGGTTTAAATGGATAATATTCGGGGAATTTAAGTTCTAAAAGTTTTTTATTTTTACTATTTTTTATTAATAAAAAATATTCATCATTATTACTATTATTGTTTGTATTATTATTTGTATTTACGCTAATAATAGTTAAATTAAGATTTCCTAAGAATGCTAACAACTTATGTGAAAAAATATTTGTATTATAAGTTTTTTCATTGAAATTTTTGATTTCTTTATTTATTCTTTTTAAAGAACTTGGAGACATTATGTGCTATAGTATAGGTATTAAGCAATATTATTATTTAATTTTTATATTTAATTTTTTATACATAGTTTTATACATTGATAATTGTCATATAACGCAGCACTAGAAACATTTTTACCTTTTGCTAGTTTTCCTTTTTTTTATAGGTATCCTTTTTATGGTTTTCCTTTTTTTAGTTTTCCTTTTTTTGTTAATTTTCCTTTTTTTAATAGTTTTTCTTTTTTTGTTGGTTTTCCTTCTTATTCTTTTATCTCCTCCGAGTATTTCAGGAGATTGATCTGGATTTTTTCGAGATCTCTGCCGTTCAGGTTGAAGACCGTCTGTGGCTTCGCTTGGATCAATCAGAGATCCTTGCTGAGAGCCTCTCTTCTGAGGAACAAGTGGCACATCAGGGACTTGCGCAAGTCCCTCTGGTTCTGGCTCGGGAACTTTGCTTGTAGTCATCCTAAATTTAGGATTTGGAACTATTTTGCTATTCCAAAACTTCCTAAATTCTTCATAAAAAAATTTATGTAATTCATATAACGTAGCGTTGGTTGTGTCCGTTTCTTTATTTCCCTTATGTTTAAATTCATCTAAGTTTTCTGTAAATGTACCATCGGCCGCATTTATAAATTTTTTAAACGATTTATCCATATTCAATGGGTCTAATATATTATCTATTTTATAATGAAATGAACCACTTCCTTCAGTATCAGGTACACTTCCTTCAGTATCAGGTTTTTTATCATGTTTTTTATAATAACCACACGATCCAATCTTTTTACCTCCTTTATTTTTATCAATCACATATTTTGAAGTTTTTGGATGAATAGAAATATGAAATATTGAGTTTGATTTGGGTGTAGTATTTAGACAAACATTGCCAATAATATCATGACATGACTCTTGATCGCCATTCTCCGGTTGTATTGGAATATATTCTCTCAATATATTATTATGATCAAGAGTTGTAATATCAATTCCAAGACTTTCAATATCACTTTTATAAGCACTTATTAGTTTTTCTTTTACATCTTTATTTTGATTTAATTTCTCATTTAATTCTGTAATAAAATCTTTCATTATACTTTCAGTTACTTTGTTAGAGTTAAAGCTATTGTATAATTTTTCAGGATCAATAATGTTAAAAAATTCATCTACAGAACTATCGGGCGTGTAACATTTTGTTTTGTTGGGTTTGTTTGTACATTCTATAAATTGTGTGTTATCTTTCAAATAATCTACCGTATAAAACATACGCTGAGCACATATAAATTTATCATTTTCACATTTTGGTTTAAGTTCTGAAAGATCTCCTTTGCCTGTTTCACTGGCCATTATATATAAATTAAGTAATTTTTTAATTATGTGCTATTTCAATAAATAATAAATAATAATAAATAATAAATAATAAATAATAAATAATAATATATAAAATTATATTAATAAGTATTTTACTAATACATTTAATATATGGATAGAAATACGTGTTTAAATATTTTAGAATTAGAAAGTAATGCTTCACCGGAAGAAATAAAAAAAGCATATAAAAAAATGGCATTAAAATATCATCCTGATAGGCAAGAACAAAGTCTAAGTGACCAAGAAAAAAAACAAGCTGAAGAAAAATTCAAACAAATATCAGAAGCCTATGAATTATTGATGAACCCAGAAAAATTCAATAATTTTAATAATGGTCCTTCTGGGTTTACTGGAGGTTTTGTGGATCCAAGCGAACTATTTAATCATATTTTTAGAGATATGAATATGAATCAAGGCAATCCTTTTTCAAATATGCCAGGATTTCAAGTTAATTTTAATAATCCCGGATTTAATAATAATGTAATGCGTTCATCGTCTGTATTTTTTGTAAATGGACAAAGAATTGAGAAAGTTACTGAACACATTAATGGAATAACACATGAGCACACAATTATAGGAGAAAATATGCCAAATATGCCAAATATGCCAAATATGCCAAATATATTTCAAAATATTAGATTTAATTTTCAGTAAAAAAAAATTGATATGTTTATTTATATGTTTTAAATATTATACACATATAAATAATGGCTTTGCGCAATATTTTGAATACATATGTTCCATTGCGTGCTTCTATTGAGAATAAAGATAATGGAAAAGCAAAAATTGGTTGCGTAGCGTTCTCACCTAAGTTAAAGTATCAGTGTGTTTTATGCGTTTGGACATAATCAATATAATATGAATAATAAAGCCTGTAAAGAAAATAATGATTGTGTTCATGCCGAGGTTGATTGTGTAAGTCGTCTTAAAAAATCTGAAAAAATTAATCCTATAAGTCTTATTGTGTTTCGCACAAATAACAGCGGCACTAAACTTATGAATGCTAAACCTTGCCAAAGTTGTGTAAAAACTATAAATTTTACTCTTAAATCCAAAAATTATAGATTAAAAAAATTGTGTTATAGCGATGAAAATGGAGAAATATGTGTGTATTGTGATTAACATATTAGTCATAACTATATACTATTTTAGTAAAAAAATATTTTTTTATTTTTTATTTTAATCAAAAATTATATAAACATAAAATAATAAAATATTTTATAATATTAAAAATGGATATGGACACATTTATTTTGAATGACTTAAGCACTTATAAGAATTTTGAAAATTCTTATGATGAAGTTATTGATGAGTCAAGTGAAAATATTATTGATGTTTTTGTAACAAGTTTTGAAGATAAAGTTTTAATTGATAGTGCTACTTTAAATACCATTATTACTCTTTTAGAAAAAATATATGCTAATAATTTAACATTATTATTTATCATGAGTTGCCTAGGTTCTCTATATGTATGCTCTTACAATAGGCGTAAGAAAGATTATGTTATAATAAATAATGTAGAACCAAAATTATTAAAAGGAGAGATTATTGGAAAAGTATGATTAGAAAAAATATGATTAGAATAAGTATTACTTAATTAAGTATAACATTTTTTATAATAATTAATAGTTTAATAGTAGTTATTATAAAAAAGAAAAAATTTTATATATTACACGCTCACATCACATATAACAATTTATGGTTTACAAGACAATTAATTCAAATCCCTCTTCAACACTCGGATTTTCAAAATGCTTTGTATACACGCTATAGGCAATTTTCGGAACTTGGTTTTCTGGATCCCTTTCTTTATTGCGTTTATATGAAACCTCAAGTGACGTTGTCATATGGACGCATACTACTTTCATGTTATGCTTTTTAGCAAATTCTATATATTCACTCCTCTTTTTTGAAGAGCTGTTTGTGGCATCAAATACAACAGACTTACCCTCTTTAACACACGGCAAAGCAGCTTTAATCATTTTGGGGGAAGTTTTATGGACGTCTCCGTGAATTAACACAAAATTTTCATTGGCACAAATACTTTTAGCAATAGTGCTTTTACCTGACCCAGGGTATCCGACCATAATAACGACCTGTTTGGAATCAGACAACTTTACTGCTGGAATTTCCAAAACTGCCTCCTCTTGTTTAGGGGCAAACATCTTCTCTGGACTATGACACTTTAATCCAATATTTTGAGCAAACACTTTATCACTATCTGCCCAATCTCCCTTGCCTCCAAGAGCATCTCCCACGAAGAATGATTGCTCTTTATCAACTTTTGCGCTTCCAACAAGCACATCATACAAAATTGGATTTGGTTTATAATCGCACTTATCACTTGCTACCACAATGAAAACAGGGATTTGCAAAGTCTGCATGACATACTGAATTTGAATAACTTTCCATGGTTTGGACTGATTTGTAAAAACAACAACACTTAAACCCTCTTCATTGTAGCGCTTAAGTTCATCTGGAATGTTTGGATACAACCATTGCCAATCTTCAACATTTGAAGGCATGGTTTTGCCATCTTTAGGGCACACAAGAGTGTGATCATAATCAAACGCGGCAATCTTTGCTTTGAGCTGTGCCTTATTGATGTTGTAAATAGTCGGTGCCATTTTTGCTAGACATTAGATATGTAGAAAAAAATGCTTATCAATTTTTTTAAAGTATACAAAAAATATGAAAAAAAAATATAATATGCCTAACAAATATGTTTTATGTTTTATGTTTTATGTTTTATGTTTTACAAACTATCGCCACTTGGATAAAACTGAAACTCAATAGGAGTGTCTCTCAAAGTATTTCGCGCATTATCGCAATCATTTAATGTACACGATAAAGAATTTACCAAAGTTAGACATTGAGTTCTTAGTAAAAATCGACTATCAGGTGTCAAACAATCATTGTAACATGTTTCACAATCAATAGCTTCATCATAACTCTCAGCTAATTCCTTTGCTTCACGTAATAGTTCATTAATACGCAATAATTTAGTTAATACTGGGACAACTTGCTTTTCGTGAGCATTATGTAGTTCGTTATGTTTATGCTTTTCACGATGAGCTTTCTCAGTATTCCACTCTGCTTCAAGACGTTGTTGCTCTTCTGAGCTCAACTTTTCATATTCAAGTTTTTCCTTTTCTTGCTCTTTGTCTGCTTTTTCCATTGCTAATGTTTGCCTATACGACCATTTATACGTTTGAAAAGTGCTCATTGTCTTATAATGTTTTAAATAAACATAAAAATAAACATAAAAAAGAATTCAATTTTTTTTGTTAAAAATAAAAAAACACAACATGCTCCCTGCCCTTTACTGCTCTACTAGTTTTTAGCTTTTAGGCTCTACTCGCGTGATGCTACCTATACTACTCTTCATGTGTGGAACCTGTTCACAAGCAGAACCAAGACAATGAACTATGCTGTTACTATGCCATCGAATTCGCTCTAAATGTTCTTCGAAGCTAGCAAGCTCTTGAGCACGCATCGGTGAGCAGTCATGCTGTGTTGTGGCATATGCTTTTGCTCGTAACAATGCGTCATCTACATCACTTCTGCATGCTCTTGCGCATTCTCCTGTTTCACGAAGAAGTTGCTCGAGTTTTGTTACACTTGCCGGCATAGGCTGGAGCAATTGAAGCTTCCGCGACCACTCATTATAGTCCCCTTCCACTTTTCGCCGCGGCCTGTCAAAGCTCAACTTCACACACTTCCATACATGCTTTCTCTCCACCTTGGCTCCTTCAACATACTGATAAAACGGCACGTCTAAGAACACCTGATGCCCCTCATTCAACTTTGAACGCATGTCAAGTGCTTGATCCGTCGTACATACCAATGTCACCTCGAGCTTGTAAAACTGCTTTTCGTTGTGTTCCATTGGAAAGAATCCGATGGAGCGAACGCAGTCTTTTCCGTAGGCTGCTTCAAACGCCTCCTCCACGAACTTGTAGTCCATGAACTTGAAGAGGCGAATGCGAGGAACGCAAATGGTAATAGTGTTCATAGCGCTTTATAATCTGAGGACATAACATATATTAAAAATAAAGCTAATCAATTTTTTTATTCTATACAAAAAATTGATTAAATTTTAAGAACTATAAACAACATTTGGACTTTTTTCCCACTCTTTATATTCAATTGCTTTTGTTGTTGATTTGGGCAATGCTAATAAACGTTTAAGTGCTTCCAATCTTTTTTCTGTTGGATTTAATGATGGATTTTCTTTTTGAATTTGTCGTGATATATATTTCCATCTCCATTCAAATTTTAATGCTTCGTTATAATTTGGAAAATTCTCTACATAGCAATAATAACTCCATGTTTCGCCCTTGGCAACTTTCATAGATGTAGCATGTGCTCCACCAACAATCAATTTATTATGTTGTCTTATACGCCTGTCTAAATCGACTGTTGCCCCAATGTATGTTGAACCGTGTGTTGATTTTATAAAATATACATAACTCATTACTATAGTTATTGTTTATTATAATTTAAAATTATTTATTATTGTTTATTGTTTATTGTTTATTGTTTATTGTTTATTGTTTATTGTTTATTGTTTATTGTTTATTATAATTTCCGTTTTTTCTTGAAACTTTATTATATCTTTTTCTTGAGACTTTATTATATTTCTTTCTTGAGACTTTAGTATATCTTTTTCTTGAGACTTTATTATATTTCTTTTTAGTATATTTTATTTTTCGTTTCTTTCTACCGCTCGCCACTTGTGTCTCTCCTAGTTCATTTGAATCCGAATATGATATTTCTGTCTCTGATGATCGTGCTGCTTTCTGTGTTTTGCTTTTGCTCCGCGTCATTACCGGTTCTCTTGCTGCTGCTGCTGCTGATGCTGATGCTGATGCTGCTGCTGATGCTGATGCTGGTGCTGATGCTGATACTGGTGCGTTGAACGCGTTATTTACAACCGCCATCGTTACTTTGGATCCGTTTGATGTCTGCGCTGTAGGGGTCAGGGTGCCAGTGCGAACGCTATCGATGAGCGTGTCAAGAACTAGCGGCGGTGGGTGAACTCTGATGGCTTTTATGTAAAGTTGTTCTAATCTTCTATTCGCTTTATCGATGATGTCTTCGTAATAAGATTTATTAAAGTTAGATATAATTATGTTATTTTTATATATATTTTGTTGTTTGATGAACTTATTTATTGTAAGAAACTTCTGTATTGATTCTTTATTAATTAATGCTTGATCTATTATAGTGTCATCTAGATAAAACTCGATTATCATCTTACGTAATATTGGTTTTTGTTTTGCTGAGACATCATCATTTAATTTTGTAATTATAGGTTGTAATGTTTCTTTTAAATATTGGTTTGATCTTTTTATTAAAAAGGAACTTAGGTCATCAATTAATTTTTTATCTTTTATTTCTTCTGTTTCTAGTAAATCAATTTGTAAGGTCTGTAAATAGTCATTTAATACTTTTACTATTATGCTTCCAACATTTATAACTGGCTGATTAGACTTAGCAGTTGGTTGATAAAGGGGTATTACTTGAATACATTGATCTTGTCGTGTAAAATCAGTATCTCTCTTCTTATAAGTATAAGGTATTAAGTTTGCGCTATTTTTAGGTTCTGATGAGCTTTCGCGGAGATGCGTTCTACCTTTTCCAAAATCATCGATGTTAAATGTGTCTTCTTCTTTTGGCGAACCGAAATGGATTGTCAAATGAAAATCCTTGTTCTTTTCTTGTGGTATTTCTGTATCTTTATGTGGTAAACTATAAAAAAAGAACATATGACAAGGATCATCAGTGGCTTGTCCAGGTTTATATCTAACCTTAACATACAAATTTTCTTCTACAGGTTGTATAAAAGCATTTTTTAATTCTAACATGAATATTTTATGGTTAATCTTACTCATTACATCCATATATATTTGGTTATCTCTTACCACAGATTTGTAAGTATATCCTTTCAAATACAAAATTTTATCTGTATCTATCATGTTTTTATAATTCATGTTCCATACATCCAATATTTCACTCGCTTCTGCTTGAGTTATTTTTTTATTCTTAACTAAATCTTTAATCTTATTACAATCCTCTTCGGTGATTGTAGTTTGGTCTGTTAATTGTAATGTTTTAATCTCGTCCCAAGAAATAAGAGAATATTTAGCTTTCTTTTTTAAAGTATTTTTTAATGCTGTTATTTCTGCTTTCTTACCATTTATAATGCCACTTATTTCTATTATAGCTATATCAAAATTTTTATAATCGCTATCTTGTTTTAGTTTTATTTCTTCTGGTTTGCTAATTTCTAATTTTAAATTTTTTAATGCTAATATGAGTTTAGATACTTCGTTATCATGTATTATCATAGCAGGACTAGTATCATAATCGTTTAATATAGCATAAAAAGCTTTATTGTAATTTCCTCTTAAGTTATCTTTATCTATATTATATGTTGTGATATCAATGTTTGACTGAAGATCACTTGCTTGATCTGTTATTTGTTTCGTAATAGTTTTATCTTGTTGTGATGAGGATGATTCTGTTGTATTGCTTACGATACCCAGTTTTTTTTTGGCCAATATGTCTTCGTCTAATATATTAACACCAAAAAAACCAAGTTCTTCATTATCTCTTACAATTTGATTATAGTTATCTGTCAAAATTAATAAGTCTTTAGACACTTTGACAAAGTTAGTATTAAATTTAGTTATATCATCGAAATCACTGCTTAGGTTTTCTATTTTGTCGAGTAAAGATTTTTTTTCGGCTTTTTTTTCTTCTATTTGTTTATTTAACTTGTCCAAATCATCCATGACTCCGCCACCACTTGATGTTGTTTTGCCTTCGTCAGCACTAGATGGTGATAATAAATAAGGTATTTTTAATACGCCGTGAAATTGAATTGTTTCTAATTGTAATAATCTTTCACGAATCATTTCTATTTCATCATAAGAACTAAGATTTTGTTTTCCAACATCTAAGAATATTTCATCAATACTTTTTTCAATGCTGATTTCATCGCTAGTAGGTTCAAATCTTTGGCTAGTACTCTTTTGCTTTGTTGGTTTTGGTAGTGGGCTCGCCTCAGGAAGCAAAAACACCGAGTCAGGCGAGGATTGCCTGTGCGGTGAGTCAGATTTGGTAGTTCTGAATTTTTCATTTTCCTCCCCCCCTCTATAAGTGTTTGATTTCATTATGTAACCTTAATATATATTATTACTATTTAATTAATTATACTATTTATTATTTATACTAAACAATTACTTTATTAATACTACTTAAAAATATATTAATATTAGTAATGTATATATTAATAATAATATATTATTGGTGATATGTCCGAGTGGTTAAGGAGACAGACTTGAAATCTGTTGGGCATAGCCCGCGCAGGTTCGAACCCTGCTATCACCGTTTTTTTTGACACCGTGCCCGAGTGGTTAAGGGGATGGATTGCTAATCCATTGGGCATTGCCCGCATGAGTTCGAACCTCATCGGTGTCGCATATTTTTATTTAGTTAATATTTACTAAATGAAAATACTCATTTTGTTTATTTTTGTTTATTTTTGTTTATTTTTATTTATTTTTATTTTTTTTTGATTTTATCTTATAAATAGAGTATTTGTTTGTTTTTTTTCTTGTAATTTTGTTTTTTCTTGCTCTTCCGGCTTTTTCTTTTCCTCTTGATTTTTTTCCTGGTGTTGCTGCTGGTGCTGCGGATGATGATGATGGTCCTGCTGCTGATGCTTCTGTTGCTGGTGTTGCTGCTGGTGGTGTTGCTGCTGGTGCTTCTACTGCTGTTGATGATGATGCTTCTGCTGATGTAAGTTCACTCTCGACATCATTTATTACACCTTCTATTGCTTTAGTATCGGGCTCATTTTGATCAGCTATATCTAACTTTGTATCTTTATAATTACCTGATTTACATGATTCCAAAAATTCATTAAATATTTTACGATCATCCTCTTCGGGAGTGGTAGTATCGGTATATTTTAGATTGCTATCAATTAAAAATTGTTTTATTTTTTTCAAAAGGGTTTTACATTTATTTATAAGTTCTAATGTAGCTGCTCGTGATACGGGCACAGTAAGACATCCTTTTAAAAATTCGCGAATGTTTTCTTGTTGAAAAAATTCCTTCAGTTCTTCTATTTCTTTTATCATTATCGGTATAATATCCTCTGTTAGTTGTTTTCTTCTTAACATAACAAATACTTTTGGTAATTTTGCTTGTATATAAGACCCCATCAAATTTTCCATTTTTTCTTTATCTGCGGTCCATAGTTCGTTTTTAACATCGTCAATTTGCAATTGCCATATAAATTTATTTAGTTCTTCTACTAAGATTATTTGCAATTTGTTATCATTATTTCTATCCGAATTATAAATAGGTATTACTTGTATACATGTATTTGGCCAACTTACATTTTTATTATCCCCATCTACTTGTGTAAATATATACGGACGCATGTTTAGACTATATTTTCTATTTGGAATAGATTCATGTAGTGCGGTATCGAATTCGCGCTTTGCTAAGTGAACTTTGCCCTTATGGTAATGATCACCTTCAAAACCTCTATTTCCTAAATGAATTGTTAAATGAAAATACTCTTGACTTGTAGAGGCAGGATAATTTGGGTGATGCCCTAGAGGATCTGCATGGGGCTCTAATATCGCTTTTTTATAAAACGTAAGTATTGTGCCGGGATCATCTTCTCTAAGCCTATTGACTAATATTTTAATGTTAGACAATTTGGGGTTTCTCTCTAGACGATCTTTAAATTTTAAATCATTACTTACCACTTCTGTAAATAGTTTTGTATAGTCGGATAATTCTGATGGTTTTGATTTTTCGTATCCCTTTTCATACATTTCTTTGATAAAATTAACATATTTTGCTTTACGTTCAGGAGTAGTCAAATTAAAATTTCCAGCTATCTGATGCTTATCGGCTCCTTGTTCAGGAAGAGTAGCCATCACACTAGTTTGTGTTAAATTTTTATAACCAGCCTCGCGAAGTCTTTCTGTTTTTTTTTTTTCTTCTTCTTCATCATAATAGTTCTTCCTGTCCTTTTCTAGACTATTGATTTTTTTTACCAAGTTTTCTTTCATTTCTTCTTGTTCTTCATCTATTTTATTTATGGTCGTCATAAGTATCTGTAACTTCTCATTTATCTTCTCAAATCGATTATCAAAAGGTGTTAATAAATTATCTAAACAAGGCGCTGCTGCTTTTGCTGCTTTTTCTGCTTCTTCTGCTTCTGCTTGCTTTCTTGCCTTAGTATTATCACTGGTTTCAATAATACGTGCTTTTTCTTCTTTACGTTCTCTATCTTCTGTATTTATGCGTTCCAATTCATCATTATTTTTTTCAATATTGCGTAGTAATGATTTTTTTTTTTCTTTTAACTCAGAAAATTTTTGTTCTTTTATTTCTAGTATTCTTGTTAATTGAGAAATTTTTTGTTGTTTTTTTTCAACCGTCTTCACCACAATTTTTCCTAAATTTATTGCTATTAGTTCATTCTCTTTTGCTTCTATCTCATTCTTAATAGTTTCTAGTTGTTCGTCTACCTCTTCTAACTGTTTTGCATATCTTGCATATGCTTGCTCCAAGGTTTTTTTTGTACCACCATTTTGTAATTCTATTGCGGCGTCTTCATTATCTAATGAAGATAGATTTGGAATATATAATGAGCCATAAAATTTAATTGTAGGTAATTTTGATAATTCATTACTGATCATTTCTATTTTATCATTTATACTTAAATCTTTTTTATTAATATCAGAGATTATTGCGTTAATGCTAGTTTCAATATTATTATCAGAAACACTACTTTTTCTACTTTTTATACTTTTTCTACTTTTTATACTTTTTCTACTTTTTATACTTTTTCTACTTTTTATACTTTTATATCCCATACTTTTGGCTCTTCTTGTTCCTTTTTTTCTTTTCATACTTTTCATACTTTTCATACTTTGAATTCTTCTTTTCATACTTTTCATACTTTGAATTCTTCTTTTACTTATTCCCATTGTTTAAATTATTATATATATACAAATATGTTAAATTACTAAAAACATTATTTATACGTAAAAAATATTTTAACACTAAGCGTCTTTAATATATGTATTAAAGCATATGTTTTTGATTACTTTGTCATCAATGCTATCGCATTTTTTCCCCAATGAGCGTGTTGTTTGTATAAAATAATGTTGTTTATTTTCATCATCCATATAATTAGGATTGTTATCTAACCATTCTTTTAACGTGTAATACGGTTTATGGCATAATTCTTTGATTGCCTTTTTAATACTTTCTTTTGTTTTGTCCTTTTCCCATATATCATCGTGCTTTATATATAATGTTTCTCTCTTAATATCAGTGCAATGAATAGGGCGTTTATATAAACTTAACTTGCTAATATTTTCTAATATAGCATTAGTTAAACCTTCTGCCAATCCTTTGCTTTGGATTAAATCTAATTGTTGTAAGCTAATTTTTATAGATTCAATAAAATCTTTCATATTTATAGCATCTTTGCATTGTTCATTTAAAAATATTTGAATATTAAATTTATTATTTGTGACATTACTATTTGTTATATTATTAGTATTATTGGTATTATGTGTTCCTACTTTTGGAATCAATTCGTTAATTTGTGTTCGCAATTCTTGATTTTCTTTAATCAACATATTTTTTATTTCATTATTTTCGGTCATCATTTTACATACTAATTCTTTAAAATCAATATTGCTATTTTCAACATTATTTTCACATAGTTTTGTATTTTGAGAACATACTTTTTTATGCGTATTTAAGCTTTGCTTATGTTTGTATTTTTTACCACACAAACACTCGTAAGAGGATGTGGCATTTTTGGCAAGATTTTGGTAAGTATTGGTAAGTATTTTATGTTTTCGAGTGTCTAAATGTTTCAAATAATTAAATTTGTTGCTCGTATTAAATGCGCATTTTTCACAAAAAAATATTTTGGCATTTTTTGGCAAGATTTCGTAAGTCATTTGTAAGTATAAAATACTTACGAAAAAAATGCCTAAACTATTTTTTTAATGTATTTATTTTTATGGTAAGGACTTTTTTGAAGCGCAATTATAAAAATTGTGATGCTTATGATAAGAACATCTTTAAAAATGCGAAAATTCACATAAATTCTATAAAGTATTTTAATAATGTAAAATTGGACATTTATTTTTGTCCATTTTCAAAAAAATTTTACTTTTATAAAAAATAAAAAAAAATAACATATTATAAATTAATATAAAAGAACCTTTAACGGGCATTTTCACATATATTACAAGCTTTATTGGTGGACGTATTAATAAATGTGCAATGCTTACACGCCCAGTCTCTACAATTAAAACATACTGGTGCTTTTGTTCCTTTATAATTTGATACTTTCATAGTTTTATTACATTTTGAACAATTAGAAACATTTTCTTGAGAAATGTTATTTGTAGTTGTAGCAGATTGCATAAGTGCTCTATTAGGAACAAGTTCTAAAGAACTAATAACATTTCTAGTAATAGGAGACGTATTAGTAGATTTAAGCCATTCTAATATTGCTGATTTTTCATATGTATTCCCTTCACGGTCTATGACTGGTTCTCTCATAACATCCTGAGTAATTGGACAAATAGGAATTCCCATAGGCACAGGCATATTATATTACTTTACTTATTATAAAATATAAAAGGTTACTTCAATTTTTTTTTTATATTTTAAACTATAAAAATTCAATATATGCTTTTATAAATGTTAATGGCCTGCTTTTGCGAAATAACAATATGTAAATTATAATCTAATATTTGCATTATTGTGCGCTCCATAAAATTCATATCTTCTAAACTGACCCCACATAACATTGCCCAATACCAATTTGAATATGGGTTCTCTTCAATAATTTTGCTTGACAACATTATTAATGTAGAAATTATTCTGTGGCATGAATAATTATTCAAATATATTCCTTTTGTTTTTAAATAATGAATTAAATTTATAGTATATAAAATAATTGCATCATAATTTAGCTCATCAATAATTTCGCTTTTAAAAATTTGCTTAATGTAGTCATTAATAGTTATTGATGGTTTATGTCTACATATTAAACACCTCACATTATGATTATTTTCAGTTATAATAATTTCTTCATTAACTATAATATTAGTAATAGTATTAATAAATTTAACAACACTTGAATATGACATATTAATAACTACAACTTTTATTATATAAATTATAAGGTAATAAATTATAGTGTAATAAATTATACTAACTAATAAACTATAACTTCAATTTTATTATATAATTATATATATAATAAAATATTATATGAGCACTATTGAAGCTATAACTAGTGGTAAATTTTTTTCAGGAGAAATGTTTGATTTAACAGCCACAAGTTTCAATAATGACTATGGAGAAGCTCATAATATAGCAGTTATGACATATGGTATTAATTTACCAATAACCAAGTTTAAAGAGGAGTTACAGAAAATAGCAGCAACTACTAGTGATGATAAATCAGATAAAAGAACAGTTCGCCTTTATTTTTTAACTTCTTGTGAAGGATGCCTTGAAGTTTCAATACTTTTTACTTTATATTGTAATTATTTAAATGGTGGTGGATCCAGTTCAACACCAGAAAACTGGATTGCTGACCAATATAAAAGTTTTATGGTAATTACTGCTGCTGGAGGCAACATAATAATACTTTTTGCGCAATTAATTGTTAATATGATAGATTCATTTATTAAAATAATTAATACACGAAATGATGGAGGTGATATTGATTGGAAGTGGAATATAAAATCTACTGATCCGGTTTATAATCCAGAAACTTTTTTACCGGAAACAGAAGGCCTAACATATTTTACATACGCAAATTCTATGTTTGCTATACCTATTGATACATTGAGAACAAGTGAAGAATTTAATGTAATAATAAGAAAAACATTTGCGTTATTAACTCCAACAAATCAATTATTGCTAAGCGCATTGGCCAATGTTAGAGAAATTAGAGAAGTTACACAAAATACAAACGAAGAATTATGTTATATAATAGTAAAACATTTTATTCAAGCAACTATAGGTAATCCAGAAACAATAAATATTTTAAATAGCGTAGCTCAAAGTAATATTAGTGATTTTGATTTTAAATTATCACCAAATATTCATCCTTCTTTAAGAGGTGATTTAACATATGGTCCTATAACGGATACATTTGCAAGATTAGGTTTAAGTACAAAAGACCCTGGACACGCGGGATTTTTATTATTAAGAGTAAAAACATTAATAGATTGTGGTGGTGATTACATACCTGCTTATAGCACAAGAGCATTAAAAGACTTTCAGAGAAATTGTGATTCGTTTCCTGAACTTGGACAAAAGGTGTGGAGTCTATTTCCACAAATAATGCAAGAATCTTATTTAGAGAGTGTTCCACCTGATAGTGGATGTTGGCAGTATCTTAATTATCTTTGGCAAAAAAAACAGGCAATTAGTCTAGCAACAAGATTCAATATTGATGAAACTATGAAGTTTCATATGGCAGGATACTATAAACAATCAAATCCAGAAGGCGATATGTTTCCATTAGTTCCTTCGGCAGAAAACTCAACTGAAGCAATAATCCACTATATAGCAAATACTACATATAATTTGAATATATATGTAGAAGCTTGGGAAGCCTATAAAATTATTACTAATGATCTAGGCGAACAAGAACATGAATATAAATTAGGTCCTCGCGGAGCACCAGCATTAAATCATCGAAGTTATGGAGGTTTGCCGCAAAATTTTTCATATGAGTCTGTATGTAGTAATTTTAAGTCTCTAAGCACAATATTATATGAAGATAGAGGTTTAGTAACACGTTTGGCTTCTGATATACTAAATTATTTTTTAAATAGTCCGTATTTCAATACAGAAATAATATTAGATAATTTACTTAAAAGTTTTAAAGAGAAGAAGAGAGAATTAACAGGCGAAGAGTCTAATGCTAAAATGAACCCTTCAAGTTTAATTCTTGCTCCAACGCACAAAGATTTTAATGCTTCGTTAAATAATATTAAAGATATTTTTAGGGATTCGCAATATTCGGCATTAGGTTATCCAGATGGCATACGTATTACTATAAACGCAATAGTAAGCACAAATGAAACAGGTGATACTCAATTAGATAATGTAGAATCCGTGGCTCTACAAGCCACTACTGGTCCAGAAATAGAATCTGCTCTTATTTATTTAGAGCAAAAATCTAAACCAGAGGAACTACAAGGTGGTATAGTTAAAACCCCAGGACTAGTAAAAATAGGAGTTCAAAAATTAAAAAAAACTAAGAAAGTTAAGAAAGTTAAGAAAGCTAAGAAAGCTAAGAAAGCTAAGAAAACTAAGAAAGCTAAGAAAACTAAGAAAGCTAAGAAAAGTAAGAAAAGATTTATTAAAAAGTAATATGTCGTCCAAGTGTTAACTTTTATAGTTTTAATTTTATTTGACTATATTTTAAATAAAATTAAAATATTGATTTATCTTCTTTTAATATTTTTTGTTTTTTTTAGTTTTAGTTTTACCTTTAGCTTTAGATTGTTTTCCTTGTCTATTTTTAGATATAGCTTGTTTGCCTTGTTTATTTTTAGACATATATTGTAGACTTTTGGCTGCTTCTTTGAGTTCTTGTGAATAAGCATCTGGGTGATGTTGCCTTGAAGAACCAATATCAGAAGTCCAGTGTGAAGAATAGTCAAGTTCACTTAATGGTATTGAAGTTGAAGCTAGGTAATCATATGTTGGATCAAATTGTATATGACCTCTCTCTTCGTTTTTTTTTATTTCATATAATACAAAATCAAGATGTGTTTTATACATGTACGTACATAAACTAAAAAATTTTTCATTCGGTATTGATTCATTATATGGAATACCTAAAAATAGAAAAATAAATTGGGGTAAAATATGTGAATACAGACTAATATCCCTATTTGGATCTAGCATTTGCACGGCTCTATAAACACAAAAATTTAAATCTTGTAGAGATATAGAAGTTTTTGACATAAAAGTGTTAATAAATCTTTCTATCATAGAATTTATTTCTTCAGACGTCAGTTCTTCATAAGCTGTATATCCTCTATTTTTATCTATTATAGAATATAAAAATAATTCTAATGTACTTAGTAATTTATCTGAAGATGATCCAGTTAATCCTATTTCAAGCAATGCCGGTGTAGTTGATGTGAGTTCTTGCATGCCATCTAACATAAGTCCAATCTGTTTATCTTTTAAATCTGTAATAGTAATATATGTATCTGTCATTATGCCTGCCATTTTAAATCTGTCACGAAAAGATCTAATACCCTTACCTATGGCAGTTCTATTTATTTTTATATAGTGCTTATCTCTTAGAATCGTCAATTCTTTAGTTAAAGTCTTTTTATCAACATCATCTCCTTTATGTTTAAACTTACTAACTGGTCTTATATCGTGGTGTATTTTATAAATAAACTCTTCCTCACGATCATCTGATTTAGCTCCATTACATTCAGAACATGTTATAGTTAGTTGGGCACATAATGCCTCATCATCATAAGTAATAAATGCTTGCTTAACAGGTGAGCAATGATCAACAGCCATCCTTATGCCTGGTGTTTTTGAAAAAACACCGGTCTCAGCATTTTTAACACCTAATTTTTTTTCTATACACCCTGGACACAAATAAAAAAATCCGTCTATTGTTGGTAACTCCGTTTCTGGGTTAGTAGCATTATTCTTTCCGCATGTTTCAATAGTTTTAGGATGCTTGCTTGTTCTCATTAACAAATGACCATCATTGAATAATTGTCTCCATATGCCAGTATGTATTTTTAATATCATATCTAAATCTTCAGAAAATACATAACATACTTCGTTAGGGTTTGACTCTATATAATTCGTAAAATCCGAAAAAATTTTAGTTTCTGTTTCTGTAAGAGTAACACCGGGCTGCTTTGGATTGGCAAACTCCATCATGTCATAATAAAGTGGGGTTGTTAATTGTTCATATTTTAGTGCAAAATTCTCTCCCGAGATACCAGTTATTAGTATATTTCTTATAGCTTGTTGTTTTGGTTTACAATGTTGTTCATAATAAGATTTAATTTCTATAATTATATCTGACGATGATGGTAGTGAAGACGTATACTTTTTCCAGTCTTCTAATGATTTCAAGTGTTGTTGTATAAGTGAATTTATTTCTTTTTTATTAGGTGAAGTCATAAGTTTTTTATTAATCAAATCGTTAAAATAATCGTTAAATATTGTTTGTAAATAAAATTTTTTATTGTGTGTTATTTTTTTTAAATATGTAATTTGCTTTTGAAAGAATACAGAGTTATCATATTCTATGCTCTGCTTACTTTTTTCGTATTCTATTGCTGTGTCTAATGCGTATTGTTGCATAGGATCGAAGGTATCATACTTGCTATTTTTATATTCTTCAAGACGCTTTAGATGGGTTGGGTTTTTATATATGGTATAATCCGTTTTCGTTTCCGTTTCTATTTCCATTTTATTTTTCTTCTTTTTTATAGGGTTTTTTTTAGTTTTTGATGGATTGTCAACCTTAGAGTATGGCTCTTTTTTCTTGGTATTTGTATTGGTATACTTTAATATTACTCCTGGAAATACTTCTTCACCATGTTTAGGCATTATGTATATATATATTAACTATATAAAAAAATAAATTAAAAGAAAAGTAAACTATGAACTTAATTTATGAAAGTTATTTAAAGTTATGATTTTATATTAAATAGAGTTATGTTGCAAATTACAAATAATAAAATTCTCTCATTTTTTGAGCAACGACCTGAAATGGATGTTGAAACAACATTATTAAAATTTATAGATATAATGGAAACGCTTCAAGAGTCTATGAATAAAACATTAACAAATAGTAGTGTGCTAGAAATTTTAGATAATTTGAAAACTATGAATAATAAGTTTGAGAGAAGTCAGGAAGTTAGTCAATTTAATCTCTCAAAATATATGATTGAACTAAAGCGTGAAATGAATGAAGAAATAAAAACAATTATGTCAATAAGCATGATGGAAAAAGTTGAACCTGTTTTACGTGCCAAGTTAAAGGAGCAACAAACAGCAATAGTAGATTGTGCGCTAGATAAAATCACAAATATGTTTGATAATAAGTTGCTAAATATAAATGAAATATCAAAAAGCAATAAAGAAATTCTCTCAAGTCAAAATGATAAATTGAATAATTTATTAAATAAATTTGAGAATTCTAGTAACAAAGGAAAGATGTCAGAGAACTTAGTTTTAAATACTTTAAAAACTATGTATCCGAGTGCTGAAATTTATTCAGTAGGACAAACAAAAGAAACATGTGATATTATGTTAGTTAGAAATAACAAACCTAAGATTTTAGTAGAAAATAAAGATTGGAGTAGACCTGTTATTCAAGAAGAGGTTAAGAAATTTATGAGAGATATTGATACGCAAAAATGTTGTGGATTATTTCTCTCACAAAATACAACAATAACTACAAAAGATAATTTTGAGATTAATGTTCATGATGGTAATGTGCTAGTATATGTTCATTGTGCAAATAATGACCCAGAAAAGATTAAAATAGCACTAGACATTATTGATGCTTTTCATAATACATTAAAACTATTAGATGACGATGCGTGTTCAGAAGAAAATATGAATATGATTTCTAAGGAGGTCACCGATCATATAAATGCTGAGTATCAGAATTTTCTCTCAAAAAAGAATAAAACAATTAAAATGGCAAAAGAATTTATTCAAACATTAGTCAAGCAACTAGAAGAATTTACTATTCCTAGTCTAGAAACATATTTATCATCAAAATATTCAGTATCATCTAGCAAATTTGTATGTGAGTTTTGTGGATTTATGGGGAAAAACCAGCAATCCAAATCGGCACATATGAGAGGTTGTAATGAAAATAAAAATATGAAGACTAGTAAAAAAGGAAGTGGTTCTGATTTATGTATTGAAACAGAATAAACAAATCTCTCAAATTAAATAATTTAATTCATAAATTTATTATAAATATTTATAAATATTTATAATATTACTAATAATGATTAATTTTTATACTTTTATAAAAATTAATGTTAGAGAGATTAGTATTATAGACTTATAAATCTCCTTATAACAATCTCTCTTTATAAATATTTGAGAGAATAATACTAAGTTACAAATTTTAATTTATATATTTTACATCATAAATGATAATAATATTTTATTTTTATATTTGAGAATAAAATATAAACTTCGTTAAGAATAATTCTAAAAATATAAACAATTTTGTATTGATATATGATGTGAATATTTTAAATAAATATTATGTGCCGAGAATGCCAGGTATAAATGTCATCGTGCGAAAATACATAGACAAAAAATTATTTTATTACCATTTATCATAAGGAAAAATATACTATATATTTTGTATAAAATATTTTTCGCATTTTAAGTTTTTGTTTAAGTTTTTAAATTAGGTTTTCGCATTTTAAGTTTTTGTTTAAGTTTTTAAAG